AACACTCTTGGTACCACACTTAATATCAGCTGTAGTATATTCAAAGCAATCAGCATTGAACATTTCTTTATCACTACATTTATTAGGTGTAGGACATGTTGTATCAAAAGGTCTAACTGTTTCACAGTTACACTTTTCAAAGTTACACACACTACATTTATTACACTTATTACAACTACTTTCCATTTTCTTATTTAATTATTATGGTAGACCATTACAATCTGCTTCATCAATTACCACAGTATAGTAAAAATCATGACTACAACCAAACGGGTCCACTAATTCTATTCTTACAGTACCAGCATATTTATTTGAATAACCAACATAAAATTTATTAGGTACACAAGATATAGGAAGAGTAAAACCTAAAGCACTATTGTATACAGGAACGTAACAATTATTAGGACCATACGCTGAATATGTTTGACAATTTTCAAGTGTAATACCTGTAAAAGGTCCTTGAACTATTGATGGTTTAATTGTATAAGATTGTGTACCTCCTGTAATTGTAAAAGTTAATTCTGATGTTCCAGCATTAAAAATAAACTGTACATCTAACTCACAATTAGTTTTATTACAAATCTTATCTACAAGTGTTGTTAACACAGTAGGTAATGATTCTCCTGATTCCACAAGTACCTGACCATTACAAAGTATTGGATCTCCTGTATAGTTAACACAATCAAGATCAAATATCTGTTCACAGTCTGGCGCAGGCGGACAGTTTCCACCATACTCACAAGGAGTAGGTGGAATTGGTGTAATATTTTTACAATCTTTTTTCATCAAGCAGTAATTTATATACCAGTTATTGAATTGTAACCATCTTTTATTCTAACAATTGAAAATCCTATATTATCTGAACCCGCATAACCGTTTCCATTATAAGCTCTATCAGAATAATTCAAAGTATTTAAAAAGATATCCGGATTACTAGTACCTACAAATACTAATTTACTACAGGATAAGTCAATTTGTCTTGTAACACCTGGTACAACAGTATGTGTATGTCCTATGTACAAGTCTGTAGCATTAGAACATAAACCAATACCAAATGATCCAGGATTATTTGTCCAAATTGTTTCACCATCACTACTAGCTCTTAAATGAGCATGTGCTGTAACTAAATATGTACCAGGGGTATTAAATTTAAAATATCCAGTTAAAACATTAAAAGTACCAAATGTACAACCGTAAGTATCAAATTGAGATTGTGGTACAAACCAGTTAGTAGCAGTTTTATTTATACTATAAGTTTTACCATCAACAGCACTTGTTGTTGTAATACTGTTAGGTTTGATCACTGTAACATTAGATGCTGGAAAACTAAAATAAGTACCTGCAGATGCTAATTGAGAAGGCAATGTCATCCAACTACCACCAAAATCAGAACTAATTCTCCATTGACATGCAAACATATCAAGACCATATCTATTATATACTGAGTATGTTATATCACCTGCCCCTGGACCTGCAGTAGGTGTTACTATGGTAGTATTAAATTCTGTTGATGAAGCATTTACAATAGCTTCTTTTGCATTTACAGTATATGTTGTATCACCTGCACCAGGTCCTGCTGCAGATGTAACAGTAACATTATCACCTGCTGCTACAATTGTTTCTTTTCCAGCAACAGTATAAGTTGTAACATTGGAAACCGTAGTTGGAGTTACTGTGATATTATCTCCAGCAGCTACAATAGGTAAATTAGCAGATACAGTTACAGTATCTTTATTACCACATGCTGTAGCAGTAGTAGCTGTTGCAACATTTACACTTGTATTACCTGCAACAACTTCGTATGTCTTATGAGCTCTTCTAATATCAGAAACTGCAATCCATAAGTTTTTAAAACTATCACTTAAATTTAAAGGGGTTGCCGTCCAAGAAGTATATTCTGTTTGTAATGGAGTACCACAATTTGCAAGTGATGGTGAAGCTCCTGTAGTACCAATATAATTACCAACAGTTGTGCTTTGAAATTGATATGCTGAAGTAACATTACCTGGTTGCCCTAAAGAAGACAACAATGCACAGTAACCATGATTATCATCATTTACTAAAGCTTGAAGTACAACATCTAACTTGTATGAATTACTTGCTATAACATTAGCATCATCTAATGTACAATCTACTAAAATAGATGGTAATACATATGGTTCTGGATCTGGTTTATTTTCTAATATAGTTACTCTCTTATCTATATTAGTAATGTTGTTGTTTATAGTATCAATCTGATCAACTAAACTACAAACCTTCTCCCCAATCATCTGAACATAGTCCAACAATAGCATTGTAGTTTGTGTTCCTGATTTAAAACAATCTGCTATAGGAACAATACAGTTAGTAGGACACGGGTCAGTTATTGCTGCAGGTCCAGTTGAACCAGTTCCAGCATTACATATCTTGTTAATTAATAACTGTATTAATTCACTAAATGTATCTGGAGGATTAGTTCCAACCTTTAAACATGTAAGATCTAAATTGCTTAGATCTAACTGATTCATTATTGTACATAATTCAGTAGCTAACTTATACACTACTGTGGATATACTATCTCCTGTACATAAATCAATACAATCTATGTTTGGTCCTTGCCAGATAACACAGTTACTTGATACTGGAGAACATGGAGAATTATCTAAATTTAATGGTTTCATAATTAATACTGGTTAATATAATATACAAAATAATATTGTTAATTACAATATGGGTTACTACAACAGTCAGTTGAAATAGTACATTCAATAGACTTATCTCTTAATGCTGCTAAATCAATTAGCTCTTTTCTTATTAAATATATCTCATCTTCTTCCGGACAGCAATTAGAAATACCATATCTTTCACTAAGAACTCTATGGTATAATATTTCAGCAGCCTTACAAGAAATAGATTCATATTTATCTGGAGTACATGCAGGAACAGTATAACCTGGTTCTACTAATCTACCTATTCTTTGTACTGGACAAACCCAAGGATTATCATTAAACAAAGTTGGGCCAGAACTAACAGGTTGTTCATAAATGTTAATACATGGTCCGTATTGTATAACAATATCTGTTGCAGGATTAATTGGACTAACCCATCCTGCACTACAAAATTTATCACTTGTTTCATTTGGTTCAAGTGTAAACTCAGGTTCAATAATTTCTCCTGTATTATCATAAATATAATACTGGTATGTTTTTGCTACTTCAGAATCATTTGTTACTCTAATACATTGAACTTCTGCTTTTGGTTTACAAGCAATGCATGTTTCAAATTCAGCATTTATTTTAACTTCTACACTTTCTTGTCCTGTAATTAATTGATGTGGTTCAACTTGCCAACATACTGAATTATTTACAAGATTGATTATTTTACCAACATAGTCTGTCATGTTAGTATATGTGATGATTGGAGCAACAGAACCTTCACAGTCTGTAAGAATCCAATAATCTCTTAAACATATCTCACAAGTACTAAAAGTATCTACAACATTTATAGTTTCTGATGTAGGAGGTTTGATGTTTATTTGTTCAATACTCCAACATCCGCCACATTCTGAATCTGTAATTGTTTTTCCAACATACTGGGATAAGTCTTGCTCAGAAAATTTTACGTCACCTGTCTCACAGTTAGTAGCTCTATAAGCAATTACAGGAACACAATCAATACACTCATTATATGTCTTATCTACAATAACAGAAATAGCACAATCACAATCTTCTATTGATTCAGCTTTATCTATAGACCAACAACCTTCTTGACCAACAAGACTTACAATTTTATTTTGAGCCCATAATGTTTCTAATGCAGAAGACTTAGACTGAATAACATTTAATGGATCAGTACAACTTGTTAATAAATAACAACTTGGTTGACTAATACAAGGTTGTCCTTCAATACATTCTCCATTAAAAACTATAGCTGGTGTTGTACCACCACTTGTAGAAACTTGTGGTATAATCTTAGTACAAATATTTGCTGGACCTGCTGCTGAAACTAATTCATCATTTGTATCAACATAAGTGATAGCCCCTGATGTCACATAATAACAATATGATGTAACTGCTGTTGGTTCTCCAATAATAGTTCCTTCATCTATTGGATCTGGACAAGTAGTAGGATCAGGATTCAATACTACATAATAAGTACCTGAACCAAATGTACCATTTACTATAACATCTATATTGTAAAATTTATTAGTATCAACAGTATCAAATGTACTCCAATATAAAAGTTCTTGTAATTGAGCATCATTATCTCTTACCGGATATAATATGTAACATTTAGGTTTTGCTACCATGAGTTTTATTTTTTAATTGTGTTCACATATCTGTTTGCACCCCATACATTTTTTTGTACAGTTAAAGTTGGTGCACCTGATGTAACAGTTATATTTGTAGTTGTAGTTGTTGCAGGTTTAGAAGCTAAACCTTTTTCATAAAATGCAATACAGCTTGAACAACAAGCTTTACCATCTCTAGCAGTTTTTCTTTGGCATCCGCAAGATAATCTTGCATTACAATTTGAACATGTCATAATAGTTAGTTTTTAAATTAGGTTAACAATTTTTACATTCAAATTTATTCAAAAGTTTTAAAGCATAGTTATATAATGTCATACCTTTTTGAGATTCATGACAAAATTCTACTTTAGACTTTGCAGCTTCAAGATACATTTTAATTAATCTAAGTCTTTCTAACTTTTCTTTAATCTTAGCAGGAGGATCACAAGCAGCAAGTTCTATACCACATAGAATTTTTTCATATTTGTTTAATGCTTTTGAAATTCTTAAATGATTGTACTGTACAAATACTTGATCATTAGGTGAAACACTATAAGTAATATTATATACACCATCTGGTATATCATAATATTTTGTTCCACAATTTTCTTTTTGTAAACCTAAATCACAACCTGTAATATTTGTATGACCTAGTTCTACAAAGTCTTGTGTTTTTGTAGAATCAATTTCTACTGCATGAGCAAATCCTGGTGCCGCAATTTGCAATTTAGGACATAGTATTGGAATACTTGGATTACTTGTTTGATATACACTTGTATCAAAGATTTTCATCACACAAGTATTCATAACAGTTGGAACTTCTAAACTTAATACATGATTTGCCATATGTTATAAAAATAAAAAAGGAGAGAAGAGTTTGAAACTCTCACTCTCCTTTAAAGTTATTAATTTTACTATAAAATTAAGATGGAATTTGTATAACTGGTATACAGTTAGTACCACAGTCAAACTCTTCTAAACCACCACAGTTATTACCACATGCATTTAACCAGCTAGTTACAAAGTTAGTCAATAATTGACCTTGACCTGCAGCAGGAGTAACAGTACTAGCAACAATAATTTCTAATAAGTATTGATCATTATCAAAAGTACTAGATGCATTATTGAAACGTGGAACATGATGTTGGATATAGAATCTATTGTAAGATGCAGATCTATCAATAACATTCAACATTTGGTTTCCTTGAGTAATCTCACGGATACGGAAATCAGAATGGAAGAAATTTTGTCTGTATCTTTCTGAAAGAATTACATCTCTAAGAACTGTTTCACCTAAACCATTTGCTTGTCTTCCTTGACACTCAGTAACTACACACAATCCGTTGAATGCACATGGATCACCATTTAAATCAACTTCAGATGCATATAATCTTACTGGCTCTTTTTCATAGAAGTCAGAAACTTGGAAAGTACAATCACCAAATTTAGTATCTACATAAGCACCAAATAATGTGATACCTGCAAATGCACCCACTGTATGTCCTGGAGAAACATATTTATCCCAAGTACCACCGATTGTATAACCAGTTGGAGGAGTTAATACAGATGTATCAGTTCCTGGTTTGTACCATAATTGGTTATTCTCATCAGAAACTACTGGGTAAATAAATGGAGAAATCAATGGAGAATCAACAATTTGTTTAGCCCACTCAATATATACTAAAGTACCATCTACAGCAGTTGGAACAATAGTTCCTGCTGGACAACATCCTGTGTAAGCAGTTAATGTCAAGTAAGCATTGTGATTTAAGAATCTTAATGCAGGAGAACCTTTAACATCCAAACGTAAGTTATAAGTTTCACCACATAAGAAATCTTTTTTACAAGATGCATTAGCTCCTACTGTACTAACAGATAACTGAACTTGAGTAATACCAGAACCATTGTCAAGTAATTCACCAACAACAGATGTTAAAGTATCACCAGAAACATATCCTGTACCACCATTAACAATTTCTACTACTGTTGCAATATTACCAACAACAGTTACTTTAGCAATAAATCCAGAACCTGAACCACCTGTAAAAGAAACGTTATTATATACACCATCAACAATATTTGCACCAGTATTACTAATAGTCAATGTTAAAACTTGATCATCAGTATATGGAGTAAATCCAACATGGATAACATTTTGAGAAGCTGGACAAGCTGGAGCAAAATAAAATTTGCTTACATACTTAGGATTAATTTCTTTAGACTTGTTAGACTCTAAATAACCACCATGGAAAGGACCAATTTTATCTTTTTCAAATAATGATCCTGAAGCCAAAATTAATGGACAACATCCTGTAGAACCAGGAGCAAATGTAGTTGGTTGAACTTTCCAATCTTTAGGATTAACAAAAGCATACTGACCAGCAGCTAAAATGTTTCCTGTTGTACCTAACACACCTTGATTTAATTGTGTGTACCCTTGCGAACCAGGGTTTGCAGCATTCACACCTACAAAGGATTTTTGAAACGCATGATTAAAATAACTCATTTTTGTTTTGTTTTAGTTAATAAATAAATACTATATAATATAGTGAAAGATTTTTTAAATTCAAAATTATTTTAAGAAAAGTAATTTATATTTTGCAGAATTCATTGTAGACTTGATTGTATCAAGATCATTTACTATTTCTGAGTAAGGCATTTTGTCTTGCAACTTACATACCATATCACACATATCTTTTAAATAATCAATACCATCAGCAACAGTATCTAGCTTTCTAGGAGCAGCTTCAGCATAGGCTAATAGTTTTTCACTAGCACCTTGGAATCCTTCTGCTAAATCATCAGCATGTCCAGGTAATGCATCATACAAATCATTAAGAGCTTTGTGTGCAGCATAGGATCCAGTACCAGTTACTTTCAAATGTAACTTATGGAAACTAGTTGCAGCATTCATTAATTCACTTACACAAGCTGCAGTAAGTGATTCTACATTACCATTAGCAGGAGCTGTAGCATAATTGCTACTTCCTTTTGTAGCTTCTGGTCTTTTTAACATTCTTTGCATGGTTAGTTATTTTTTTCTGATGACTGAGAACCTCTACTGTATTGATTTGTAGATTCAATATCTCCAGCAATAATTGCTACAGCATCATCTATTATTAATTCAATGATATCATCTTTAAACTCACATGTTACATCAACAGCTGTGATAGCATTTGTATATGGATCTGAGCAGTCTAAAAATTCTACTCTTCTCGGTTGTCTATAATATATCAATGATAATGCTCCTATAGTAAAATCACCATTAGTGTAAACATTAACATTGTTATTACTTAGAGTAGCAAATGTTTCTCCCCACTCAAAGCTTGGTTGTTTTGCTTTATCTCTTAGGAGTTCAGATACATTTGATTCTTCTGTAAGATAAATCATCATTCTCCGGTTATCACAACAGCCTTTTTCTCCAGTAAAATCTACACGCTTCCATGCTAAATAATCAGTAGGTAGTGCAGCAGAATAAAAAATTTGTTTGTTAGCAGGAGTCAATTGAACTGTAGTAAGTAAAACTTGTAAGTCATCCTTTCTTCTATTAGTTTGTTCATCACCTTCTTTAACAAGGTTCAATCCATGAAGCTGTCTTCTTACCCATTCAACTTGAGCTTTATTAAATGCCTCAACTATTTGCCAACATTGAATGTTGTCATAGTCTTGGCTATCTAACTTGTTCAGCCTTTGTTTTACTTTTATTTCAATAGTACTGTTTAACATAATTAATTAGTCTTTGGCTGTTCTTTTTTTTCTGTTTGCTAATGCCGTAGCACCAATAATTGCAGTACCCACAGCAACACCTTTAGCAAGTTTACCATATGGAAAACCAGTTGTATCTTTTACTTGAGGTTTATTTGATGTAGTATTTTTGTTTGTATTTGAATCAAACCAATTTGATTTAGTTTTTTTAGTAGCTTTAGCAGCTTTTTCAGCTTTAGCTACTTTTGATGCAGCTGCAGTTTCCTGATAACCTTTTTTAGCAGCTTTAGCACCAGTAATCATTGCTCTTACAACAGGTTTAATAACTTTACCCATCATAGCTTTTGGAAGTTCTTTTTTCTTTGCCATAATTATTTCTTTTTAGCCATTGCTTTAAATGTCTTTGCCAAAGCTTTTCTTTTTGGTGTACAAGTAGGTTTAGACATTGGAGTGCAGTAACCCTTATGCTTAGGGTTAACTGCTTTTTGTATCCAATTCTTATCTTTCTTCTCAGCCATTACTAGCACTTCTTCTTAGTAGCACCACCCATTTTTTTCTTGCTCATTTTTGCACCAGCAATTCTATCTGCTGCAGTAGCTTTAGGATTTTTATCTACACCAGCTTTAACAGATAGCATACCAAATGCAGAACCACCTTTTTTAAAGCTTGGTCTTTCAGATACACATCCACCTGTAGCAGATCTAACTGTACCTGGAGGGCAAGAATGTTTAACAGCAGTTAGTTTAGAACCACCTTTCTTCATTGTGTCAATTCCTTGTTTGTTAGGTCCTGTTGGTCCTGTTTGAGGAATACCATATATCTGTCCTTTTGGTGTAGCAGATCCTACAGTTGTTTTCATTGTAGAACCACCTTTTTGCATTTTCTTAGCTCCACCACATTGCATACACTTTGCCATAACTATTTCTTTTTAGTTTTAATTGCACCACCTTTTTTTCTATATAAGTCTTCAACATCTTTTAGATATTGCTCCTTCTTAGTTAATTTTTTAGGATTAGTTCTTTGTTGAATTGCTTTTGTTAAATCTTTCTTAGCTCGCATTTCATCAACAGTTGCATTTCCTAACCTACCAGAACCTCTATGAATATCTTTACCTTCAGTAAGTGCTTTTTTTTGACTTGGTGATAAACCTGGTACACCAGGTTTAGATATACCAATTTGCCTAATTTTACCAACTTTTTTTGCATCACTTACTTTATCAACCGCTTTAAACATATCAGCAGCTTTATCTATAGCTTTTACAATTTTACCTAATTGAGCTTTAGGCATTGCTTTTTTAGTAATTGCTTTTTTCATTTTATATAAAATTTAACATTTCCATTTTTTCAAATACAATTCTGCTTCAGAAACATCATTACTATAAGATAACAAATAAATCCTTGCAAATTCTAAAAGTTGCGGATCATCTTTAAAATGACCTAGACCTCTATTACAATGATTACATAGCATACCTCTTATAATATTTGTTTTGTGACAATGATCAACAACTAAGTTTTCTTCTGAACCACAAATTACACATTCTTTTACAGTTTCAATAATATCTTTTAAAGCTTCATCAGAAATCATATTTCTATAATGACCTCTTCTTGTTTCACTTTTATAGTTTGCTCTACAAGATTTACACCAACTATCAAATCCTGATTTAGTTTTATTATGTAAAGGAAAGTATTCAACAGATAAAGGTTTATTTACTTTACATTTTGTACATATTTTATTTAACACTTCCACTTTCTAAGTGCCTTATTTATTCTACTATTCGGATCATTAGCTGTTTTAGCTGATGTATTCTTTTTTTTGTGACCTTCCATCCTTGCACAAAAGCTTTTCTTTCTTGGTCCACCTTCAGGTTGTGGAGCTTTGATATCATGACCTGCTGCTTTAAGAGAAGCTCTTCCCTTTGCATTAAGTCCGCCAGACGGTGACTTACCTTCTTTTCTTTGCCATGCTGGTGACTTTGCCATGATTACTTCTTTTTTGTTGTTGCTTTAATCTTTTTCTCTTGTTTCAACATTGCTGCTGTAGGTTTCTTTCCAGAACCTTTAGCATCACGGATGTTATCCCAGAGACCTCTCTGGGAAACACTACCGTCTTTTCTTTTTAGCATTTGCTTTGCCATTATTTTCTTTTCAAAGTTCTAACTGGTTTAGCAGTTCCTCCAACAACACCTCCTAGAGCTTTAATTTGCTCTTGTGCTAATGACTTAACTTTAGTCATCATTGAAGGGTTTTTTCTAATTTCATCAGCCCTCCTTAAAGTAGACAAAGCAGATTCAATTTCCCACTTATCCATTTCTTTGGAAGGTGTAACTTTTAATGCTGATACTTTTTTTGCTGCCATGACTATTATCTTTTAAAGATTGTTTGAATAAATCTTGTACCTGCAACTTTAACTTTATCAATCAATGAAGAATCTTCAATAGTTTGAGCAGGTTCAGTAATTACTTCTTTTTCAACAAACAACTCTGGTTGTTCAGTAGGTGTAATTGTTTCTTGTTCAATTACAGGAGCGGTTGCTTCAACAACTACTTCAGTTTCAGGATTTACTTTCTTTCTTGAAACTCTAGGTTTTTTTACTTTCTCTTCCATAATATATTAATTTAAAATAAGCACCTCCTTATTTAGAAGGAGATGCTGTTTTTGGTGCTTTACTAATTCCACCTACTTTACCTTTAGCTACTTTTTGTGCAGATGCTTTAGGATTAACTCCTGATTTAACACCTTTAGATCCAGCAACTTTAGAAGCTGTAACTTTTGCATTTGGGTTATTCATTTTCCCAGTTGTGTAATTTGCCATTTTATTTTTTAAATTAAGAGTTCCAATACTTTTCACAAGCAGCATTCAAGTCTTTTAAGATGTCCTCATTTAAAGGGTTCTTCAAGTGCTCAACTACATCAGACACATTCCTTCCTAACAAAGCGTTAGTTTTTGTGTGATAGATATAACCATCTGCCTTACTAACAATATACTTAAAAAATACGGAATCTCTAACAATTGATTTAATTTTTAGTGTTTCCATATCCATATTTGCTGTCTCCATAAAGGTTTTAGCAGCTCTTTCTTTGTTTGTCTCACCAGCTAAACCAGCAATGTAATTATCCATGTTTTCATAGATGACATCATTTGGTGTAGACTTTCTATATTGTGTACTATTGATATCTACAACTTTTGCAATGTAGAATAACTTAGTACTGTTTTTGTCAAATAATTTTTGTAATTCAGATAGAGCCTTGTTACGTAATTTTTTGTACTCAGTTCTAACCATTACAGTTTCTTCTTCTTTATCTAAGTAAAACTTAGGAGCAACAGCTTTAGCTCTTGCATCTTCTAAACTTTTTGAAATCAGTGAGAATCCACCAGCTTCAATAGCATAAAGTTTAATTCTATCATATGGGTCTTTAGGATCCAAGAATAATGGTTCATTCCCACATGATACAGAAATTTTATTCCAAAATTCTGAGTTGTTTGGTTTTAACAACACAACCTTATTCCAGAATTCTTTATCATCAATCTCAATAACATTTGCAGCTAACTCTTGCTCTAATTCTGCAACTGCTAATCTTATCTCTCTTACTCTAGCTTCTTTTTCTTCTGTAGGAAGTAGTTTGATTTCCGGAGCAAACTCATTTAATCCAGTAACATATCTTACAACACCATTGTTGTCTAAACAAGCTAATTGCTCATTGTGTGTTACTCCATCAAATAAACTCATTCCGTAATCTTCTAAACCCATGTTAGAAGCAGAACTGTCAAAGTACGGTCTTACAGCAATAGCTGTTTTTTTAATAGAACCTTTTCCGGTTTCTACCATTGTGAAATTTTCCATTGTTTTGTTGGTTTTGGTTTTTGTAAAATTAAGCAAAAAAATAGGTAGAGGAAACTAGTCCTCTACCTATCATAGGTATTTTTTAGAATGATCCACCAGTGATTGGGTTTCTCATAACAATTTTCAATACTTTAGTTGGATCTTTAACCCAAATAGCAGGCATTGTTTGAGACATCATTACACGGTATCCATTGAACTGACCTGAAGATTGGAACCCTTGAGTTCTTCCCATGTAATCCATAGTACCATTTTGGTACCACCATTTCAATTGGTTATCCCAAGATAATTTCAACAAGTAAATGTTGTCATTAGTATTATCTGTGATATCAAAGATAATGAATGAGTAAGAAGATAATGGGAAACCATCAATGATTGGGTTCTCAATATCATTAGTATGAACGTTGTCAAATGCTGGGTTCAATACAAACTTAACATTTGCCAAGAATGGGATCACATATGAAGTGTATGCAAATCCAAAGTTCAAGTCCATACCTTTACCAGTGATAGCACCGATATCAGCAGCCTGGATCAATAAACCTGAAGATACTGCTTCACGTTTGATAGCCTCATTAACCATTCTCATACCACCCATACCAGTTTGTACAACCAATGAGCGTTTTGGATCTGGACCTTGGAATTCAACCTTACCATTGAAGAAGTTGTAGATCTCTCCACGGAATAAATCCAATGTAAAGTTGTTTTTGTTGTAGATTCTTTTGAAAGAGTTATCTAACTGTTTCCAAAGACCCACTGACAATCTTAAATCATCTGGACCATCTTGTTTAACTCTACCACCTTGTCCCCACATTAAGTATGTCTCAATATCTTGAGCAATCTTAGATAAGTGAGCAGATTCCATTGTAGTCAAGAAAGTTCTAGATAAATCACCATTGTCAAAAGCTTTTTTAACTTTGTCTTTACCTAATTTCTTAACCATATCATCTAGGTTAGCAATTGATGGATCATTTAAGTTAGTATCAAATGTTCTCCAGATCTCAGTTACAGGAACTGTACCATCTGCATTCATACCACCTTTGATCATCAAGTCTGCTCTAGAAGAGATAGAATAATGAACATGAGCTTCAGCACCTCCTACAAAGTTGTAGAATTCACGGAAACCAGCTCTAGTTTGGATGTCAGAGAATCTCTCACCATACTCACCACGAGCAGAACCTTTACGGAAAACTTTAGTACCATTTGATAAGTACTTGTCATCTAAATACTTGAAGTTATCATTGTTTACTAACTGTACAGTATAGATAAATCCATCACCTACAGGTAAGATATCTTCAGCAGTAACATAAAGTTCAACACCGTTGTATTTGTCATATGTGAAGATATCACCATGTCCAAACTCACGTCTGTTTAATTTTACTCTGAAAGTTGATCCCTCAATACCTTTGAAGTTATTGTTTGGTTCAATGTCTTCAACAATGTATGGAAGATCAATAGATACAGGAGTCTGCCATCTATACTCACCTCTTGCATTGTCTACCATGATTACATTCTTTCCACCGAAAGAAGACATCTGGTACAAAGGCATTTCTACTTTTTGAGCCATAGCCCATAAGTCAACCGGACCTAAATCCATTGGTTGAGCATCTTTCAACATGTTTACTAAGTGGTAAGAATCCACATGTGAACTAGCATTGTATGCAGTGTCACGCAGGAATATACCATTGTTTAAAACTGGAGTTGCCATTTATTTATTTTATTTATTAGTTACTAATTAAAATGTACGTCTGAAAATGTTAGTATTCTGACGCTGTATTGTTTTTTGTGGTTTAGAAGATTGTCTATCTTCACCAGCACCTGTGTTAGTTGAAGAACTAGATAATTTTCTAGACTCTTCAGTTTTCAAGCTTCTTACTGTTTTTTCTACAGCAGCTTTAGAACCTTGTTCTTTTACTCTGTTTCTGTATCCTTCTGGATCTTGCAGTAACCAAAGTGCTTCAGCAATTAACCCATGGTTAGGCTCAACAAACTGATACTTCTCTAACAAGTGTCCTAACAAGTTTGTATTCTTACCTGATATAGATGGGTAGTTAGGTTGAACTAATCCAGAATAAAGTAAGCTTTGTACTTTCTTATCCAATTTAAGTCCTCCAAGTTCACCAGCTGCAAGTGTATTATATACACTGTCAGTATAAGCTTTAGCTTGTTTTTGTTGTTGTTGCTTTTTGTGCTCTTGTTCTGCCAATTGTCTTGCAACAATTTCTTCTTGCATTCTATCTAACTTAGGCTTAAACTGATTAGCTTTTTGCTCAAGCTTATTCATGTCAGCCCAATCTTGGATTTCTGATTCAATTTCTTCAGCAGTTCCAAAGTTAGTAGCCCAAAGATATTGTCTAGCAATTTCTTCTTGGTCAACCTCATTAGAAGGATCTAAATCAATGATTTCTTCTACATGAGCAAGAGTTCTAAAAAGACCCTTTAAATCTTGTCCACCATCCGCTACATATTTAGCAGCAATTTGAAGTTCTTCTGGAAGAGCATTAAAGAATTCTTTAGGAACATTTTCTTTTATAGAATTCTCTCTTTCTTGAAAGTTAGCTTCAAATAATTCTCTAAAATCTTTAGTGCTATACTCTTCTAAAGGTTTGTCATCATCAAAAGGAATTAGAGTACCTTCCTCAATCATTTTTTGTGCTAAATCATAAAGACCTTCTTTATCTACTTTAGGTCTTCCTTTTGTTCCAGCAGTTTCTTCTTGAGAAATTAAACTGTCTAACTCAGCAATAGTTTCTTCAACTTCTGCTTTGTCTTCTGCTGCCTGTGCTTTTTCTTGCGGGGTAGCAATTGGGTTGTCAAGGAACGTAGTGTCAATGTTTTCTTTGGAGAACATGGTCTTAGGCTTACTTTCTTCAGCTGTCTTACCATCTTCTGGTGTCATGATGTTTGCTGCACCAGGATTACCAAATAATTCATCAATGTTTACATCAACTTGTTCTACCGTTGTAGAATCTTGAATTTGATCTTCAAGATTAGTTGCATCTTTACTCATGTTGTTGGTTTTGGTTTATAATTTAATATAATAAATAAACTTGATAAATTTAAAAGTCAAAAAAACATTTTCTGCATTATATAGCTAAGACTAGTCTTTTCTATCAAATTTATTTTTATTTTCTCTAGCAATTTCTAATTGTTTGTTAGCAATTTCTTTTTGAGCTTGTATCTTTTCTCTTTCAATCTGAGCTTTAGTAGAATCATTATTCATCCTGTTAGTTTCTTTTTCTCTCTGAAGATTCATTTGATCTTGAAACTGTTCAGAATTTTTGATATCCTTCATAGCATCTAAGTAGTCAGATTGTTGATTTTCATTTAAATCTACCATAGATCCCATACCAGCAGCTCTAATTTCAGCAACAAGAATATCTCTTTGTCTATTCTTCTCATCTCTCATCTCTTGAGCATCAATCTCCATTTTCTTTTGTTTTTCTTGAGACTCAATTTGTTGCTGTTGCATTTGTTGTTGTTGCTGTTGTTCTTCTTGTTTTTGTTTTTGTTGTTTTTCTTCAGCAGCTTTAAGAGTATTATTAACTTCAGATATTGTATCTGCTTGCACAAGTTTTCCTAAATCATAAATAGTAGCACCTGTAGTATTATTTGTCATAGCCATTTGTTTCAATTGCTCTAACACAGCTCTATGATTTGCTGTTGTACTACAGAATATATTAAGATCTCTCATCAATAAGTCAGTTCCATTTATTTGGAAGTTTACATTCTCATCATTGGTTGTCATGTAGGAAAGCCTTGCTGACGGTTTTGTTGAGTGATAGTACTGAGCAAGATCAGTTCTCATTGTATGAACCCGTGGCATTAGATAATCACAGTGTTGAATAAAGAATACTTCTGTTTGTGCATAAGATGCTGATGCAGCTTGCTCAACTCCAGTAGCAGTCATTTGTGACAACTGTTGACCCATTCTTTGTGGATTAATACCAATCACATCATAAGCTTGTTGCTTAAAGTGTTCTGCTAATTTAATCCTTGACATTAACCTGTTTGTTTGTTCAAGGTCTAATTTTTGGAAGTGTTGGAAACTTAGTGGGTTTTCTGTATTGGTAATAGATGTGTCTAATGGTAACATCTGGAAATTTTTCATAGCAACATAAGCTTTTGCTAAGTTATTTTTCCCCCAGTCTTCACCCGCGGAATGTCTTGGTAATGCATTTTGATCAAGTAATATCACAGTACCTAACTCATCAACTAGTATATCAGCTATTTGGTTATTTACTATGTTATACCCAATCTGGTATGGCTTCATTAAGTCTAACAAAGATGTTGACTTAGTATTTCTATCTGAGAACACAGCTCCTTCTACAGGAAGCTTACATCCATATAAACTACTGTCACCTTTAAATTGGAACTTTAAAGGACCAATATGGTTCTTATCTATACCAATGTAGATTGGAGAAAAACCACCAGGATTGTTCATACCCCAGAATGAAGGAATATTAGGACCAATTTTTACACCACCCCAAACTTCATTGATCCAGATCCAGTCAATATGTTCTCCATATACAAGATTCTCTTTAGTTTTATTCTTAAACAATCTTGTATCATAAATTGGATTATCAGTTACTTTATAATCTTCAGTAATGATTTCATTAATAACTTCACCATTATCTTTTATTTTAGTTAAGTGACCAACTTTTCTCTGAGACTTCCAATAACAACTTGTAACTCTTAACAAATATGCTGTACCTTGATCATAGTAATCTTCACCTTCAGAAAGGATTTGATTAACTATATCACCACCATCATATACAGAACCAGCCATCATTGTAGTGTACTGTCTGTATGCTAATGAAGGCATGTTAGTATTCCATTCATGAGACTTGGTAGCATCATAGAAAGTACCATCATTTTGACCACCTATTGCATAACCTGCAGATCTGATTGGATAAATAGCTTCTAATGCTTCATGTTGTTCTTCTGTAAGCAAGTAACCATACTTATCAATTACATCCGCTACAGTCATCATATCTACTTTACCTACCCAGTTACCTTGAGATATATATCTTGCATCCGGAGACTTGTGATAAAAAGTTACAGGAGGATTCCATAATTCTACTTCATAATCATCTTCCATCATTCTAAAGTGCCAGAACTCTCTATCTGTAATAAGCATATCTCTAAACCCTCTATCTTCAAGCTCCTCCATGCGGAATCTTTCAACATCCACTTTATGTTGGTGAGAAGCCCACTGTTCTACCATTGATCTATAATCCTTCTTAAAGAAGTTTTCTATTTCTGGTAATGATTTAAGACTTTCTGGATTTAATTGTTGTTGTGCTTCTGGTGATTCAGGATCTAAGCCTTGTTCCATTAATGCAGCTTGAATTTTAACTCTTGCATTTTCCATTAATGTATCTTCTACCATCTTTCTCTTTTGCTCCATCATCTCATTGTATGAGAATTCATCCACAGCTCTGTAAGTAAGTTTAGTAGACCTTTTAGCAAATTCTGCTACAAGAACATTAATAACATTTGGAATGATTGGATAAAACTTTAATTCTAAAGCTGACCAGTCTTCTCTAGTTAATACATCAACAATTTCTTTCATTTCATTGTTTTCTTCAACTATGTAATCTGACTTGTCTATAATACCTTTAGCAAGCTTATAGTTTTTCATCAGCCTCCGTGCATTTCTGCGGATTTGTTTTAACCCATTCCACTCTAACCAGTCAAGATTCCAAGCTGCCCACTCTTCATCTTTTTCCTTTTTAGGAACAAATTGCAAAGGTTGGGTAATACTACCCATTCTATTATGAGATGCCTTTGCTCCTTTTTTTAACTGTAATGCGTTATATACTTGCATGTTATTTTATATTTTTAAAAGGAGATCTGCTTATTTTACCTCCTAAGTGGTTACCAGTCTTCCCCATATGACGGAAAGGACTACTATTTAATTTATACAAATTTTTTGAATTATCCAAGTTTTTGGCTGCTTCATCCTTGATTACCCGCTTGGTAAACCCTCTATTAGACTGCTGAATTTTCATAAAAGCAACTAAAGCACAAAATGCTACAAGTCTATCCACGTTGACACCATCAGAATAAGCAAACATTTCTTTGATAAGCATAATATCCGGTATTCTTTCAATACCATATTTTGTTCTTACTACAGTGCCATCAGGCTTTAATTCCTGATCCAATTCTTCTTTGGTATACTCAATAGCATAACTTAATAAATGTGACTTGAACAAAGTACCTGTATTCTTCCAACCATACTCCTGGAATACATTGTTATTGGATCCTAAATCCTTTAAAAACATAATCTGGCTTTTAGGTACAAGATACTTCTGCTTCTTTCTAGATATCATGTATTGGATAAACAATGAAATGTTATTCTCTATTATTGTCCATGCATTATACATCTCAATAATGTGCTCTAACATTCTATGTGTTTTGTTTATATCATCATACCTACCACACCAAGCTGCTACAATTTTATCTGGTTCAATATATGTTTCTGTTTCAATACCTGTAACTTTAGTAACTTCAACAGGAGCTTTCATTACATAGATAGAACATAATGATTCTGATGTTGTTGTTTTACCTTCCGCTACGGGGTCAATAGATGCATAGTACATTCCAAATGTAGGATTTTCTATTGGTCTCTCCCATACTACAAGTACACCAGTTTTATCTTCTGTTTTCTTTGATACAGGAAATTCACTAATAGGTCTTCTGTTAGAATGTTCTAACCTCATTTTACCATCAGCATCTGTCAATATATCTAGATACTCTGGTCCGTATTCTTTATCTTCTATTCTTCTTTGTTGTGCTGTAAGAAGGTGTGTGGGAAACTTAGATACCGTTCTATGGTCAAATGCTTCCTTGATATTTCTTGGGTGCTGAGAAATCCTTAACTGGTATGTCTCAGGATCTAATTCTTTTTTCCATGCTTCAAACTGATCATCTAAAGCTTGTAGTGCTTCTTCTACTTTTGAGTTTCCAAAGTTATCAATATATGGAGGCATAGACCACTGTTCAGGTATAAATAAACCTGACACACCTATAGTACCTTTATCATCTATCAGATCTGTTTCTACTACGTAGATATCATTAGCTACTGGGTCAGATATCATTTTTCTCAATGGTTCACATTGTGACAAATCCCCCACAGATCCCGCTGCAATAAACATACCTGTTGTAATTAAACCTGATCTCATTGCAGGTCTCATATACTCATATGTTTGATCCATCTTAGGAGCAATCCCGGCCTCCTCATGAAAGAAGTATTTTACCGGACCCCCTACACCATTTGTTGGATCTTTCTCAAATGACATACCTTGGATAGTACCTTTAAGACCAACTTCTGTTTTTCTATCACCTCTTCTTACCTCAATTTTCTGTTGCCACATCATAACCTTGTCTGGAGACATAGGTCTATACCATGCTGTATGCTCATTAAGGAAAGCTGCATATTCTTGTAAAAATTTCCAAGAACCTTTTTCATTTATGTAGTCTTTAAGACTGGCACCAATTTTTAAAGTAACCCCTTCTTCAAACCATTGTTGATTAACAAGCTTTGCCATGTGATAATAAGAAGAGGCTATCTGTCTTTTTTTAAGAATTGCAACATGTTTATAATTTAGTTCCGCTAGTATCTCATATAGTGCCATATGATACTGTGCATCCCTGATATCAGCAAAACCAAACTTTTGAATCTCTTTATTAAAGATAGGTAAGAAATTTAACCACATGTAGTAATCTCTGGTCATATACCAGGCCTTACCATTTTCTTTAATTAAAAGTCCTCTTCTACATTTTGCTTTTTGGTCATCCCAATATTTAATAAAATCTTTTGATTTAAAAGGTGCTGTACAGTAAACCTTATCTTTATTAAATTTAGTTGATTCTTGTGTAAATAACTTTGTACTAGTATCATCAAACTCATACTTACCAGGTTCTCTAAAAACATTGCTCAATAAATAATTATAGAACTCTTCTCTAGAATTAAAGTCAGTAGTGGTCCATGTACCGTTATCCCATGTTGGTATGTCTTGATATATCTCTCTCATAATTATTGATCATAACCTAAACCAATTCCTCCACGCACTTTGCTGGATTGTTCATCTTGTAAGTCTTTATACACTCCTTTAAATGATGCTCTAATCTGATCAAAGTTTTTTGCAGCTGCAATAAGAGAGTTTATGTTACCGTCTCTTCCTGCAGTGATCTGTGTATTCTCCATATACCTAGCTAATCTATCTAACATAGATGACATACCTTTGTATGCTCTAGATGTTGGAGTTTCATACATTCTTTGACAGAATAATAAAGCAATTCTTATGTCTTCATCCTCTGTAGAAAACTCTGCTTCTATCTCAGTTAAAATTACACTTTCTTTATCAATCTCTGGTGTATTAAAAAATGGATTCATATCCGGGTTTGGACATGTCATATAAAACAGATATTGATAAATTTTAAGATGATCATCTGGATAGTTATCCATGATATCTTTTAGTGCTTTTAAAGTATAGCAGTGCTCAGTTGGAATTACAGCACCATTCTGAACATCAAATAATCTTACAATCATTTCTTTTTAATTTTAATACCATTCTCTTTTACATAATGCATCAAAGCAGTTACCTCATCTATTAGATATGGTACGGCCATAGGAATAACTTCTTTTACTACTGGTTCTCCGGTATGATCTCTTTTAACTACTGGGTATCCATATTCATCCTCAGATTCTACTTCAAATGTAACATGGTGAATAAATATCCTTCCCGGTTTTAATTTAGGATTGTGTTTAAGAATCATATACATATACACACTTAGCTGTATTGCATAATGATTAAAATTACAGTCATCTAAACTATCTATTGGAAACATCATCTTATCTGAAGCACCTTCCCAATTTACAAAAGATTCTGTTTTAATCTCCTTGTTAGTTTTATAATCTATGATATTTACTTTACCATTTACTACCTCAACTAAATCTGATTGACCACAGATACCTGCAGATTTAAGAAAGACCATGTGCTCAGGATAAATACCTTCTTCAAGTTTTTGTGACGGAGCCATCTTTATACCACTTTCTGTTAAAGGTACAGGAGCAACAACAGGAACAGTCTTACCTTCTCTTTCTATAGAAGCAAGCGCACATAAATCATCTTCTCTTTGATTATGATAATATGTACCAAGTGTTACAGCTCTGTCAGCTTCAGCTTCCCAAATCCCTTGAATCTTTTTAGGTTCAATACCAAACCACTTAGATCTTTTATTTTTACTTACTTTTTCTGCAATCTTTTTTGCATCAAAAGGTTTTTTAAAATGGGATACTAAAGTAGTAACTGAAATCCAATCAATCTTTTCTTCAGCCTCTAAGCTTTTGTAACTATGGTCTTTTGCATTAAAGTATATACTCATATTATTTAAGTTTATCTAGATTATCTTCATCTTCTTCTGATATTAAAGCTTTCCATCTAAAATCAGGACAGCTTGATGATAATGATCTAGTTTTAAAAGAAAGTGAACAACCACATAAATTACAACAAGGTTGTGTACCAGGCATAACACATGATTTACCTTCTTCATCCTTTCTTACACAGGCATTACATTTTGCCATTCTTGCCGCTGCTATCTCTTCAACAAACTGATCTCTAATAATAGAATTTTTAATTCCCTCCATTATCTCTTTCCGGTGTTTCCAGATGTTTTGAAATGTACTCATGTTTAATAGTTTTAATATTATTCTTTTTTTCTTCTTCTTTTAAAATGATGATGTGTAATTCTTTTAACAATACAAGTTTATTTTCCAACCTTTTTTTGTTAAAGTAAGCATTAAATGTAGAAGTGTCATGACCCTGTAGTTTTTTTTCTGCATCACTTATACCTTTTCTTACAGTATGAGGTTTGCATACAAACTGGCCCAATCCATCTACACTGATTCTAGGATGTACAAGATTAGATAACTTCTGTCTCAAATCCTTGTACATAAACTCTACAAGATCCTCAATCAAATGCTCACTGATACTTAACTCTTCTGAAAGAGTTTTATACAAGCTGTGTGTTTTCTTCGGATTCATAACCTAATAATTTATAGTCAAGTAATATTGTTCCTGCTGTTTGAATCTTTAATGCTGGGTTAAGCATTACTTGTTTTTTATTATTTGGATCTTTAACTACTAATCCATTCTTTTCAGCTTTATTGATGCAGTTTCTTACAGTCTGTGGAGATTTAAAAATCCAATCCTCTTCAGAAGATGCATCATAACAAAAATGAGTTAACTCTACTGGTTGGTTAAAACTTAATAATGTTAAACAATTTAGATCAGATTCACTCATTACTACACGGTTGATGTAGCAATGAGTTAGTATCTGAAACTTAACCACATCCCATTTAGGCATCTTCACCTTTTTTTGAACTTGGTTAACTGTAGCCATTATTATGATTTTTTAAGTTTTCTTTCTGCTGTAGGAGTAGGTTGTTCCGCAGTTTCTTTTTCTTCTTCATCCCCATGGTCAGCAGTATCTTGCTCTTGTTGTGCTGCCATAATGTTAGCCCACTGAATTTGTAATGTAGCTCTCTTAAATCTTGATTCCTCAATCTCAGTTAATAACTTCTCATACTTTGCTTGAGATTCCAAATAAGGAAGTGACTCATCATAGAACTGCTTCATTTCATCCTTTCTTGCAGCTAACTCTTCTTGAGTTAATTCTCTTTCTTCAGTTACATTTTCCATTTTTATATATTTTAAGTTTAAACAAAAATACAAATAAAGTTTAAATCTTAAATATTTAAAATAAAAAATCCAGATGTTTAATACACCTGGATCATAGTAATTTAAATTATAGCAATGAGTATTATCTATTTTTCAATGTAAAATTTAAAATAGTTAATGCATAAAATTCTCTGTTAATATCAACCTCAATACCAAATATATCTAAGCTAGATATTCTAAGTTTAAGTATTAACTTATCCCATTGTTTGTTTGGAGACTTCCAATTGTTTCTTACTTTCATACTTTAAAACAGTTTAATTAATTTAATTTTTAGTGTGTTTCTTCTACTGTTGTAGGTGTGTCAACTGTTAGTTGTGCTAATACTGTCATCAGTCCTCCTCCAAATATTGTATAACCACCTATAGTTACTAATGTAGCTGGTAAAGAAACTGGAGCTGTTGCTATAACTGTTCCTACAGCTGTTAAACTTAAACCAATTTTTTGTACTTTCTTCCAAAAGTTTGGTGTTGGAGCCTTCCATCTTTTTATTAAGTTTTCCATAATATTAAATATTTAGTTTATTTGTAAGGAAGATATTTAGTAGCTCCTCCTTGTTTTACAGCTTTTAAAATTTGTTTTCTTTGTTTACCGGTAGATTCATAAGAAACATGTACCCAATCAGGATTGGTATCAGTTCCAAATTCCCAAATCATTTGGTCAAAGTTTAAATTATCTTTAATGAAGTTAAAGATTTGAGCATTAGTTATAGATGTACCATCCATATCAATATCAATTGCTTCACCTTGACAATGCTGTGAAGACAAACTTCCACCTACAGCAGTGTTCAAAGCTTTACTTCTGTAGCCTGATGAAATATGAATAGGAACACCAAAATGCTCACGTATTGGTTGAAACACATTTTCAGCTAATTTTTTAAAGTTCTCAATGTGTTCAGGTGTAGGCATATTACTAATACCTCTTCTTTTTGCAGTTTCACTTCTTGTTACCTCTGCTAATGATAAATTCTTACTTAATTGCATCTTATTATTTATTGATTACAAACTGTCTTACAGCATCAGAAAGTTCACTGACATGCTTTGCAAGATTTTTAATTTCTAACTGAGTTTGTTCTTGTATAGCTTGATACTTCAATCTTGCCTCTTGCTCAACTAGTTCAATTTTACCTTTTAGTTTACCAAGTTCTTCTGCTTGAAGTCTAGCACTGTTAAGTAAAATTTCAATATCTTTTCTAGTATCATTATAAGCATTTCTTAAAAAGAAGCCTAGTATTGTTATAATAGTTGCTGCTACAAATAATACAATAGTTAGTATTGATGAATCCATAAAAATAAAGTTTAAAAAATATATAATATAATATACTAAAAAAAACTTAGAAAAAGCCTTTATTTAGGAGGTTTTATAGTAAACCTACAATAAATAAATGCCACAGTCCTCTGTTATATAATTCAACCATTTCAGCTTGTGTAGCTGTAGCAGGATCAACAATTATATTGGGAGTATCAATACCAAAACTAATTTCTATAGGAATGTTCTCAGTTCCAATTACTTCTGTATTCCAGTACAAAACATTTACACTTAAATCAACCGGTTCCATATTAAAAACTTTTATTATAATACCATCTAAAATAATTCTCAATTTTTTCTTGCTCTGCTCCTTCTAACCAGTAAGGAAGAACAAGACCCATACCCATTTCAAAACCTAAGGCTAGTGAATTTTGAGAACCAGGATTATTACCTATACCTAAAGCAGGTATGGTGAATGTTGCAGTACTATTACCTACAAAGTTATCTGTACCAAAAAGTATTTTATGTGGTCTACCATTAATAAACATATGTTGTTCACTACCTGGACCTGTAGGTTGATTTAATCTGTACTTACAAGTTAAAAGCATGTAATCTTTAAATTCTTCTGGTGTATTATCTACAGCTGAAGAAAAAGTAGGACCCACATCACTTGTATATATGGTTCCTGTACTTGTAGCAGAATAAAATCTACTTCTTAACTGACATGCCGATGCACCACTTGTAGGAGTAGCAACATAAATAGCACCAGCTGTAATTTGATTACTATCTATTACAGATAAAGCAGGTGTTTCATTTAATTTAATCATACACATTATAGTGTACTCAGGTCTAGCAACACTTAATGAGTTTGCTATTTCCATTACAGCAGCAGATCCATCATACTTTAAAATGGTTTTACCACCCAATACATTAGGATAAGGAATGGGTCTTGATACAACAGAACCGTTAGAAAGCCAATAGTTCCCTGTACCTGCAATATCATTTAAGTTAGTAGTGTTACCACCAGTGATGTTATAGAAATCAGCAAGCCCATATACTAAAGGTTTTTTATTACCTGTTAGATTTACAGGATTAAGCATTTTTTCTTTATTAGGTAAAGCATTATGCAACCCTCCTCTGTAACCACTTTCTATATTAGCAAGTGAGGTACCAGATCCTCTACCGGACTGCATACCTCTAATTGCTAAACCACTTTTTAATCCGTGTAAAGGCATATTAATTTAATTAAGCATAAGTTTCTCCAAATACATGAATGTATATTGAGTTAGTTGAGTTTGCTGATAATTGTGCTGTTACTGTGTAGTTAGCAGGAATATCATAATAAGCATTACCGTTTGCATCTCTTTTCTTTTGAAATACAGGTGCACCATTGGTGTTACCAAATATATCTGTCATAACATTTATCCCTGTTGTAGGAGATACTATGAAATGCCCTGCAGAATTACTAGATCCATCTTTGATTCTTATTGTACAAGTAATTGACTGTGTTGCAGAATTTGTAAATGCAATACCATAAATTCTTCTTGTATAAGTTGCATCAGCAGAAAGTATAGTAGTTTCTGTTGTAGCAGCAGAAGCAAATGCAGTGTTTTGTGCAAATGCAGCGGATGTGAAAGTTAAATTAGTTGCCATATTTATTTATTTAATTAACAGTTATTTGCGTAAAAAATTAAAGCTGAGTTCAACACTGCTTGCATTTCAAGTGTTGTTGAACTTGTTGAGACATTAGTAATATTTGTAATGTCATTGTTGTTCATATTGATATCAGTAGTACCAGCACTATTACCTACTAGCAATGTTTGAGCTAATGTTGCTCCTCCTGTATACTGAGGAATATTTAAAGTATTACCTACTAATGTTGCGGCACCTGATGTACCTGTTACAGTAAGTGTTAAACCTGTATCAGCTACAGTTAGTGTAGACCAAGTACCTACTCCAGTTGCATCTGATTTTAAATACTTATTAGCTCCTTGTGTAGTGTCAACTAATCTAAATGCACCACTGGTTACTGAATCTATATGTAACTTTGTAGATGGTGTTTTTGTACCAAGTCCTAAATTACCAGCAATATAGTTTAAATCAGTTGCTGTATTTAACCAAATACTACCAGCATCTAATGTTGAATTACTAGTTTCAGCAGTAATATTTATTGTTTTATCATGTTTAAATAAATAAAAACCAGTTGTATTTCCACTACCAGGGTGAGAAGCATCATTACTACCAATATAATCATTATTTGCTCCTCCAGTATAATTATAATATAAATAATTTAATAAACTTACTGGACCATTAATAGTTAACTTAACAGCAGGTGTAGTAGTACCTATACCTACATTTTGAGCATTATCTATTGTTATAGCATCTTGACCAAATGTTTGTAATTTAAATTTACCAGTTGTAAGATTATTTGCTACATCACTAGTAGCATTTATTATAAAATCTCCAGGAAAAGCAGGATCGTGTCTACTGTAAAAGGTGTTAGTGTTAAAAAATACACTTGGGTCTAAAGCCATGTGGTAAGTTGGATCTACCACATCTGCTACTCTCATACCACCATTGCCTAAAATATCTAATGGATATTGAGGATTGTTATTGTTAATACCTACTAATGGACCAGGTAAAACAGTTACTGCAGAAGTACCACCATTTCTAATATCTAAAAGAGGTCTGAAATCTAAACTTGCACCACTAGTATCTGCTGCTCTAACAATAATAGCCGGATTAGTATTACCTGCTATATCTTGAGTATTTGCAATCAAAGCATCTATTTGCAAAGCTGATAATGGAGAAGTTGTTGATTGAGTACCTCTTACTTGTGGTAAAAATTCTTCATCTGTATTTGTTCCATTTCTGAGAGAAAGAGTTGAACCAAGTGTAGTACCTGGAGTAGTCAATGAATAAACACTAAATCTTGCAATCTCTTCTGCTGAACCTGCAATAGCTGTTGCATAAGCTGTTATAGGAGCAACTGGGGTTATGGTAGCACCAGTAGCATTAAATAGCATATTTCCAGTTTCATTCATTATAAACTTTGTAGAACCAGAAGATACATTAGCTGAACCACCAAATACATATCTAAATGCACCAGCAACATTAAATATTGACAAATCTTTATTTGCTGTTGAAGATCTAAAAAATAGTCTTGTTGAGTTTGCTGTTGCACCAGTATCTGAATCCAACACAAGACCATTAGTACCAGTACTTGCAACTACTAATTTACCTAAAGTAGCTGGTGTTAAATTACCAATACCAACATTACCAGCATTATCTATTACAAAAGGTGTACCATCAGGATTAGTATCATCTTCTACAAGAAATGAATTAGATGCTGTTGTGTTATTAATATGAAGTTTTGCTGTAGGAGCAGTTTGACTAATACCCATTAAGGTTCCAGTATCAGTCATAATTGAATTACCTATAGTTCCAGTTCCAGTCCATTTAGTAACTTGGTTAGTAACTCCACCTGATAAAGCATTTTGTTTACTGTTAAAATTAATCCAATCACCTGAAGACAAATAACCGTCATCTATAGCACTTGCTTGAGTTATGCTAAATATACCAAGTGTATTATCATAAACTAAAGGTGATGATGCTGTTAAATCAGTTAGACCAATATATTGTGGAATATTTAAAATGGTACCTGTTAAAGTTGCAAGACCACTTGTACCAAGTGTAGTCAATGATATACTAGCTCCTCCGCCACCACCTGTGATACTAACTGTTACATCATCACCAAATGCTGTAGCAGTAACTCCCGATCCAATAAAGTTAATATTTTTTACATTAGCTGTTATTGAACTACCTTCATCCTGAATAGATATCTTATTGGTTATGTTTATATTAGAACTCATTTTAATATGTTTTTGATAGTGTAAATTTTTTACTCATTGTATATGTTTTATCTGCTGATTTCTTCCCAATCCACCGAAGCATAAGCTCCTAAAGTACCACCTATAACATCAATAGCCATTTCAATTACTATTTCAGAAGGTACACCCGTAAAACTATTTCTTTCTAATTGAGTTGCAAACAAAGCTTCTTTTAATATATTGATACTTGGCGATCCTTGATTAGAAGAGTTTACATATCCTTGTGCTAATACTCTACCACCTGTTGCTGATGTACCTGTTAAGTTATATGCAACAGCAGAATCTACTCCAAGAGGAGTCCATAAACCACCAGTTATAGTTGCAGTTTGAACAACTCTCCAAGCATAGTTTTTACCATTACCTAACCCTAATAAAGATACAGCAGTAATTATTACAATAGCATCTAGTTTAGTTGGTATAAGTCTTACTCCTACAATAGGATAGAATGTTCCTGCCGCAGCAAATGTTCTTGGAGTAAGTATTGGAGTACCAATAGCTTGTTGTGCTCCTCTTAATTCATAACCTCCTTCAGATATAACAGTAGAACATACTTGTTTTAATGTACTAGCTATTGCTGTAGCCCCAGTATTTGTGATTTCATATCTTAATGGTAATGAAGCTGTAGTAATATAAGTGGTTGTAATTAGATTGGCATGATTGAATTTATGGCAAACAATAAACTCACCGTCTATTACAAAACCTATTCTAACTGTTCCTTCACCTAACCACTCAATATCCATAAAAAGAATTTGAGCTTTAGTTATATCTAAAGTGATTCCAGATAATCCAGAACCATTTAGTTTGTCTACGTTCCATGCAGATTGATTTACAACAGTTTCACTAACAATTCCTGTTACTAAACTTCTTTCTACAAAGCTTACTATATTATTATTTAACTGAATATATATTCCATTGTCTGTACCAAAATAGCCAACTCTCTGTCTCAAATTAGTTTGAGCAGGAGCCATGACAAAAGTATTCATCACCATCAATGACTTACCTGGTTGATAAGAAAATACTTTTGCAGTTTCTCTCAATACTTCTGATCCACTTGTATTGTTTACATTAAGATTTACAACCCCTTCATTTGGGCTAAAAACAGCAGTTCCTCCATTTGTAGTAGCTGTATTCCATAAACCATTATCTCTATATCTATGAGAAGAATCAAATAAAGTTAATGGATTAGATACCCTTAGTCTACCAAAGGCATCAGCAAGCATTGGGTTATTACCCAATAACGAACTGTTAGCTCCACTAAATGTAGTTATTGCAGTACTCATTATGAATTATATATTATTACTAATTCTGTTCCTGTACCATTGTAAGTAAACACACCAGAAGCATAATAATTATTTATCGCATCTGCACTAAAGTTAAGAGTTTCTCCTGGTTTAATTGTAACACCTAAAAAAGTTCCATTAGCAGCACCTACATTTGAAACAGATGCGCTATAAGTTATAACCCCAATTGCTCCCGAACCAGTTGCTCTTATAAATCCAGGAGTTCTTGCCACACCTGCTTGATTTGAAGCAAGTACAACAGATAAACTTGCAGCCATTGTTTTTTGTCCAAGAGGATTTACAATAGTTACATTACTTCCCCCTCCACCACCACCTCCGGTAATGGCATCAATAATTCCTTGTAACCCACTTAATACCTTATATTGATAAGGAAAGTTGTTACCCATATTTCCTGTATCCTTTAAATTTCCTATTGACATGACAAAAATATTTAGACTATATGATTTAATATAATCAAAAAAATTGACAAAAACAAAAAACCCCAGAAGTTAATCTAGGGTCAGAAGGAGTCAAGCAAAGACTATTCCTCTACAACTTCTAAAGTTGGTTCAACTGGTATTATACCATGTACTACATTTAACGCAACCAATACTTGGTTTGTGTCTGCTAATGTATATACTCCTTTAAGTGTAGCTGCATTCAGTGCTTGCTCAAGTGTTTTAACTGCTTCAGTTGGTGTCATAATAAATTTATTTGGTTTATGTTTTAAAATGTAAATATATAAAATTTAATATTTAAATCAATGCATCTAACTCAGATTTTTGTTCTGTAGTTAAAGCATTAACAAACCATTCTTTACCTAACATAATAGAGATATGCTCTACATTACGTGTTACAGTTGCAGATTCCTCTTCAGATAATTCTGCTTTTGCTCTTAATTCTGCAATTAAGTTAACACTATCATAAGCTGCTAATACAGACTGTGCTGCTTGTTCAGCTGTTACTTCTTCTACAAATTTGTTTTCTACTGACATTTTATTTTTTTATTTTTAATTAAACATAAAGTTCTGTAATTCTTTGAATTACATCAGCATCAGTCCATTGACCAATTGTATCATAGGCAGCATCCTTCCAAAGAATTATAGTACCTAATTCTTTAGTGTAAGCTCTTACTTCTTTTTTAGAGTAATCATCAACAACTACATCAATTGTTACTTCTTCAATAGTTTTTCTTAATTCTTGAACTACTGTTACTTCTTTTGGTATTTCAAATGTAATTTTCATAATATAAGTACATATTTATTTTTTACTAAGCTAATAAAATTTTTCTATCTACACCATTAATTTTAACAGTCCAGGTTCTTGTTGATGCTACAGTTTCTGTTGTCACAGCTCCTGCATTATAAGTTGTGGAACCAACAACAAATTGATTACTTGCTGTAGCTACAGCTTGTCTTCCTAAAATCACACAACTATTGCTTCCTAAGTTTGTAGCCTGATAACCTAATATGCTATTATTACTTCCTAAATTACTACCATCCATACCATAAGAACCAACTATTGCATTAAAATTACCAGTTGTAACATTTTCAGCACATAAAAAACCTATATAAACATTACTACTTCCTGTGGTGTTTACAAAACCTGCATAATTACCAATACTTACATTAGCCGAACCTGTGGTATTTGAAAATAATGATCTTCTACCTACAGCTGTGTTAAGAGTACCTGTACTATTTGAATATAAAGATTCATGACCTAATGCTGTATTCTGCCCACCTGTTACATTATTCTGTAATGCATCACTTCCTATTGCTGTATTTTGAGAACCAGAAGTATTGTTTTGTAATGTATTTGATCCTAAAGCCGTATTATAACTACCATCATAATTGTTTTGTAATGATGCACGTCCAAGAGCAACATTAAATTGACCTGATGAGTTATATGATAATGAATCAAGACCAATTGCAGTATTCCAAATTCCACTTGTATTAGAACCTAAAGCACCTTCACCATAAGTTGTATTTGTATAACTATCACCTTTACCATTTACCCAAAGAGTTTTATTAGTTTCATTATATTGAATAAAACTAGGTAAACCTGGTGATAAAGCTAATAAATCAGTTACTGATATAGTTGATGGTAGATAGTTATCACCTCTACGTGAGTCATATAAACCTACAGGGATTAATGCTTGAGATGGACTAGGTACTGTAGAAACTACAGTACCTTCTTTTGCCCATGAAATAAAATTTAAAATATCCATTATTTAAAATATTAAATTGTTAATAAAGGTATTTTGTAATTAGCTCCGTTTATTTTAACAGTCCAAGTTCTGTTAGGTGTAATTGTTTCTGTAGTAATTGCTCCAGCAGGATAAGCACTAGAACCAATTACTAATTGATTATCTGCAGTAGCTCCTGCATTACTACCAATTACAATTGAACCTGATGTTGCAGCAAGGCCTTGTGTAACTGCACCAATAAATACATTATTACTTCCTGTACTTACTGAAGCACCCGCACTATTACCAACCATTGTGTTAGCACTACCTGTTGATAAGTTATTACCAGCTGCTGTTCCTATAACAGCATTTGCAGTACCTGTAGTAAGTGTTGATGCAGCAGATGCACCTAATGCAGTATTTGCAGCACCTGTTGATGATGTTAATGCATTATGACCTACAGCAGTTTGATTATTAGCTGTAGTATTACTTTGTAATGCACTTTTACCAACTGCAGTATTATAACTACCTGTTGTATTTAATTTAAGTGATTCATGTCCAACACCTGTATTATAAGTACCTGTTGTTGCAGTAGTTAGTGATTTATAACCAATTGCTGTATTATAACTTAATGTAGTATTATTATTAAAAGAAGATAAAGCATATACACCAACAGCAACACTCTCACTACTTATACTATTATTGTATAATGCATTAAAACCAATAGCAATATTAGATTCACCAGTAGTATTACTATAAAGTGCTCCATTTCCATAAGCAGCATTAAGTGAACCAGTACTATTAGTGTATAAAGTATTTGTTCCTAGAGCAGAATTAAAACTCCCAGTTGTGTTTGTTAATAATGCAGCTACCCCTAATGCTATATTGTTTGAACCTGTAGTATTACTTAATAATGCAGTAGCTCCTAAAGCAACATTATTAGGTCCAGTTGTATTATTTTGTAAAGCAGATACACCTACTGCTGTATTTCTACTAGCAGTAGTACTACTTAATAAAGATGCTCTACCTATTGCAACATTTTCACTACCTGTTGTATTTGATTGTAATGATCCATCTCCAACAGCTACATTTAGTGTTCCTGTTGTATTTCCATATAAAGCACTATGACCAAGTGCAGTATTTGCGTATCCTGTCGTATTTGATCTTAATGTATTTCTACCATAAGCTATATTTTGATAACCAGTAGTATTATTTATCAATGATTCTGCACCAACAGCAACATTATTAGTACCTGTTGTATTATTTTGAAGTGCTTGAGAACCAACTGCTGTATTAGAACCACCTGTTGTTGTGTTGCGGATAGCTAAATAACCAACACTTGTATTATTAGCACCTGTTGTATTATTTTGTAAAGAACCGTGTCCAAGTCCTGTATTGTTGTTACCTGAAGTATTTGATATTAAACTGCTTTCACCATAAGATAAATTATTTGCAATATTGCCTGTACCATTATTCCAAAATGTTTTACTAGCTTCATCATATTCAATAAAACTAGGCATACCAGCAACTATATTACCTGAACCTAATATACTAGAACCGTTAATAGTTTTAATGTTGCTACCAGAATTTAATGTATCTTGCTTATTATTAAGCAAATTTATTAAATCACTTTGAGCATAAATATTTCCAGTAATAGAACCCCATGTAGAACTACCACCTACTTGAGATTTTAAATCACCAAAGGTTATACCAAGTATATTACCCTGTAAGCTATTGCCTATTGAAAATGGTAATACTGCTTCATCAGGTATACTATTTAAAATATTTTGAGATATCACCGGATATCCAAAATTAAATTGTCCTAAAAAACTCATAACATTTTTTATATTAAAATTCTCTAATTGCTCTTACAGCTTTATTAATACTTTTATCTTGAACAAATGAAGAACCTGATGAAAAATAAAATGTCCATGCATTAAAAAATGCAGATACCTGTGAACTACTCCAGTAATCTAGTTCCGCTAGTTGTGTAGCACCAGATACAGTTGCCAATGCTTTATTAACAAGAAATCTATTATTATATAATAAATTTAATTGATCTACTGATGGTAAATACCAATCAGTAAAACCGTTATAAACATAATCATTACAAAGTTTCCAAGCACCAGATGTTGCTCCGGCCTGTGCAGCCATTAAACTTGTATTAAGCTGACCATTCCAAGTTGTTGATGCTCCAATATTTCCATATACATTACTATATTGAACAAAAGTTGACTGATCAACTATGCTAGTAATTAAACCATGTTGTATATTATTTTCATCTTTCCACAAATAAAATATAACACCACCTCCAAATTTTTCCCCTATATAACGTGGACCATTTGATTGATTTATTAAATTTATTAAATCATTTTGAGCATATATGTTTCCAGTAATACTACCCCAAGTTGAATTACTACTTACTTGAGATTTTAAATCAGCAAATGATGTACCAAGAACATTTCCCTGTAAACTGCTCCCAATAGATAGTGGTATGATAGCATCATCAGGTATTGTTGTTATAATATTTTGGGTTGTAACAGGGTACCCAAAACTAAATTGACCTAAGAAGCTCATAGCTTAATCTTTTACAATAAATATTTGACCATCACCATTACGGTAAAAATCACCTTTTTTTAATCCACCAGCTTTTGCTGCTGTATTATTTGCAAAAACATTATTGTTACACTGATCTAACAAAAAGTTTAAGTGTCCAAATTTTACTAATGATGCTTCAGCATCTTGATTTAAATATGGATCTGGAGATTGAGGTATAAATTTTTCTGGCATGATTTCTAAATTTTAAAGATTATATAATATAATATACTAAAAATTAATCATAAAAAAAAGTCCTCAGTAATTAAACCAAGGACTTTTTTTAAATCAACACAAAAAAAAAATCTACATGAAATAACCCAACAGAAATGAAATAAACAACATTATAATCATAATAACATTAGCAACAAGGATACTATCCGTGTCTTCATTCCATACATTGTACATTTTATTATACACAGGTTTTCTCAACTTGTCTTGTATTATAAACATACTCATGATGACTATAACTGTCATAATGTATATTGCCGTTTTCATAAACTATCAATTCTTCTCTGCAAATATACTAAAGCTTTTTGTAAATCCTCTTTATTTTTTGCAGGATCTTTTTTACCAGCTCGTGCAACATACTTGATTACATTACCTAAGTAGAAGTCTTTATCTAGACCCCATGCTTCTAATACATTAAATACTTCATACTTATTATCAGCTCCTCCGTAATGCTCAGGTCTTAATGCACTTGGTTGTTCAGTAGGAGAAGTGTTGTTAGCCCATCTATGGATATCAACCCACTTAGGTTCTTGCATAACAGAAACATTCTCTTTTTTCAGATCTTTCATAATAGCTTTGTTATACTGTTCATAACGCAATTCATTCATACTAGTATATTATTGCAACTTCACTTTCTCTTATTAACAATTTCATCTCCTCACCAATCATGATCTTTTCAGCTCCTTCTAAAGCATATGTCTGAACATAAACTTTGTCTCCAGCTTTTATTTTTTCTACTTCATCTCCTATGGCGTGAACTTCTAGTTCAGTCCATTTCTTGATAGCATCTCTTTCACGCTCTGCTTCTTGCGCTGGTGATAACTCAATTACCGCTTTCTCAATTACCGGTACATTAATCAAAATTCTTTTTCCTAATAGTTTCATTTTCTTTTTATTTAAACGTGATTACTTTTACTACTGCCATTTGTGCACTTACTAATTCTCCTACAGCATGATCAAATAGTAAACTTTTAATTGGATTTCCTGGGCCCTCTTGGTATGAGTCTTTAAGAATATTTGCAATCTCAGCATACAATTCTTTTACTTTAGCCACACCAGCATCATTAGATGGATTGAACTCAATCCCAACTAACTGCTCACCAAATGAAAGCACTTTCTTTTCATTCATACCTAATATTCCTGCATCTTCTGGAATACTTACTACTGTTTCACTCATTACTTTTTACTTTTATTGATTACTAAATAATGAAGCCATCCTTTTAAGACTTCAAGCTTTTGACGGTTACTTGTCTTACTCATATCACTAGTTTAATTGTTTATAATTTAGTTTGAACACATCCGGTTTGCATATATAAAATCCACCGTTACTATTCTTAATTATATAGTCACCCTCTGATGCTCTTAGTGTTCCTTCAGGAGAGAATACAAATAGAAAACTATTATTTACAAAGTCACAGTACTCACCTGCAAAATCTTCAATCTCATTTCTATTATTCCCTACCCATTGAACCGCATCAACTATTACAGGGTTCTTTATATATTTCACTTGAGCTCTGTTCTCTTTACATTCACAAATTTGTTTTCATACTCTTCAGGTGTAAATACAAACAACTCACCAGTATTACTCTTTAAAATATAGTCACCAGGTAATACCTTTTTAGGACCCAGTTTACATGTAACAAACAATGTCAAAGTTTTAAGTAACATAATAAATTCTGCATTTGGTGCAAAACTAAATACTTGTTCTCTGTCACCTTCAGTATATCTTAAAGCATCATAATACTCTGGCTTCTTCATACATCTTTGAATCATCATGCGTCAAATTTTTGATTTATAAAATTAACAGGTAGCTCTTCTTTTTCTTCTACCTCATCATATTCTCTGATCAGCAAATCAAACTTTACTTTTTCTAATAAGCCTACCACAACAGGAATAGTTGCTGTATTTATTTTACCCATTCTGATTTCAAATGTGTTGTTCTCAGTAAGGACAACTTCAAGTAGTGTAACTGGATCTTTAGATTTTGACTTGCTCATAGTTCAACAAATATAAAAAAATTATTTACTGAAGAAACCTTTTTTAGGTTGTTCTTTTTTTGCAAAGCCCAACTTTGCAATAATCTTGTTTGCTTCTTCTTCAGCAAAGCTTACTGCCTCCTCTTCCTTATCCTTGATATTATAGTTATCTAACAGTATAGCCATGTGCATAGTCTCATGCATAACTGCTGTACATTTTTCTGTAAGAGAGTATCTACTAAATGTACCTAGGTTAATAAACAAGAATGGTTTGTACGGAGCTTTAGCCGTCAACTTTTTATCGCGCGGATCATAGTTGTTCCATCCGTAGATATACACACCATTACCAACAGTCTTATCTACTTCTTCTGCCTGAGCATCTTTACGGTTTAACCCGTGCATCTCTTCTACCCCATAATAATCAAAAGGTTCTGTTGCATCTTTACCAACAAGGAGAACATACTTCCCCATATCTATCTTTTTCATGTGATTAATTTTTTGATAAACAAAATTAAAACAAAAAACCCAGATAGTAATCTCTGGCCAAGAGAACTTTTCTGGGTGTTGCTAACAGTTATACTTGACAGCTTTCCTGCGCAGAGAAGGCCAGAGAGTGAGCGAGCAGTTCTTATGGTATGCCCTCCTGGCACTGAGCCTATGGATACTATCCACAGGGGGAGTGTATGTTGTTGTTCTGTAGGAACAAGTTGTTAAAAAGAAAGCCCTGGGAAATAGGTCCAGGGCTGACATCAAAAGGAAAAGCATATGAGCGGAAACAGCATTTAACTTTAGATGGTACAAATCTAATAATTTTTTTTACTCAGAAACAATTTTTCTAAATGCTCTAAACTATTTTTTAAATTTTTTATTTTTTTAGCAGGAATACCAAATATAATTACGTTACTTGGAAAACTTTTTGTTACTAAAGAATGAGCATACACTTTTGAGTTTTCACCTATTTCTACACCAGGTAATATAGATGACTTAGTACCAATAGCTACATGTTTATTTAGAGTCACAGGTTTTGATACCATATTTTTAAATTCTTCTAGTACACAAGGTCCTGCTAAAAAACTACCAGTAAAATCATCAGTTGAGGAATAGATAGAAACATTACTTGATAACCCAGAAAAATCTTTCATTGTTATTTTTTCATTACCTATGAACGAACAATAGCAACCAATATGCACATGACTCCCTATCTCAATACCTTTTTCACCAGCACTCAATATACAAAAATCATCTATCCTTACATTATCTCCTATGTGTATATTACCAGGATTATAGATACTACACTTATCAGAAATTAATACATCTTTTCCATAGGACCCCAGCCCTATTTTTTTTAATTGTTTTTCACTAAGAAACATATATACTAAATTTAGAAAGATCAGGATATTCTAATTCCAAATCTTCAGTACTTATTTTACTACCATCACTTTTATAAAACTGACCCATTAATTGTAATCCTTTTGCTGCTATCTCAGGCATCATATAAAAATTCCAACCTAGCATAGTAAAGTCATCCTCTAAATAAGAACACTCACTCCTACCGCTGAACCTAGCTTTCTTAAACCAAAGATATGCATCATAGTCATCAGTAAGTATTGCACCACCTTTACCAAGCTTCAAATGTTTATATGGTCCAGTAAAGGAAACACACATGTGACTTCCTGGTATATACATATCTGCTGTAAAGCGTAAGGCAGAATCCCACACGCGTGTAGGTCTCAACTGATAACATCCTTTTATTTTATCCCCCGGCACATCATAAAACTTAACAATACCCCCTGCATGTTTTATTTCACAAGGAACAGACGGGTAAGTTCTACAAGGTATTTCAACCTCTATATCTTTAATACCTTCATAATACAAAGCCAGAAACAAAGCATTACTCATATTATCAATAGCAACAACATAAGGTGCCCCAGTATAGTCTGCTAGTTTTTTTTCAAACTCTTTTGTTATATCATGAGGATTCATCTTATTTGTACAAGCTTAATGTTAGTTGTAAAATTTAAATACAGTTGTTCTATTTGTGGTATAAATTCATGATCAGGTAAGTTTATGTAAAATCTAAAGTAATTTAAAAATGCTTCTTTTGATAATATCCGTTTTGGATAATGGTACATCTTATATTCTTTATCAGAAATCTTTAATTCACTTTGCGTTAATCCTTCTTCTGTAACTATACTATGACCACCTCCTGTAATTTTAAGTTTTGCATTGCTTCTCATCATCAAAGGTTTGTCATACAAATGAGACTCTCCGTCATAAGTTCTATCAACAGCAAACTTTAAATTTCTTAGATCAACTTCAGGATTCCCTGTTTCATTATACATGTTATAACCTTCAAAAATTATTAGATCATAATTTTCTATAGCTGGTAAATCCTTTTCCCAAATCTCTACTAACTCATCATGATCTACAACTATCACCCATTCTGCTTTAGATTGTTTCCAATACTCAGCCCTTAAATCATTAATCTTATGTAAATGGTTAATCTTTCTTTGTTCATCTGTTGTTCTTAAACCATTAGTCCTTTCAGCACCAGACAAACAATCAGAAGGTTGTGGTATATCAACAACATTACAACCCATGTTCCTACAGTAGGAAGCAGTGCTGTCAGTAGAACCATCATCATAAACATTTATAACAGCATCTGGAAATCTCTCCTTGTAATGCTCAATAAAAAAAGGCATGATATACATGCTGTTAAACGTAATAGTAAATATCTCAACTTTCATATAACAAATATACAAATATAATTACCCCGGTCATATTACCACATGGTAACTTACCCCCTGGTAATATTGCTGACATGACTTGATCCATATGGGTATTTGGGGATGTTCTATATTAGAGATGCTGTGGGCCCCCTAATATCCAACCCCCCGGCCCCACGCGTTTACCCCCTACCCCCCGGTGCTTGGTCAGCCATGTATTTGATATATAATTAAAATAAAAGATTTTATATCTGTAGAAAAATACTCATCACAGATACTTTGGTTTGTAATTTTTTCTCCCTCTCTCAATCAACCTTTCATTTAAATTAAGAATATAATATTGAAGTGAACTAATGATCTTATATTATATATCTATATGATAAGTATACATAGCAGAGTTATTAACTCACACTGAAAAAGTCTTAGGACTTTTTCTTTTCTTTTATCAGCCTTTAACTTGAATTAAAATTTAAACATTATGGAAACAATATTAATAGTTTACAAAACAGCAATGCATTTAGTATTTGCAGATGCAAAAGATACAATAGTAAATGAGTGCAGTAGATGCACATATAAAGAAGAAGACATATCTATGATGTCAGATGCAAGAGTAACACAACAGTTGTTGCTCTGTCAACAGTATGGATTCTACCCAACAGTAGAATTCAGACTATAGAAGCTTAGGCTTCTATAGTTTTTTCTTTTCCCTCTTCTTATCAGCCCTTAATTTATAATAAAATAATTATTAACAAACAAAAACCAAACAACATGAAAGCAATTTATGTAGCAAGCCCAAGATCTAAAAAGGGTAACGTATTCCACATCTACAATGTAGTTGGAACAACACAAGAGTTAGAGGATTACAAAAATTCTCCTAACTTCAAACAGTATCCTTCATTAGGGCCTAATGGAGAGATACAGTTCATTACAAACTACATTGGAATGGAGGATGAAATGAACCTGGTTCAAAAGCGTGACGGAAACTTCACATTGGATACTGGAACATTTAACAAGGACATTGCAAGGCTTAATGCTGTTGCTTCTGCTTCATCTGTTTTAGCAGATAAATTTGCAGATAGACTTGCAGACAAGTTAAGCAATGGGACAGCTGTAGCAGCTAAGAGAACTGTAGCAGTACAGTTTGTAGATGAACCTGTTGATGATAACTTAGACGGGATGTAGTAACAGAGATACTAATGACTTAGGTCATTAGTATTTTTTGTTTTCCCTCTTTCAATCAGCCATTTATTTAATATAAATCTTGTTATCAAGCTTTATAATAAATAAATAGTAGTGTCTGCATAATGAAATTATGTTTTGTCAGCATTAATAGCTCTACAAATGTACACAGTAGCGTGTACTACTCACTACTTAATAGTATTTATCCTGTGTAATAATATTATTATTTCTACTCAGTAAAGTATAAATACTTTGTCTCCACCGTGTGTAACAATGAGACTCAGTATCTGATAATCAAGTAGTTATATTTTTATAATTCTTGTGAAAGTGTGTGTGAAAGTGGTGAAAGGTGTCAAACTCTCACTACTAACTCAACCTAAGCACTATGTTCAGAATAGTATAACTAGCTGTATATCTTAATAATATAGCTAAATCATGATTAAGCATTTCCCTGTAAGTAACATATATAGTGTGTATACTCATATATTAACCAGTATTACTACTATTACTATTATTGTTATTAGTGTTATCTGCTTTAAGACAGTAAATGCTTCCGGAAACCTTTGTAAAATCTATAATCTAAATAATAATCTAAAATTAAATCCCATGAAAAATCACATCACACATGACATTGTTTTCAATGAAGGAACTCTTAGACTAAGAGTATACTTTCCATACTTCACTACTGAAGAGTTCTTCATAGATGGTCTTGAAGGAAGAAAACATGAAGTAGTACAAAGACCAATCCTATTAGCTGATGTTCTTAATAAAGATAATCAGTTACAATTCACAATTGAGCAAAAAGAGTTTGCAGATCACATTCAGATAGATATTAGTAATGCTCTAAATTTATTAGAGTTTAAAGCTAAATATTATATCAACTATGAGTATCCGGCAAATGATTCATATGGCTTGATGATGAAAGAAAAAAATATAGAAGGTTTAAAGCTTCTATTTTAAATACAACAGACTACTCTGTATAAGGGTAGTCTATTTGTAATGCACCATATCTACTTCCCAAGGGTAGACAGTTGTAAACCAGGAAATATGCAGTCTCAGCAATGAGAGTTAGTCCATACCATGTGGAGTGCAAAAATATCAGGTTGGTATTACAACTGAGTGCAGAGGGATATTACTGTTGTAAATACATGTGTAGATGCTTTGGCCAAAGTATAGGTTGAAATACCCTCTTTGAAAGTAGTTAATAACTAAGTCCTAATAGTTTATTAAGAAACATAGTCAAGGAAGAATAGTAGGAACTACACATTACAACAGTATTACTCTTGTCCAATAGGAACATTACCTATACATAGGACTACTGTCATATGTACTGATATGTATCAGGGATTATAACCCTGCAAGAGTACTAATTAATCTAAATAATAATCTCAAAAACCAAATCAAAATGAAAACAATTAAGTATGTAATGAGCATCAGTCTAGGACTGATAGTATTAACCTTTGTAGAAGCAATTTTAAGTTTTGGAAATGCTTTTATAGTATCTAACTACAACATAATTGGTTGGATTTTCCAAACAATAGTAATAGTATTTACTATTAGCTTATCTATTATTATTTGTAATAACTTAATAAATGAAGATGAGTTATGAAAAAGTATTACTGGACAATGGCAAATGGTCAACAGATAGATGTTGACCATATGGATGAAAATCACTTGAGAAATACTCTCAAGATGATATTGAGAAATGTAGAAGCTCAGAGAGCATTAATAGCTCAACAATCAAGAAAGAAACATCACATACAGCTTAATGGTGATATGGCACAACAGTTCCATGAAACATATTTTGCTGATCAACAAGAAGCAGATGATTTCTTTGATGATGAAGAGTTTGATTTTATGAACAAATGTTAAATAAATAACATATGACAAGAAAATCAACAACCCTTAAAGTAAAACTATCTAATGGTGAAGATAGAATTGTTATTAAATCTCCTGATTATGAAACAAGAGATGGTTATATATATTCACCAAGAAAAACAAATGATACAGGTTATGGTGTATGTTTTGAAACTTTAGATAGCGCAATAGAATTTATGTTTCAACAAGATTGTAAGCATGATATTATCACTAACAATGCTGTAAGTGAGCATAAGAACATAACTCCACTGCCGTACAAGTGCAGTATTTGCAATAAACATTTTTATACAAAACCTTATGAGTAAGATAGTATTTATTTGGTGGTTACTGAATGGAACAGTGACACCAGCAGGAGACCATGAAGGTCACAAATTATATACAATGTGGTTTAAAGATGGCAAAGTTGCCGACCACATGTATAAAGGTGAAGTTATTAACTACATCAAGACAAAAGAACTTGTCTATGATGAAACATTAGAATTTGGACATTCTATTGATGAAGAAGTATTTTATACAAATAACTAAAAACTAAAAGTTATGATTAAAAGGAAAAAACAAATACAGAAAGTAGAGGTTACAAAGTTTGTAGCCTCTTTGCCGGGTTATGAAGATTTTGATTATAAGCCAGTTATGAGAATACATAGCTGGTTTTGGAAAAGAAGTAGTACTGATTATAAAACACATGAACAATGGAAGAAGCAGAGATTAAGTACCGTTTAAACAGTATAGTATTGTATATGCACCATGTTGATAGAAATGACACATCTCCTATTGAAGCAAAAAGGGAAAAGCTAAAAGAATTAGAGATGGAGAAAATGTTTCTTGAAAGCATATTAGAGCATAGAAAGTTTATTAGGCTAATAAAAGAGATTGCAATAACATCTTTTGCAATAATGTTAGGTTTTGTTATATTTTATTTAGTTATCTATTATGGACACTGAAAGGGTTAGTATAATGTTAAATCTAGATAAAGACAATATGGCTCTTGTTATAGAAAATATAATTAACAGCAATAATGTTCTTGCTAAAAAGAAACTTATAAATGTGTTAAAGCATCATGTTATTATAGATACTAATTTATGTGGTACTATTGTTAATATTGCTGTAGGAAAAGAGATTCCGGCAGAAATCACAGTGGGTACAACTGTAAAGATTGATCCAGAAAAGACTGGTTGGTTATCATCTGATGAAAAAAATATACTTGAAGATAACAGAAAAGATGGTGAAATCTATGGTATAGTAAAAGAATTCAATGGTTATCATGGTTATTCTAATTATAAAATAGAATTTAAACAAGGTAAAACTATAGATTTAGCACACAAAGCTATTACATCTGTAAAAGATGTAGTAATATGATATTTTGTCCTGTGTGGACGCTTTTCCCAGACTAATACTAGGAGAGAGTTAATAGCTCTCTCTTACCTATTAGCTATATAATGCCATATTTTTAGGTAATATTAACTGCATTTCATTTATTATGTGATATTTTTACTTCACATTAGAAAATAGATGTTATACCAGTTACCCAACGGAAAAGTAATTAATATCTCAATTGACCAGTTTTTAGATATGACTGATCAAGATATTCAGTATCTAATGTCCGTCAATGGAGGAGATTATTGCAGTAATCCATTTACAGAATCAGCTTGTATAGATAATGTTAAAGAAAAAGCATATGACTTTGACTATCTACCTGATGATGATAATGATGACAACAACAATGACCTACCATTTGATGATATCATAGACTTAACAGAAGGTTTGGATTTATAAATGCTCCCGCATTTATTTCTTATTACACAATGAGTAGTTGTGTAATATAGTATTTCTACTCACAATCAATTTTATTTATTAATCTCAAAAAATTTAAAGAGATGGACTCAAAAGTTAAAGTTGTAGCTGATGCTACTACAGAATTGGTAATTAACCAAAGTGCTAATCCATTATTTGGATATGTAAGAGTAGTACAAACAAGAGTTGTTATGGATGACAATTCTTTTATGAAGAGAAAAGAGTTTTCTGCTCTTATTCATGGTCCTTTAGAAGACTTACAAGCAGTAGGATATCATGCAGGTATGGAATTACCTGGTAATATAGTTGTTGAAGAAAGTCTTGAGCCTTTTAATAAAAAAGGTGTAAACAAACCTAAAACAGCAGGTAGTTCTAATGTTGTTTGTACTCTTGGAGGTTTTCCAATATATAGAAGAACTAAGTACACAAATAAAACAAATGTTGAAGATATCCTTATTGCACATGATAACAAAGCTGAAGTAAAAGCTGGTTATGAAGCTACTAAAGCAAAAGCAATACAACCAAATGTTGAGTTTGATAGTGCATCAGAAGAATTTGGTTTATAGTAATTAACACAGAGCCTGTTACGGCAGGCTCTTATTTTATGATTTATTAAATGTATATGATTATGGAAAAGCTAAAACAAGACATCAAGAATTACATGCTTGCACCAAGCAAGTATCAGGAATTTGAAAAAGATAAGTATAGTCCTTATCAAAACTATTTATATAAGAGAGCTCTATATGGTTTAGACTCTCTATCTGTAGAGGAACTTAACACTATGTGCAGTAAGAAAAGGTCCCGCATTGTCAATGTTTATAACAGAGGACAGTTAGTTGTCAACAAGTATAAACATCAGGTAACCAAACAGTTAACTGATAAGTTACTTGGTTCTTTATTCCCAAATAGTTCACTTATAAGTGAAATTATTAAGTATGAAGATATTGATAACAACTACAAGAATACTCTCACATTCAAAGATTTGAGTATTGAGAAAGACCTCATTGTAGACCTGTTTATGACTGAAGGTATCTTACCTAAGAATTTCTTATCTTTGGAAAAAAACCAATAAATGAGAAAGAATGATTCTAAACCAGCATTTGCTGCAGGCGATGCTGGTTATATCCAACCAGGATTATCTAAAAAGGAATTTACAACTATTAATGTTGTCCAAGGTTTATTAGCTAGTGGTAAATGGAAAGGTATTGAAGAAGGCTTTCCTGATAGAGTCAGAGAAGTTACTGAAAATGTATTAAAACTGATAGATGAAAAAGCTTAAAGTTTGCAGTGCATGTCAGGAAGAGAAAGTTATCTGGAAAAATCATGAAGGTAATAAGTATTGTCAATACTGTTGGAGTAAAATTAAATCAGGTGAACCTGAATTTAAATCAATGATTCCTAAAGTATCTGATAAGAGAGCTAAGAAAGATGCTGAGTATCTTAAATTAAGACATAGGTTTTTAACTGAGAATAGTATGTGTAAAGTAAGTGTTGCTGGTTGTTCAAACAATGCAACAGATATTCATCATACATATGCAGGAGCTAACAGAGAAGCATTCTATTTAGTTCAATCAACCTGGTTACCAGTTTGTAGAAACTGTCATGACTGGATCCATGCTCATCCAGAAGATGCCAGAACAATGAATTATTTAAAATAATAAATATGATCACAAAAAACGATGTACAAGATATTGCAATAGCAAAAACTGATGATCATAGAAGGTGTACAATAGTATTAGGTACAGGTGTTGGTAAAACTAAAGTTGGTTTGACACATGTAGAAAGAAATACTTCACCTCTTCAAAAAGTTTTGGTTGTAGCACCAAAGAAGTCTATATTCAAATCATGGATTGATGATGCAGGTAAATTTGATAAAGCTCATTTACTTGGAAGAATTGTGTTTACTACTTATCTAAGTATAAACAAGCATGATCCTAATGATTATGATATTGTTTATTTGGATGAAGTACACAGTCTTTTGGATTCACATAGACTTTTCTTAGAGAACTACAAAGGGAAGATACTAGGTCTTACTGGTACTCCTCCTAAACACCATGGCTCTGAAAAGGGTAAAATGGTAAATGATTACTGTCCTGTTGTATATAGCTTTGAAGCTGATGATGCAGTAGAGAATAATATCTTGAATGATTACAAGATATTTGTTCATATGCTTGAGTTGTCCGATAAGAAGGAGTATTATGTGAAGAATAAAACCAGCAGTTTTGTCACCTCTGAGAAATTAAATTATCAATACTGGTCTCAAAGAGTTGAGTCCGGAGCAGGTAATATGCATATGCTTAGAGTGATGAGAATGAGGGCTCTTATGGAGTATCCTAGTAAAGAAAGATATACTAAGAAATTATTAGCAAGCATTACTCAGAAGAGTAAAGTTATTGTCTTTGCAAATACACAGGAACAAGCAGATAAATTATCTCAATACTCTTACCACAGCGGTAATACCAGAAGTGAAGAGAATTTACAGTTGTTTAAAGATAGTCAGATTAACTGTCTCTCTACTGTACATCAGTTGAGTGAAGGTGTTAATATACCTAATCTTAAACAAGGTATTATTCTTCATGCTTATGGTAATGAGAGAAAGTCTGCTCAAAGAATTGGTAGATTATTGAGACTTAATCCAGATGAGACAGCAGTAGTACATATTTTATGTTATAAAAATACTATTGATGAACATTGGGTTAAAAGTGCTCTAGAAGGTTTTGATCAAACCAAAGTAACTTACAAAACATTTAATGTAGTATACTAAAAATGGTAGATAGTCAGAAAAATTCCATAAATTATAATATGGAGAATGAAAAAACACACAAGGTAATTCTGTTTAATGATAACAAGCATGATTTCTTATATGTTATAGCTTGTTTAGTTAAATTCTGTAAGCATGATCCTCTACAAGCAGAGCAGTGTGCAATTATTGCACATTCTAAAGGCTCTGTAGATGTAGCATCTGGTAGCTTTATGGATATGTTTGAAATAAACAATTCATTAGAGAATATGCAGATGGTAAGTGAACTCACTGAGTATGCTTAAAGTAGTTTGTATTAATGACCAAAATAAGCCGGACAAAATTCCTCTTACAGAATGGCTTGTTCAAGGAGAAATATATACTGTAAGAAAGGTTGTTAATATGGCACTTATGAACAACCAAGTTGGATTTGAATTGGAGGAAGTATCTCTTTCTCCAGATTCTTTTCCGTATGAATATTATAGTGCATCACGTTTTATACCATTAGAATTATTAGAAGAATATGAAAAACACACAGTCAAAGAAGAAGAATCTGATCTCTCAATTATTTAGCAAAAAAGAAACTCCAGTAGTCTTACCTGATTACAAAGAGTATCTTACTGTTAAAATTATCAATGATAATGATGAAAGTATCACAGGTACATTAGGTATAACTGAAGAAAGAAAAAAAGAGTTATATGCATTAACAAAAGAAGGTATGGAAAACTCTGAAAACATTACTTCAATTTTTACTGATATCAGCAAGCAAATAACACATCCTAATGAACTTGCATTTGTATGTTTCTTAGTTGGTTTTAAACTTGGTAAAGAAGAAGCAGATCCTTTTCAAAGTATTATTGGTGCTATTATTAAACGCAACAATGGGCAGGATTAAAGAATTGTATAGTGAATTAATTAACTCAGGTATTACACCTGATGGATTAACTGTAGATGAAGCAGTTGCTATTTTAAAACAAAAAGAGAATGAAGAAGGAGAATACAAATCCAGACTACAATCTGATAAACAAGAAGATAGCAGAGAGACTTGAGTATTTTAACAAGTTAGCTGAAAAAGAAAGAAAGTCTAAACAAACTAAAGATACGGGGGTGAATAAGTAGCTCTAAGCTCTGCGGTTTACAACAGAGTATAGCAGGTGGGATTCCTGCAAATGGGCGGTTACTGAAATGGATCAGGTGATGATGGTTCGAGTCCATATGCTGTCCACAACTTCGCTGGTTAATGGGAGAGTTTGCATCTTGCTACTCACGTCTATGGATTATCTCTTAGGATATAAATACGGACACCAACCTCTGCAAGTTTAAACAAACTGTACTATACATTCAAAGATGGATTCCACAATAGAGTTTATCTCTATAAGATGCTGTGTAAATTGAGATATGTATAGTACCACAGACGAAGTTTACCCCGTGGGAATGTTAGGTAGTCTGTATTTGGTCGAGTAGCTCAGCTGGCTAGAGCATGTGGTGGGGAAGAAAGAGTAGGGAGTCATGACCTGAGGGTATCTTATAATTCCTGCCGCAAGGTCAGTGGTTCGAGTCCACTCTTGGCTACAAAATCCTGACATGTTGCCTTTATCTAGGCTTGAGGTTGACACTTGGAAAGACAAGCGTGAGACATCTACGTGACTGATGATTTGAATGGTGAAAACAGAGTCTAGCAATAGGCTCTGTTACTTAAAGAAATTATATGAGGATAACATTAATGTTTATTGGTATTGCTATTAGTATAAGTGTAATAGCAAGTTTTGGAGAAAGTAAAAAACTGGTAAAAGCAAAAAAGAAAATTATGATTGAAGACACTACAGAAGTAATACCTGTAGTAGACAGTACAAAGATTAACAAAGACATGCTTATTGAGTATATCCTTACGCAGGATATAGCACATCCTGAAGTTGCATACAGTATAATTATGACTGAATCTGGCATGTGCAGTAAAATATTTAAGTCTAATAACAATCTATTTGGAATGAAACAACCTGGTGTTAGACCTACAATGAGTAAAGGTCCTAAATACGGGTTTGCATCCTTTGAGAAATGGCAACATAGTGTGCTTGACTATAAATTATATTTAGAATTTGTAGGAGGTCATAAATTAACTAGAGATCAATATCTAGCACATCTGGATAGAAATTATGCTCACAGAGGGTATAGTACTTACATCAGTAAGTTTTTTGATGAGTTTTATAGTTATGCAAATAACTAAACATTTTTAAACCAAAACTTGATGAAAATGGTTGTTTAATCTTAAAATGTAAATAATATGGAACAAGAATATGTTAAAGAGAAAGAATGGGTTAAATGTACCATAGACGAAATAACATATGATTGTTATTTTAAGTATAGTTCTAGTAGACACCTAAGTAAACCGTGGGTAACTGTAACTGTAAGGAAATACGTAGCAAAAAAATGGTGGTTCTTAAAATGGAATATTGAAGAATTTATGTGCACTGACTCTCCAGGAATTCGTGTAGGACAATATAGACTTATTAATGATAATTTCTATTTCAAATCAGAATATATTAAGGATTGGGTTAATGGTGCATTGAGTAAAAGAGAAACTAAAATACTTCAAACTAAGTTCCAAAAAGAAGAAGAGAAAAAACTTAAAGTGGTTAAAGAAATATGAAAGCAAAATTAATTAAAGTTGATGATATTTACACCTTAATGAATGGTGATAAAATGATTGCATTGTCTGATTCAGATTTTCAAACTGATTATGAGGTAATGAAACTATCCAAACAAAACTGTGATGAGATATTTGGTGTTGTTGATGTTGAGAAACTGGCTGAAAGTCATGCAGAAGAATGTTATGAACGAAATGGAGACCCCCTTGAAGAGTCATATTTTGAAAATAGAAAGTATAACTTTAAAAAAGGTTTCAACAAAGCAATGGAACTTAATAAAGACAAGTTGTTTACTTTGGAGGATATGAAAGCAATATTTGTATTTGGTCATCAGGTTGGGATGAATACTATATTAGCAATTCAATCTCAACATTCTCCTCAACCATCACCAAAACCAGATTCAGATAAATTAAGAGATAAGGTTATCCAATCACTACAACAACCAAAAGAAATAGAGGTTGATATTAAGATGGAACCTTGTTACTATGACCAATCATTAGGTGCATTCTCAACCTCATATACTGAAGACAAACCAAAAGAACAACCCAAATTAGATAAGAATGGTTGTTTAATACTTAAAAAGTTGTGATATGGAAAACTATTTTAAATGTCAATGTGGTTCTGAAACATTTGTTAGAACTTACAATGTTTGGAATGAAACTATTAAGGTAAAAGTTACCAAAGAAGATGGTGAGGAATTTTGGGATGTTGAAGAACTTGGCAAGGAAAAAGATCATTTAGTTGGTTATATGTGTGCAGAATGTAGACAAGATAATGATGAACTGAATGATGGTTTATAAATTAAAAAAAGAAATAAGATGGAAAATGGAAAAGAAGCTGCATTTGCAACAGTATATAATGAAGGATTAACAAAGCGTGAATACTTTGCTGGATTGGCAATGCAAGGATGGATATCTTGCCAACATGATGGATTTACAGGAGATGAATTTACAATTGCTACAAGAGCTGTTAGATGTGCAGATGCTTTATTAGCAGAGTTAGAAAATAATAAAGAAATAAAATGAAAGAGCACTTTGTAAATTATAACCAAGCATTAGCTTTGAAGGAGTTAGGTTTTGATGAACCTTGTATAGCTTTTTATAGTGAAAAAGTATTAACCTTCCATACACATGGAATAGACCCTCACTTTATTTTCAAAAAAAATTCAGAACTATGGGGTTCACCTTCAGCACCACTCAAATCACAAGTCTTCAAGTGGTTTAGAGATGAACATAGTTTAGCAACTAGAATTGATGACTTTTATACAGATGGTAAACTTAGGTTTGATTATAGCGTTAGAGTTATAGGATCTCAAGAAGATGATCCACAAGGTATATTTATATCACATGAAGAAGCTGAATCAGAATGCATAGATAAGTTAATATCAATCTTAAAAGAAAGAAAAGCATGAGAAAACTACTTATCCTAGTAACATTAGCATTAACAAGTTGTGTTACTAGCAATCAAGAAAAAGACATCAGAATTTATTATCAAGATGGTACTATTGAAGATTTAACAGTTAGTACTAAAGATGGATACCGTAATCAAATTGGTGGTAAGGAAGCAACCATTTACTTTCATGATGGGTGTTTATACAAAGACCATCATGAGTCAAAGTATGAAGCTAACTTCACTGGTTGTATTAGATGTGGTGTAAAAAATTATGATGTGTTAGAAGTAAGAACCCTTAAAGAAGAATAAGATGAAAAACATACATATACTCCCAACAGACCAACCAAGTAGGTTGCATCTTTGGACTGATGAAAATGGAATGAGATTAGCATTATGTGAATTAGAATATTCACATACAAGAAATACTCAAAATTTGTACATCACTTCTGATGAAGAGATTAAAGGAAAAGAATGGTTTTTAGATTTAAGAGATAACTTTCTATTTCAAAACCAAGTTGCTGAATCTATGAGTAAGGTTTTATTTCCTAATTGCAAAAAAATAATCCTAACAACAGACCCAACCCTAATTGCAGATGGTGTTCAAGCCATTGATGATGAGTTCTTGGAATGGTTTGTTAAGAATCCAAGTTGTGAAAAGGTAAAGGTTAGTGAGTTGAGGTTTTTTGACCCTGATACTAATAAATCAGCACACTGCAAATGGGAATATGATTTACCACAAGAAGAACCTAAACAAGAGAAAGAAGAAGAATACTTTAAACATCTTGAAAAAGATAAAAAAGAATTTGCTGAAGAGTGGGAAGAGATTAGACAAGAATTTCTACTTTTTGATAAAGAAAGAGCTAATACAATAACTAGTAAAGGTCAAAAAACAGTTAGAGAATTACAGAATACCATTCAACAAGAAACATTAGAAGAAGCTGCTAAAGAATTTTATCCACCTACAACTACAGATTTAATATGCTCTCCAAAATTAGTTAGAGATGCATTTGTAGCAGGTGGTAAGCACATGGCTGAAAGAATGTATAGTGAGCAAATAGAACTAATTAATTGGTTACAACAATCATTAACCTCTAAAAAATTTTACTCTACAGATGCAGAAGATTTAATTGAACAATTTAAAAAGAAATAGTATGAAAACAGCAGTAGAATGGTTATGGGATAAATTAGAATGTCTTATTCCTGCCGAATGTCAAGAAGCATATGTAAAAGCCAAAGAAATGGAAAAAAAGCAATCTGAAAAAATGTATAGTGAAGAAGATTTAAGACAAGCTTTCAGAGATGGTCAAAGTAATATGCATTACTCAGATATCTTTGGTCTTGATAGTTCATTAACTGAACAACAATGGTTTGAAAACTTTAAAAAGAAATAGTATGGCAAAAATACCAACAGCAGAAAAGTATTTACAGGGGAGTGAAACTTATGATAAAGATTATCCAACAATTTCTTTGTACGATGCAGAACAAAGGATGATTGAGTTTGCTAAACTTCATGTAGAAGCTGCATTGAAAGAAGCAAGTGAGAAAGCTAAAACTAAAATGGAATGGTGGACTGATTTAGGTGGGGGTGAACATGAAGAGGTAACAGTAAATAAGAATTCAATTAAAAAGAGTTATTCATTAGATAATATTAAGTAGTATGGAAAAGCACTTTGCAACATATAACCAAGCCTTAGCTTTGAAAGATTTAGGGTTTGATGAGGATTGTTTAGGTAGATGGTTAGCAATTACAGAATGGGAAAAACCAACAGGTGAAATTAAACTACAGTTAGGAGTGAAAGTAGAAGATTATGATAAAAATCAATGCTTAGCACCACTTAAATCACAAGTGTTTGAATGGTTTAGAGAGAAACATGGTTTAGGTCACATGATTAATGGTATGGGTTATGAAACCTTTATTGTGAACATAGGTGGTATACAACATGTTTTTAATTCTTTTAACTTTAAAACATATCAAGAAGCTGAATCAGCTTGTATTGATAAACTAATTGAATCATGCCATGACAAATGATGTACCCTTGCTGTTTCAAAAAACAGTTCTGCAAGTAGAATATAGAACTCTATCAAGAGTAAGAGACCAGTTCCCAAAGAAATCCAATCACAAGGCTGTTTCCTATATTGAAGTTCAATTAACAAGAGTTCTTAATGAGCTAGATGAAATTAATAAACAGTTGTTAAATCATGGAAGGTAAATTAATTAAATTAGAAGAAAGTAAATACACTCTTGTTTACAAAGAAGGTAATATAGCTTGGGAAAATAATCCAGCATTTGATGGAAAACTATCACTCAAAAACTGTGAAGCAATAGCTAATGGTTATGATTTGGATGAGCTGGTTAAAGAACAATATCCTATTGATGAACCATCATTTAAAAGAGGGTTTAAATTAGCACTTGAAATTCTTGGTGATAAGAAGTTTACTGAGAAAGAATTAACTATGTTGTTTGCATATGGACATCAAATTGGAATGAATGATGTTTTGGCTATACAATCACAACACTCACCACAACCAATGCCTAAGCCAGATTCAGATAAATTAAGAGATGAACTTATCCAATCACTACAACAAACTGAATGGGATGTTGAGATTGAGATGTGGTTTCATGGTACAAGACATAAGAAGGGAGAATGGATTCCAAAACTTGATGCAGATGGTTGTTTAATTTTAAAAAGAAAGTAGCATGAAAGCAAAGTTTGAATTTGATTTTAATGAGCCTGGTGATGCAATGGATCACAAAAGAATGACTAAAGCACTTGACATGGCTTTAGTATTATGGGAGCTTAAACATAATGCTCATATAAAGATTCTTGAAAGTCTTGATTACATGAAAGAAGATAAGCCTGAAACTGCATATGATGGTATCAACTTAGTATTTAAAATGATACAACAGCTTATGGAAGAGCATGGTCTTAACATGGATGATTTAGTAGAATAATTTATGGAACAAGAAGATCCTGCTTATAACACAAAGTACCGCAGATACAGTACAGTATCACTTTTAAAAATGCTTTTCAAGCTTGACCAAGATTCTGATTTGCATCATATTATAATGATTATTCTTAAAAACAGAACTAACTGCGATCATTATAGCAAAGAAGCACAGTCATACTTAGAAAAGCAAAAAGAACTAAGACTAAAAGCTTATAGAGTACACTTTGGTTCAAAGGATGAAGCTTACTTTACAGAAGAAGAAATGCTAAAAGAGTATGTAGAACCTACTTATGAAGAGTTAAGTCCTGTAGAACAGAAGCTGTATGAATATGATGATGAAGTATTTTACCCTGAAAATTATTTCCATGAATAAAGAAGACAGAAAATCAGATTATGTGTGTTCAGGTTGTGGGGTAAAGTACCTCACAAAAGAGCAAAAGAAAGAAAACAGAGTGTGTACTTTTTTTCTTGATACATGTGGGTTATGTGGTAAGCAAGAAGCTGTTACACACATTAGAAACTATAACTATTTAAACAAAAAAGAGTTATGACAGCAGTAGAATGGTTATTAGAAAATCTAATATCTGAACCATATTCAGAAACAGACTTTAAACATAATTCAGAATTTTGGGATAAAGCCAAAGAAATGGAGAAGGAACAACATAAAAAAACTTGGAGTGAAGGTATGTTTTGTGAAACAGGAGACATACAGGCATTTGAACAATATTACAATGAAACATTTAAATCAGAATAAGATGATAAGCACAATTGGAAGACAAGATGTAATGCTGGTAGCATCCAGTATTAAAAAGAATCTTACTGAACAGCAAATAGGTCAGGTGTTGTCTATGTACAACCATGAAGAAGAGTCTGACCCTACAGCAACATGGAATCTTATAGTAGAAAACTGTATATACCAAGTTATTGATGATAAGAAAATTGTTCAGTAAAGTAATTGAAAGGATTCATTTATTTTTAATATTAATCATATATGGCCACGAATGATATAAAAGAAGATGTTGCTAAAGAATTACTTTATTTAACAAAAGATCTTCTTAGAGATCATACTAGTATATCTCAATGGTTAAATTCTGATATAAATTATATTTTATTTAAGCATCAAGTAAATATGACAAGACCAAGATATGACTTTCTTAATAAGAAAGAATGGTTGTTTGTATATAAGCTTGAGCTTAATTTACTGCAGTTCTTAGAAATAATTTCTCAAGAAGAAAATAATAGAATTTTTGAAATGCTTTCAGCTAGTGAAGATGATATTTACATAGCTGTTTTAAGTTTAAAACAGTTTTGGAAGATCCGAAGAGATAATCATCCTATTTTACTAGGTAACCAGATTTCTAAAGAAGACTATGCATCTAAGATTGCAACACCGGAATTAATGATGTTTAAAATGAAACACAAATTATGACAGAGCAAGTATTAATAAATGCAGGATTTACTAAAAGAATTGTTACAAAAGAAGAAAGTGGAAATGAAGAAGACTTTTATTACTATTTTCTTGATGTATTAGATGGTATTACATTAGTATCTGATGCTACTGTAGAGATTGATGGAGATAACTGGACTGTAGACTGTTTTGAAATAGATAACATACTTATTACAGAAGCAGGTCAATTGTTTAATTTTCTTGAAACTATGAAAATATGTACACGGGCAAATTAGTAAAGAAAGAAGGTAAATTAACTTATGCACATCCAAAGGATAAGTTAGCCTATGAATTGTTTGTACAAAAGCTTTCTGAAGGTCAGGAAGTAGAAATGTATATTGATCTAGCTAATGCAGATCATAGTAGAGCACAAATTAATAAAGTGCATGCTTGTATTAGAGAGTTGGCCAAAGAATCTGGCTATACTTTTGAAGAAATGAAGAAGATTGTGAAAGAAAGATCTGGTCTTTGCTACACAGACTCAGAAGGTGAGTTTTGCAAATCATTTGCAGAGTGTACCAAAGACCAGTTAATGTTAGCTATTGAAGCTTGTATTGAAATAGGAGTTGAACTGAATGTTAATCTTCAGTAGGAGCAACATATCCCTCATCCGTTGGCTCCAAGATTTCTTTCTCAACAGTTAAGTTTTGCTTTTCAGCTTGTGTTTCAATTTCAGCAATCATTAAACCTATTGTTTGTAGATTCCTTTGAGCTTCATTTATCTGATCATAAGGTTTTTCAAAACTGTCTTTGATATACTGAGGATCTTTATTCTCATTTAACAGTTGATGAGTTAATGAATAAGCCAGGTTTTTAACCATAAAGTAGTATGTTTTATTAACTACTATATTTACTAGAGCATCATCTTTAAGTTCTTTTACTTTAATCATGTTGGTTGTTTTTAAAATACATTTGTAAAATTATGAAAGAAAAACTAGAATTAGACAAAATTGTAGACAAATTATATGAGGATTTAATTCCTTCTGGATGGGCCAGAGTTTTGAGATCTTTTATGTATAGTTCTGATTTCAAAAACATACTTCAAACACTTGCACAAGAAAGTTCTTTAGATAAAAGATTTACTCCTCCTTTAAGAGATGTATTTAGAGCTTTTAAAGAATGTCCTTATGAAGAACTTAAAGTTGTTATTGTAGGTCAAGATCCATATCCAACTATTGATGTAGCTGATGGTATTGCATTTAGCTGCAGTAAAACAATGAAGTTACAACCAAGTTTAAAGTTTATGTTATCTGAAGTAAACAGAACTGTTTATAATGGAGAACCTATTAGCAACAGTCCGGATTTAACTAGATGGGCAAATCAAGGTATACTTATGCTTAATACAGCTCTGACAACTCAAATAAATAAAGTTGGTATGCATTATAATATATGGAAACCATTCTTAAATTATCTTTTTGATTTCTTATCAAATTATAATAATGGATTGGTGTATATTTACATGGGGAAAGAAGCAAGTACTTGGGCAGATAGTGTAAATGACAATTGTTATAAGCTATTCTGTGCTCATCCGGCATCTGCTGTTTATAACAAATTCAGAAGTTGGGACTCTAAAGATGTATTTCCTACAGCACAAAAAATTGTAAAAGAAAACTATAACTATTCAATTAATTGGTAATGGAAGAGATATTCAACAGACTCATAACTGCAGAATTAATGCCCAATACATATTACATGCTCTTTTGCTTAAAAGAGAAAGTAATACCTAACAAATTCATCAATAAAGAACTAGAACTCAGTAGATTACAAGCTAATGGTTGGGTTACTAAAGATTTGGTTTTAACAGCAAAAAGTCTTATCTTTATTGATGAAATCAACAGTTTCTTTAAGAAAACCAAGAAGAAAACTATAAGTGCATTGATGGGTGATTCCTATATGGAAAACATAACTTTATATTTAGAAGTGTTTCCAAATAGAAAACTTAACTCAGGTAAACCTGCCAGAGTAAATGCTAAAAACTTAGAGGCTCCTTTCAAATGGTTTTTTGAGACTTATGATTATGATTGGGAAACAATATTACAAGCAACTGAAAAATATGTATCTGAGTATGAATTGAAAAGGTTTGAGTATATGAGAAATTCACAGTATTTTATCCGTAAGCAAAATTTGGATAAATCTTTTGAGTCAGACTTGGCTACATACTGTGAACTAGTAGCATCTGGTGCAGATGAAGTTCCTACTTATTTCAGGGACAACATAGTGTGATCAATTTTTAAAATCCACATATGTCAAATTTATTTAATGGAGCAAGACCTTTACTACCTGTTAGTGAAAGGCAGTCCGTAGAAAAAGCTATCTATAAAATTAGAGCTAGGAGACAGGGTACATTAAAATCCCTAAAGAGTGCTTGGCCTAAATTTAATGATGCTTTCTGTGATGGTCTTGAATGGAGAACAATTACCGTGGTTGGTGCCAGACCTGGAACAGGTAAAACTTTATTTATGGAACAGCTAATTAGCGATATAATTGCTAACAATAGTGACCAGTATTTTAGAGTTTTGAAGTTTCAGATGGAGATGGTTGATGAAACCAGCGGTGTTAGAAAACTGAGTCTGATTACAAGTGCTGATTACAACACATTAATGAGTAAGGACGGAAAACTTGTAGATAAAAGAATCTATGATGAGTGTGTCAAATTTTACCAAAACATGCAAGCAACAGACAGAATTAATGTTGTCTATGATGCTTGTACAGTAGATGAGATGTGTGCTACTATACACTATGAAATGGAAAAGTATAAGACTGAAGACGGTACTTATAATAACATGCTAGTTGCTATAGATCACTCAGCTTTATTTAAAGTTGGTAAGGGACAGAAAGACAAATTTGAAATGCTAGGAAGCTTAGGTGAGGCTCTCACTATGATGAAAAAGAAATATCCTATAGCATTTATTGTCTTGAGTCAGTTGAACAGAAACATAGATGACATTAAGAGACAAGAAGAAGGTACTTATGGTAATTATGTGTTAGATTCTGATATTTACGGGTCTGATGCTTTATTACAACATGCTGACGTGGTTATGGGTATTAATAAACCTTCTGTAAGAAAGTTAAGGTTATATGGTCCGGAAAAATTTATTATTGCGGATGAAGATATCTTAGTGTTTCACTTCCTTAAATCAAGGAATGGTACTACTAGGATTAGCTTCTTTAGACTTGACAGAACTTTAATGAGGATTGTAGAAGTTCCTACTCCACCAACAGCAACTAAACCAAAAATTTCAACAACATGAGTGTTACAATTAGAAAAACAAGAGAAAAAGAATTCTATGTGCAACACATAGAAACCTTTAAGAGGCTTGGTCTACCAGATCCGGCATTCTTAATTAAAACTGCTTTTTTCCAAAAAGGTAAGTATGGAAGACAAGTTCAATTTTTTGAGTCTGAGCTAAGTAAAGGTGAAGATTTATATATTGAGCTGTATGACAATGTAACTGATGCTTCAGGTACTGTTGTGGATGTAAAACCTTTTTATGAACATAGACAGTTGTTTAAGTACAGATACAACCCTTTCTTTTCTGAAGAGTATGATAAGAAAAGTGGTACATCTTCTACAGGATCTGATTATTCATTATTTACTGTACCATTACAAGAAATGATGGCTGTTAATCCTGACGGAAGTGCAATAACATTTAGTTTGTTTGAGAAAAGACTTACTGAGGTTGAAGAAAAGAAGAAAAGTGATTTTGATATGGATCTACCTAGACTTCAGAATTCTTTAGTTGATAACAATGACTTTCCAGATTTTACTGAAGGTATAAAAGAAAAAGTTGCTTTGATACCTAAACCTGTAAATGTTATTCCTGATATATTATATTCTGAAATGACTATTGCAGATTATGCAGCAATTATGTGGAAAAAACCTGTAAGTAATAAACAGTGGTTAAATGAATTAATTACTAAACAATGAGTATAGTACTTCCTACTACAAAGGTAAAAGCTCAAAGAGCTAATCCTAAAAGATTGGTTATCTATTCAAAGCCTAAAACAGGTAAAACTACTTGTTATGCGGGTTTAGAAAGTAATCTTATCTTAGACTTAGAACAAGGTACAGATTTTATTGAAGCACTTAAAGTTCCAATTAATAGTTTACAAGAGTTATTGGATACTGGTAAGGCTATTAGAGAAGCTAATAAACCTTACAAGTACATTACAATAGATACTGTAACAGCATTGGAAGAAATGATTCACCCGCTTGCTGTGAAATTATACAAAAGCACATCAATGGGTAAAAATTATGATGGTGATAATGTTACTACTTTACCAAATGGTGCAGGTTATTTGTATATTCGCCAAGCTTTTTTCCAGGTGCTTGATTTTGTAGATACACTAGCTGATCATGTGATCCTTTCTGGACACATTAAAGATAAGCAAGTTGATGATAAAGGTGAGATGGTAATGGCAGCAAATATAGATTTGTCAGGTAAACTGAAATCTTTAGTTTGTGCTAATGCAGATGCGATTGGTTACATGTACAGAAAAGGTTCTAAAACTATATTAAATTTTAAGACTAATGATGAAGTAACTTGTGGTGCAAGACCAGATCACTTGAGAAATAAAGAAATAGTAATTGCTGATTCTAGTGAAGGACCTTTGAAAGTGTCTTGGGATGAAGTATATATTTAAAAAGTAAGTTTAACAATTAAAAAGTAAAAAAAAGATGGCTTTAAGTACAACTGATTTAGGAACAGGCTCAGGGATGCCTAAAACAATTACACCAGGTAATCATGTTTTAAAAATTAACTCTGTTACATTAGAAGATTTTACATTTATTGAAGGTGCATACCACTTAATGTTGAATGTAGAAACTCCTCCTATGGATGACTTTGAAGGTTTTATGATTGACAAAGATGATGAAAGCAAAGGACGCTATGCAGGTCAAATTGGTAGAGTAAAGGCAAGCCAATATGCATTTGCTGATGGTGAAACTAAATCTGGAATTAAAATTCAAAGAGATAGATCTATCATGATCTTCTTGAAGAACTTAGCTCATACATTTGAGATTGATGAGTGGTTTATTTCTCAAGATAACAAGTTTGATACAATTGAAGACTTTGTTAAAAACTTCAGTGAGAATGCTCCTATCAAAGATAAATATCTTAAATGGTGTGTAGGTGGTAAAGAGTATATGGGTAAAACTGGTTACACTAACTATGATATGTATTTACCAAAAGCAGAGAACAACAAATATGCATTTGCTGCTCTTGAAGGAGGTAAAAACTTAGAGTATAATGAGGCTAAACACCTTAAAAAGCTTGAAGTAACTGAGAAAAAAGAATTTGGAGGACAAGATGATGATTTCTCTGTTCCAAGTAAAAATGCTGCAGACTTCAGCTTAGATTAAAAGTAAATAACTTTTGAGAAAGGGAGTCTCAGTGCTCCCTTTTTTATTCTAAAATTTTTAGTTATGATTTCAACTAAAGGACTAATTTCTGACTTGAATCAAGTTCCTACAGAATGGATCTTTGAGTTCTATTTAAATCTTACAGAAAAATTAACCGGACAAGATCTTAAAATCAAATCAGTATTTGTTAAAGAGAATACTCCATCATTTTGTATTTATCCTGATAAGATGGGTAAATATAGATTTAAGGATTTTTCTTCTGGTAAATCTGGTGATGCAATAGAGCTTGTAATGATTTATCATAATCTTGAATCAAGAGGTATTGCTGTTAGAAAAATTATGGATGATTATTCCATATATGTTTCTAGACATGACATTACACCAAGAGAATATGTAGCTGAAAGTAGATATGAAGTTTCTGATTATGAAATAAGACACTGGAATAATCTTGATCAGGATTTCTGGATGGGTTACAAAATTTCTTCTAGATTACTAAAAGAATATAATGTTCAACCATTACAGTATTTCATCTTGAGTAAAACAGATAATGCTGGTGAGGTAAAGGAATTAAGATTTGAGAATCAATATACTTATGGTTATTTTAGAAAAGATGGTACTCTGTATAAGATATATCAGCCTAAAAATAAGAAAAGTAAATTTATCAAAGTCTCTGATTATATTCAGGGTTCTGAGCAGGTTAACTTTGATTGTAAGTATCTTATTCTTACCAAATCTCTGAAGGATATCATGTCTTTTAAGACTCTTGGTATTGGTAATGCTGAAGCTATTGCTCCGGATAGTGAAAACACTGTTATTGCAGAAGGTATTATGAAAAAGTATATGCATAAATATGCTAAGATCATAGTACTCTTTGACAATGATGAGCCCGGTATTGAAGCTTCTAAAGCATATCAGAAGAGATATGGTTTTGATTACTTGATACTACCCTTTGAGAAGGATATCTCTGACACTGTAAAAGCTAGAGGTGTTCAAGAAACAAGAAACATTGTGTTTAATCTAATAAAAAGTAAATTATGAAAGATTCTGCAGAATGGATCTATGAAGGTAAAGAGTTTAAAGACTCTCATATACCTGAAGGTGCAATAGGTTTTGTTTATATTATGTCAGCTATAATAGATGGTAGGTCTTTTATGTACATAGGAAAGAAAAACTTCTTTGCAAATATCAAAAGATCCTTGGGTAAGAAAGCTCTGGCGGTCAGTACTGATAAAAGGTTGAAGAAATATAAAATGGTAATACAACCAAATTTTAGAAACTATTTTAGCAGTAATATGATTCTTAAAGAAGCACATAAACAAGGAGTAAGTATTAAAAGAGAAATACTTAAAATATGTTTTTCAGCTAGAGAACTTACTTATCAAGAAACTAAACATCAATTTGTGTATGAAGTACTTGAAAAAGAGGAGTTTCTGAATGGGAATATTCTAGGTAGATTTTATAAAATAAAATAGTTATGAAAATAGCAATGTATGACCTTGAAGGTTATTTATTAGAAGTGTTTGATGTACAAACATTTGCTGAATTAGAAAAACAGTTAGATATTTATAAAAGTGCTATATCCAGATGTACAGCAGGATTAATTATTAGTACCAATAATAGACAGTTCAGAAAGTTTTCAGAAAAATCTAGAATTCCTAACAAAATAGGAGATGTATCACAAATGGGATTAACTTTTGCAAAGCCAGTTCATAAATACTACAAAGGAAAATATATATGTAGTTATGATTCAAGTAAACTTGCAGCTAAAGCAAATGGAATATTTGACACCAACATAAATAAATGTTGTCAAGGTTTACAGCAATCAACAGGTGGTTTTGAATGGAAATATGCAAATTAATATGAAAACACTTAGACGCATTTACAGGTATTTAGCTTTTATTGAAAAGCATGTAAGAAAATGTAGAGAGAAGTCTCTATTTGGTAAAATGTAAAAAAAAAGACTGATGGAAAAAGTAAAATTTGGAAAAGAAGAATGTAAGAATCTGATTGCAATGATTAATTCTCCTGATGAAACTAATTCTTATTTAGCACATACAATTATTGACTCTTTAGACATTGAAGAGAATATGTTCTGGATTTTTATGGTTTTTATCTTTTCTGGTAAAAATGAAGCTTATTGGGAAAAAACTAAATTTCATAAAGTATTATACATAGAATTAGGTTATACTTTTTCTATGTGCTTTACTGATAAACAGAAAGTACTTAATGTTATAGAATACTTTAAGGTTTGTCCTGATTACAATGAGTGTATAATTTTTTATTTTGAAATGTATGTAGAAACTGTAAAAACTAAACTTGAAAAATTTGGTTTTGAATTTAAAGGAGATCTGAAAATAGTAAAAAAGTAAGGGCTTATGAATAAAGTAGATTTACTAAGCAAGGCCATCAAGGACCTTATGCTTAAAGAGCCATATTATGGCTATTTTCTAATACAGCTGAATAAGCATTGGAGAGATGATATTCCGACAGCAGGTGTAAGCAAGAATGGTATTAACTACCAATTGGCCATAAATGAAAATTTCTGGGTCAATACACTTACAGACCAACATAGGTTGGGTATCATGAAACATGAATTGTTACATATTGCTTTTGGACACTTAACAGCTTATCACGGATATGCTGATAAGAGAATGGCCAATGTTGCAATGGACATGGAGATTAACCAGTATATAGAAGATACATGGTTACCCGGTGGTGAATATACCACAGATGAATATACAGCTCTTAAAGAGACTGTAATGGCTGAATATAAACAAGCCAAAGATTCTGGTTCTACGGAAGAAGAATTGAAACAAATTGAAGCTAAAATACCTATGAGAGGTATAATTATTGATGATTATCATGAGTTAAACCTTGATAGAAAAGCAGGTACTAAATACTACTATAAGAAGCTGAAGGATGCACAGGAGCAAAAAGAGCAAACAGGTAGTTCAGGTTCTGAAGCCCTTGACCAATTACTTGACCAAATGGAACAAGGAATGGGTACAGGCTCTGAACATGATACATGGGAAGAATTTGATAATATTAGTGAGACAGAGCAAAAGCTTATGGACCGCCAAATTCAAAGAATTCTTACTGAAGCTAAAGACCAGACTGAAAAGAAAAGAGGTACTGTTCCTGGTGAGATGTCAGATTTGATAAAAGTAGAACAAATTGTAAAACAAAAATTTGATTGGAAAGGTTATGTCAGAAGATTTACTGGTACAAGTACAAAAGTATTTACCAAGAAACTTCAGAGAAAGGAAAACAAAAGATTTCCGGCTTTTCCAGGTCTAAAAATTAAAATGCGTCAGCATATTTTGTTGGCCATTGACACTTCAGGTTCAGTAAGTAATGATGAGCTTAAAGAATTCATGAATGAGATTCAACACATTCATAAAACTGGAGTAGATATAACTATCATACAATGTGACACCAAAATCAAAAGCATTGAAGCCTATAAAGGCAAGAATGATTTGAACATTGTAGGTAGAGGTGGGACTGAATTTGATCCCGTCCTAGAGTATTATGATGCTAACATCAGAAAGTATACAAGTTTGATATATTTTACTGATGGTGAGTGTTACACTAGTATAAAGCCAAAAGGCAAAGTATTGTGGGTATTATCTGAAAGATCACATCTGAACACAGCATTACCAGGCAAAGTTATTAAGTTAGAGTTATAAAAAATTAAAAAAGAAAAGTTATGAGCCAAGTTCAATTAAACCTAGATGAGTTAAAAGATTTCGTAAAGTATATGGTTGTTAATAACCAACACATTCAAAGCTTAGGTAAAGTACCTGTAGCTGTTAATATTGAGGGTGATGCAGGTTTGGGTAAAACTTCATCAGTAAAACAATTAGCTGCAGAGCTTAACATGGATATTATTAGATTAAACTTAGCAGAGTTTGAGGAATTGGGTGATTTAGTAGGTTTTCCTGTTAAAGAATTTGAGATTTCAAATGCAGAAGGTAAAACTACCTGGATTAATGAGCATCAGATTGATGCAGCAATGAAGAAAGGTTACAAAGTAATCAATAAAAGAATGTCACATGCTGCTCCTGAATGGATTCAGGGTAAGAAAGAAGGTGGATTCTTGATTCTTGATGACTATACCAGAGCTGACCACAGATTTATGCAAGCTACCATGACTTTGATTGATGAGCAAGCATATGCTTCTTGGAAATTACCTAAGAACTGGCATATCTTGTTAACTACTAATCCAGACAATGGTGATTATAATGTTACTTCTTTAGATATTGCTCAAAAGACCAGATTTATTTCTACAGAAGTAAAATTTGATGCAGGTATATGGGCTAAATGGGCTGAGAAGTCTCAAATAGATAGTAGATGTATTAACTTCTTATTGATGAATCCTGAGTTAGTTTCTCAAAGAATTAATCCAAGGATGATTACTACATTCTTTAACTCTATCAGTTCTATTCAAGATTTCTCTAAACAATTACCAATTATTCAAATGATTGGTGAGGGTTCTGTAGGTCCTGACTTTGCATCTATGTTTACTATGTTTATCAATAACAAACTAGATAAGATTATTGGTCCTAAAGATATCTTTGAGAAAGATGAGCAGTATGTGTTAAACACACTTAAACATGCTATAGGAGAAGGTGATGACTTCCGTGCTGATTTATCTAGTGTAGTTGCAACAAGAATTGTTAACTATGGTTTGACTCATGCAGAGAAGAATCCTGTTACTAAAGCAATGACTGATAGAATTATCAAATTAACTACTGAATGTGATTCTTTTACTGATGACTTGAGATACTATGTCATCAAAGAATTAATCAATGGTAACAAGGTTAAATTTGCTCCATTGATGATGAATGCTAATGTAGTAAAGATGTCTGTTAAATAATCAGGACTATTCAGTTCCCTGTAAAAAAAGTTAACTTAATTATTAACCGGGATAGGGGAGGATTATTCCCCTATCTTCTTTTATATTAAAAAAATGATAGCAAAAATTTTTGTAAGCATAAGTCAGGGTAAGTTGTCTCATAAACTTATACATTTAATACCTTGTACAGAAAAATTATTTAATCTTGTAGATATTGATTATACCCCTACTAAAGGAGATAAGTTATATTTATTACCTGGTGTTGAATTACCTAGAACAAAACTTAAAGCCTTCAATGATGAATATGGAACAAAAAGTGTAAGAGATGCTAATACTGCTAATTATATTTTTGCTTCTGCTAAAACACATCATGAATACTATAAAACTAATAATGGTACAAGTTGGTACTATTCTTTAAGTAAAAGTGAGTTTAGTAAAATAGAACCTTATTTAAGTTCATATTTTTATATTGATCCTACACAAATTTCAGATTTAAAAGATGTAATAGATGCCTATACTACTTTGCATGGTGAAGAAGAATGTAAAATTTATTATAATTGGAACACAGTTAATGAACTAAGAGATCTTGTAAATAAGAAAAAACTTGATTTACCTACTAATTATGATGATTCTGAATCATTTTATGAAGTTCATCCTGATTTTATTGAAGAAGTTGAGCTTTTACAAACAAAAACAATTTATGATGTATCAGGTTTAATTGCTGCAATCAGTTCAAAGAATGTGATTATTGATTATGAAATGTTTGGTCAATTAAAAAACATGTTTGAGAGTGGTGATAGAGACAATCATGTTTTGGCTATGGAAATTATGGCTAATTCAAATATTGTAGAAAGTTTACTTTTCTTAGAAATGTTGTTTAAAGAACATAGTTACACAATGTATGAGTGTCATACAAGAAACCATGTAAACTTTAAAAGTTTATGTTCTATGATAAATAAAAATAAATATAGATTCTCAACTGAGTTAGATGATGTGGTTAAGTCTTTAATTTCTTTCAATGTGTTGACTGCTGATAAGTTAAATCTTTTAATGAGACACTATAATAAAGAAATTATGCAACGTGGGGATAGTGGATATTTTAAAGTAAAAACAATAACTGTATGTGATAATCTACTTCAATTATTAAATCAAAACTATACATATGGTATAATTGAGGACTTTGAACCTGTTGTAGTAGAAGAAGAAACTGTTGAAGAAGAAGTTGTAAACACTGAAAGTTTAAACATAGAAAGTGTAACTGAAGAAGTTATTGAAGAAGAAGTATCTTTTTTATTAGAAGATGTAAATGCAATTTCTGAATCTGAAGAAACAGTAAGAGTAATAGAAACAGTAAGAGAAGAAGAACTCTTACCGTTTGTAGAAGATACAACTGAGGCTATTACAGATACAGAAGAACAATTAGATATTAACCCAACAACAACAGAAGAAAATGGAGAGTCAGAAATTGATTGGTTCTAATGAAGAGCTTGAGAAGTTCTATAAGAAGAAGTTTTATTTTAGCTACAGTGGAATAAATAAGTTATTATTCTCACCGGTAGTTTTTTACAACCATTATGTTTTAAATCAAAGAGAGGACTCTACAGACGCGCACCTAGTTGCAGGGCGCGTTCTGCATTGTCTACTATTTGAAGAAGAAAAGTTTGATGAAAACTTTTTAGAGTTACCTGGCAAGATGCCTACAGATAGCCAAAGAAAAATTATCAGTGATTTGTTTAAGATTCACATGTCAATTGGAAATAGTTCCTTATCTTTGGAAGACTACTCCCAAGATATTCTCAACCTACTTCTCACAGCTAATCTCTACCAATCTCTCAAAACAGATCAGCAAAGACTTGATAAGATTCTTACAGAAGAGAACAAAACTTATTTTGACTTCTTGAAAAACAGTATTGGTAAAACAGTTGTGGATCAAGAAACTCTGAGTGGCTGCAGAGCACAAATTGAGATACTAAGAAGCAATAAAGATGTCAGAGCTTTATTACAATTAGATAGGTCTCCTGAAGATGATCACCTTATTATCCAGAGTGAGTTGCATTTAGAGTATGATAACCCTAAATTAAGCTTTGGTTTTCATGGTGTATTAGATCATGTGGTTGTTGATTCTGAATCTAAAACTATATTCATCAATGACCTCAAAACAACATCTAAAGCAATTCAAGATTTTCCAGAATCTGTAGAGTATTATAAGTATTGGATGCAAGCCGTTATTTATACTATTCTTGCAAGCAACAAGTATCTTGCTAACAGAGAAGATAAGCTTAATTGGAAATTTCAAGTAACATTTATTGTTATTGATAAGTACAATCAAGTGTATCCATTTCAAGTTAGTCAAGAGACTTTAGAAAAATGGAAGGAGTCTTTTAATGAAATAGTGAAAACTGTTAGATGGCACTATGACAATAGAAGATATGACCTACCATACTCATTAGTAGTTAATAATGTAAAATTGTAGGTGTTATGGCTTTAAATTCAGTGTATAGGAAGTATTTCCAAAAATCCCAGGTGTTTATATATCCGCTCCTGGGAATTAAAAGAGGCGCAGCATATGTTCCTAAAGCAACTTATGTTGCTTGGGAAGAAAATGCTACATCCTCTGAGGATATGAAACTTGTATGTGTGTATGAAAATGATGGATCAAATACTTTTGATGTATTTGTAAAATCTATCTTACTTAAACATGCTAGATTATTTGGTTATGTGAAAGCTGACTCAAAAACTAGTGTGTTTACATTTGAGTTTTCTGATTTAAGTAATGATTGGGAGAATTTTCTGAAGGGAAAGTATAGTAAAATAAATCTGAATTTAAAAGCCAAAATTTTAAACTTTTTTGATCCACAAAGCGGTAATTTTCAATACATAAAAAGTTATTTGTATCCTGAAAAATACTATAACCAGTATGCAGAATTGCTAAATACTGATGTGGAACTACTTAAATCTGTAGGAGAATTGTGTACTAAACCAGACTTAGCTAAAGAAACTCTACAATTAGAGATAGCTAATTTAGGATGTATAGAAGAATCTGCAGTAAATTTGTTAACTAATAATTTAAATACCTATGAAGAATTCAATGATGATTGTCCAAGCGACATGGAATGAAACACAAACTTTTAGACTAATTCCTATTTTGGAAGAGTGTCCATATGTGGAATGTATTTTTGACCCGGCTACAAAAGTGTTTGTAATCATATCAAAAATTAGAAAACAAAGTTTGCACATGTTGCCAAAATTAAATGAGTTGGGTGACCCAATTCCATGTAAACAAAGAATGAATGGAAGAACTTTCAAAGAAGAGAGAAACAAAATTGAAGTATTCCAAGAGTTCTATGTTGAAGATAGAGTTGCTATTGAAGACTTGTTACATACTTTTGCTACTAATGCAAAAACTTTTGACTATAAGTCTTTCATGGACAAAGTTGCAGAACCAGCTGCTAATTAATTGATGTCACAGAGTGTCATCAGTGGCACTCTGTTTCTTAACTAAACAGGGGAGACAGCTTAACTGAATAATCTTATGGTAACAGAAAGAAGTTATAAAAATGCTTTAAAGGTTATTAAAGCATATGAAGAACAACAAAAGAATCTAAAGTTTGAAAAATTTAAAGAACTTAACCTTACTCTTGATACAAATTTAATAGATTTAGCTGAGTATATAAGCACTAATCTATTTCATGCACTTCATGAACCTAATTATTGTGTTTGGTATAATGAACATCAAAAATTATCTTATTTTACAGATATTACCAAAGAAAACTTCTTAAAATATCATAATGTTGGTAAGAAAACTGTAGAAGAATTTGTTAACTTAATGGCTATTGCTGGGCATACTGTATTATGAAAACCAACTATGTAATGGACTATGAAACACTCAAGAATTGTTTCATTGGAGTCTTTGAGGATGTAAAATCTGAGAATAAAAAAATATTTGTGTGCCATGAATCCAGAAATGATATCTTTGATTTTATAACATTTTTAGAACACAATATTGCCTATAATGAATGGCATATAAGCTTTAATGGATTAGCATTTGATGCGCAAATAACAGAACATATTCTTAAAAATAAAAGAACCCTACTAGCCAGTAGTGGTGATAAAATTGCAAGGTTTATTTATAGTAAAGCACAAGATGTAATTAATAGACAAAATAATGGTGAGTTCCTTGAATTTAAACCTACTAAAATGTCTATAAGTCAGATTGATTTGTTTAAGTTAAATCACTGGGATAACCCTGCAAAGAGAAGTTCTTTAAAATGGATTCAGTACACAATGGATTGGGAAAACATAGTTGATATGCCAATACATCATACTAAAGAGATAACAGCTGATCAGATTGATACAGTTATTACTTATTGTATTAATGATGTTAGGTCAACTAAAGCTATCCTAATGTTATCTAAGAGTCAGATTGATTTAAGAAAGAATCTTACTATAGAGTATAACATTGATTTATTCAGTGCTTCTGAGCCAAGAATTTCTAAAGAATTGTTCCTTTATTTTCTTAGTGAAAAAACCGGATACAAAAAATGGGACCTCAAACAACTCAGAACATATAGAACTGAGATTAGATTTGAAGATATAATTCTACCTTATACAAAGTTTGAGACTGCAACATTTCAAAACTTACTTAATAGATTTAAGGAGATTGTATTAAATCCTATGCACACAAAAGGAGGCTTTAAATATTCTGTGCAATATAAGGGCGTGAAAACAGACTTTGGTCTGGGCGGTGTTCATGGTGCTAAAGTATCTGGAGTATATGAATCAGATGAAGAAATGGTTATCATGTCTTCAGATGTTGTAAGTTACTATCCAAACTTGGCTATTAGAAATAAATGGGCACCCTTACATCTTCCTAAAGAAGAATTTTGTGAGCTGTATGAATGGTTCTTTGATGAAAGAAAAAAGATAAGTAAGAAAGATCCTAAAAACTATGTATATAAGATCATCTTGAACTCAACTTATGGTTTGAGTAATGATGAGAATAGTTTCCTGTATGATCCTGAATTTACTATGAGGATTACTGTTAATGGTCAGCTAAGTCTGATGATGCTGTATGAGATGATTTGTCTTGAGATACCTGATGTTATGCCTTTAATGCAAAATACAGATGGTCTGGAGACTATGATTCCAAGAAAGTATTATGATAAGTATATGGAAATATGCGCTAGATGGGAGAAGATAACTAATCTTCAACTTGAGCATGATACCTACAGTAGGATAATTCTGGGTGATGTGAATAATTATATTGCAGTTACCGAAAGTAAAAAAGTGGATAAGGAAGTCTATGAGGAGCTCAAGAAAAAGGTTCCTTATGATGTATATGAAGAAGTAAATGGTGAGTATTTTGTCAAAGCTACTAAGTCTAAAGGTAGGTTTGAGTTTGCTAACCTAGCTCTTCATAAGAACAAAAGTTGCTTGATTATTCCAAAGGCTATATTTATGTATTTTGTACATGGAATTAAGCCGGAAGATTATCTTGCTACAGAACAAAATATTTTTGATTACTGTGGTGGTGTTAAAATCAAAGGGAATTGGGAATTTGTAGAGCATCAGGTATTAATGGGTGATTATACAAAAACTAATTTACAAGATACTTTGAGGTATTATATCTCTACTAGTGGTAGTAAGATTATAAAATGTAACCGTGCCGATAACAGAGAGATTCAGATAGAAGCTGGACGCTGGTTACAAACAGTTTATGTAAAACATGTAGAAAAGCCATTTGAAGAATATGGTATTAATCTAAGCTATTACTTAGATAAAATTAACAAAGAGATTCAGTCTCTTGAGCCCGTAGTTACTCAATTAAAATTATTTTAGTCATGCCAAAGAAAATTAGCGAGTGTAGCAAAGCACATTTAATTAATGTGCCGCTACCACAACATGGTTCTACCTATACTGTAATCAGTCACCAATTTGTGATTGATTATGTACATCAAGCATTAACAGCAGCAGGATTTGAGATTCTTTTAGAAGAATACAGATGTACTGCAGATGGTCAGATTGCTCAAGGTGTACATAAATTGATGTATAATAATGATCCTGAATTGTCCATGATGTTTGCTTGGACAAATAGTTACAATAAGCAAATCAAGTTTAAGTGTCTTGTTGGTGCCTATATTGAACCTACAAGTACTGTGATGGTATCCGGAGAAATGGGAGTGTGGATTAGAAAACACATGGGTACTGCAGATGTTGAGACAAAACAAAATATTGATGAGCAGATTCAAAATGCTCACCAGTATTACAATCAAATGGTGTCCGATAAGAATGAGATGATTGATAAAACTCTGGACAAAAGAAAGAAGGCTCAAATCTTGGGAATTTTATTTGCTGAGTATGGTATCCTAACTACAGAACAAGCTAGTATTGTAAGGAACTATATTGAGAGACCTATGAAATCCTTCAGTAATCCTGATAGTTTGTGGGCTTTCTATAACAGTGTCACTATTGCTTTACAACAATCACATCCTAGAACTTGGATGGAGGATCAAAGAGTGTTACACTATTTTATTGATAGCATTTACAAGTTTCCTAAACATACTACCACAGCTGCAATAGCTCCTGTTACACCTGTAGAAGATGAAGTAGTAGTAGAAGCCGTAGAACAAGGGCCAGAAAAGGGTCCAGAAGCATCAGAAGACATTCCGAATCCTAATCAAATAACCATCTTTGATGTTATTGAGGAAGAAGAAATGGCTGTGTGTCCTCCTCCTGTAGAAGAACCTGAAGCAGAAGATGAGTTTGCTGTTGAGGATAATGTTGATGATGTTGTTGTTTATACAGACCCTGCGGGAAATACATTTGAAGCACCTGTAGTAGATATTTCTCCTAAAGAACCAACCATTGATGCATCTGATTTAGTTGGAACATATACTTTAGATGAAATGCCTGCTGTCTTAGATAAAATCCAGGATAAGATAGACCAATTGCAAAATGTAGAAGTAACTGAGCCTGAAAAATTATCACTTGATGATATTTTAATAAGAATACCAAATGAAGAAAAAGCTAAAGAAGAAGAACCAGATTTTTCATTAGACTTTAGCTCTTCAGATGATGAAGAAGATTCTGATTTCACTGTTGATTTGTTCTGATTTAATTGTTAATTTTTTATTTTTTTTGAGAGGTAGGAAACTACCTCTTTTTTTATCTTTGCAAAATGAGAACTTTTATATTTTTAATTTTCATTTTATCTGCTTGTGCTACTACAGATGTCTATCATTACAGACAGAAAAAAATGTACAAACAAGATAAAAAAATGAGAAGAAAAGTTTGGATTACCAGAAGATTTGCTAAATAATAACCTAAAATAAATAGCTATGCCAAGAACAGAAGCAGAAATTGAAAGAGACATTGAGATTTTAAGAACTCAATTAACAGGTGACCTTTTCCAGGATGGAGAAATTCAACAAAAAATTTATGAATTAAAAAAACAACTTAATCCACGCATTGAAGAACATCCAGAAGAAGATACTGATGATGGCTGTTTAAATTGTGGGAGTTAATTAAAAAAAGCTATGGCGGAAATTAAGCATGCTGATACTATTAGAATAGTAAGAATTGTTATAAAATGTTCTGATTTACTATATGATTTTGACACACTTGAAGATTACATAAAGGCAAAAAAGACTAGATATATCAAACATGACCATAAAAAAATATTCTTTAGCCTTGGAGAATATATTGATAAATTTAGTTCTTGTTTCTTAGTTCCTTTTGTTGAAAATAATGAAGAATCACAAATGGAATTACAAAAAATGTTTACAGAGTTTAGTGCTAAAATTTCTTTTAAAAGTAATGAGAGAACAGCATTTATTTTACTGTATGCAAAAATACATTCTATTGTAGATGATTTAAAAGAAATGGAATACACAGATGCTATGTTGTCTGGGTTAAAAGAAATATGTGAAGATTTCTTAGAAGAATCATTGAAGAAAAACAATACAATGTTAGACCCTGATGGAATTGAAGGTGGTTATGTTCATGAAGTGATTGATGCATTAAATAACCTAGGTAAAAAAATAATGTATATTAATAAAGAAGATGAAGGTAGAGTTAATTGATCACTTTGGAAATGATCACATGATTGTAAATGTAGCCCGCGTGAGCTATGATAAAAAAGCGGATAACTATACAGATGAGCAAAATACTAAACTTATTAGGTACTTGTGGAATCATAAGCATTCAAGTCCTTTTAGGCATCCTCAATTTCAATTTAGAATTGAGTGTCCTATATATGTTGAGCGTCAGCTGTTTAAGCACCAGGTTGGAATATCTATTAATAGTATTTCTGGTAGATATGTTGATTTTTCAGATAGTTATGATACTATATCTGAGTGGAGAAAACAAAGCAAAAACAGTAAACAAGGTAGTGAAGGAAAAGTAGATAACCAAATAGCTTGTAAAAAGATTGAAGCTAAAGTGATTGATACTTGTAAACAAGCTTACTCACTACTATTAGAGTTAGGTGTATCTAAAGAACAAGCTAGAACTATCTTACCATTAAACTTAAACACAAGTTTTATTTGGACTGGTAGTTTACTTGCTCTTATGCATATGTGTTCTTTAAGACTTAAACCAGATGCACAAGTTGAGACTAGAGAAGTTGTTAATGCTATGCTTACTGCTGTAGGAGAGATTCCGGGAAACCCATTTAAAAATGTATTAGAAGTTATAGATTCAGAATTATTATGAAAAAACAAATTGAAGCAGTAAGAGAGTTCCATGAAACTTTCAACCAGGAAAATGGTAAACAACCAAGACTTCTTACAGAAGAAGAATACACATTAAGATACAACTTAATGGATGAAGAGAACAAAGAATATTTCATGGGCTGTGAAAACCAAGACCTTACAGAAATAGCAGATGCATTAGGTGATAAACTTTATATTCTATGTGGTACTATACTTAAACATGGTATGCAAGATGTAATAGAAAAAGTATTTGATGAAATCCATAGAAGCAACATGAGTAAAGTTGGTGAAGATGGTAAAGCTATTATGAGAGAAGATGGTAAAATCTTAAAAGGTCCAAATTATTTCAAACCAAACTTAAAACAATTTGTAGAAGAATATGAACAGAAATAACAAAAACAGAAACAGATGGGTTATGATTTGCAATCTGAGTCCAATGAGTGATTACCCAAGATTGAAATTTAGGGAAAATAGGAAAAATGTATTTAACTCTTCTAGAACAGTAAGAAGATCATTAAATAGTTTAAATGATGATTTAAATTAATAATTATGCATCCTAATGTTTTTAAAAAAGCAATGGTCAAAGCATATTTAGCAGGAGCTAATAGTATGTATTGTGGTTGTTATGATAGACAGACTTTGCAAGATGCCAGAGAATGGTTTGATACAGAATTTGGTATACAAGAGTCAGAAGAATGTGACTGCTGTGAAGATAAGGATGAATAAATAAATTAGGGAGAGCTTTCGGGCTCTCCCTTTTTTTTTCTATCTCCCCTGTCCTTTGTACATTTTTTTGTAGTTCTTGGACTTTTTACTTTTTGAAGTTTTAGTCTTAGAGTGAACTCCGGGTCTAGATACTTTTGTTGTTGTAGTTTTTACAGCCATTGTATTTGTTTTTAATTATTACCTAATTCTTGATGCACCTTTTTCTAAGTTTTTCAATGGTGTTTCAGGATCTCCAATACCACCAGTTAAACCAAACATATTGAATATTCTTTTGTAAGTTTTTAACTCACCTTTTTGTTGCCACCAATAAGGACCAACATCTTTCTTATATCTTACAGCTTCATCATTAAATGTAATCAAGTTTAATACATCACCTAAGATTTCAATGTAAGTTAACAAGGTATTTCCAAAAGCTGTTGTTGTTGAAGTTAGTAATTTAGCATAATCATCAGCACCAAGATTCATACCTCCTACTGAAGGAAGTGGAATAAAAGCACCTGTCTCAGCTTGTACACCTAACAACAATAATAAAGCATGATTAGATAGGAAACCATAAGTGTTAAATTCATCTGTAAACAAAGCACCTGATTTAGCTTTTATTTTTTTCCATTTTTCTGGATCATCATCATCAAAACCAAATAACATTGAAGCAAGTAAAGCTGAAGTAATCATTACTAAACCTTCAGAAGATACTTTCTTTAAAGAACCTTTTTGGTCATCAGTCATAAACTGATAATCAGCACCTTTAGATTTTATAATTTTATAAAGAGCTTGAAATGCTTCAACATAGTAACCTTTTGTAGTTCTACCTAATGCCCAATCATATCTTGAACCTCCAAAATTTTCTTTAGAAAGATCCATTCCAAATCTATTCACAAACATTGGTGTGAACCATTTTCTCATGAAAAAGAACATACGGTATAAAATTAATTTATTACCTTCTGGTTGACCAAATTCATCATAAACCCCAAACAGTGCTCTTGATGTACCTTGTAGTTTATTCTTGAATTGTTTGAAATATTCTGATTTAGCAATAATAATTTCTTGACCATCTTCAAGTTGAATTACATCCTTAATTCTATTTTTTGCTTTAAGCTCTTCAACAGATACACCATACTGTTTAGCAATACTTTCTAAAGATTCACCTTTTGTATATGTATGATAAACTGCTTCATAACTCCAGCCTGGATGAATACCTTCTTTAAGTTTAAGTATACCATCAGCATCTTTTTCCCAAGCATCATTATATCTAATTAAAGTTTTTTTACCATCAGAAAAAGTTTGTTCAATTTTTTCAGCATGTAAAAATGCACCAAACAATCTCATTGCTACATCCATCTCACCAAACTTTCTGTGCATATACATCCATTCTCCATTTACCAAGTCTTTGTATAAAGATCTGTACACAGGTCTACCATTTTCATCATTAGCTTTAAATGTTGGATCAAATACTTGAATCAATTGAGTAGAAACTGCTCCAGGACCTATTTCATAAATACCTTTAGTAGTCCACTCTAACATAGCTTTAGTTGACCATGATGCAGATAATGCCAAATCTCTACCAGAAATATATCTGTTTCCAGAAGCTTCAATAATAGTTTGAACATAACCTGATAACTGGTTTTTTAAATCTGAAGGTATATTTAAAGCTAAAGCTGCTCTACTAGACATACTGGTTATATTACTCAACCACTTACTTAAAACAGGATGATTTTCTTCTATACCTGTTACTTGTCTACCATAGTATTCTCTTTCAACAAGTGATCTTACTTGAGCAGATCTATTATTAGTAGCTCCTTTTCTTGTAGGATGTTGTTGTTGTTTTCTTAAAGCAAAAATACCTTTAGAAAATGCATCTAAATTTTTTGGTTGATTTGCTGGATCATCTAGAGTATCTAAAATAGATTCTACTAATGGTAATGATTTTAATAAAGCACTTTGAGTTTGAATAGACATAGTGTATTTAAACAAAGAGTTAAATACATCAGCATCTATTTTTTCTGCATCAAGATTATAAATACCTGTCACAGGAATATAAGAAATCTCATTTCCTTTAAGGTCTGTATTTACAAGGTTATTTTCAGGATCATAGTTATATCCATTCAAGTTATCTTGTACAGACTTACCAAATTTTTGTTTTAACCATTCATTGACATTACCTCTAATATCTTTAAATCTTTCACCATATTCACCTTTAGCAAGCAATTGGTATTTATCACTGGTTCCAATACCATATCTTGGAACATCTAAGTATAATTTACCATAATTAGAAGCACCTTCCTGATTGCTCAAATGGAACTTTTTCATTGCTTCTATCAACTGAAACTCAGCTGAATTAGGGTCAGCTTTTAAAGCTTGGTATCTCTTATCAATAAATCTATCATTAAGAGCACTGTTCTTACTACCTGGTTGAAAGCTTCTAGGTAAAAAGTGTCCTTTATTATCTATATACTTACCAATGTAATCTTTCTTGTTTGTTCCTCTTGGTATTGTTCTGTACTCATTTTTAACAACTCTTCTTGAGTGTCTTATATTAGGTACACCTATAATAGAGATTACTTCATCAGTTTGATTGTCTTTTATTTTAGTAGTAATAAAATGCTCAGGGTTTGTTGGTTTGCTGTAGGAATTAGCAGCGGTTCTCTGGTATTTTTTCACCAATGCCTTATTCTCAAAAACCATAACTTCAACATGGTTTAATTCAAACCATTTAGCTAACTCTTCATCATACAAGCTACTTGTTGGATCAATTAATTGTTGAAACAACTCTTTATTAATAAAATCATCTACAGTTACATCTGAAAAAGCTGGTATGTTTTCATACTTACTCATATGTGTTTCTAATGCTTCCATGTAGTAATCAGTAGGATACTTGCTAGAAATACTTGATAATTCTTCTAATATCTCTGACATAGTTTCAATCAGATTAATATCTACATTTTTCTTAGAAGAAATTAACCTATCCAATTCTTCCGCTTCTTCTGTAGTTAACTCCTCATCTCTAGATTTTAAAATTAATTCAGAAAGAGTTTGAGAATCTTCTCTTGTTAAACCTGTGTATTTATCAAACTTTTGTCTTAAATCAATAATATTTTGTTGAATATCTTTGATTTTTCTAAGCTTATCTTCTCCTAATTGAGTAGCATCAGGCTGACCAAAATCATCTTTGTACATATACAACATGTCAAGTATTTTTTTATACTCATCAGAAACATTGTATGTTGTACCTAATTGTGAATTTATTTGATCTTGAACTGCTTTAAGTCTTTCAAATAAATTAGTTCTTGTCTCATAGTATTTCTCAGAATAAACAACTCTAATGTTTTGTTTTTGCCACTCTCTTAATTTAGTGTCATATTCTTTAGTACCTTTTTTAATATTTTTTGACTGAAGCTCTGTGATAAACTCATTATAAGCAGTATCTAATGAATTAGTAATTGGAACCCATTCATAGAACTTACTAGTTTCTTGTCTGTGTTTGATTAATAACTCAGCAATAGATTTATCATAAATACCTTTTGCAGGATCATCAACTTTCTCAGTTCCATCTTCATTCTGTAAAGAATATAATCTTTGGTAACTTCTAAAGGCTTCCTGTAATTCACTGTATTTTTCAAATCTTTCATACTCTTTTTGCAAACTGTTTTGCAAGTTTAAGTAATTATCAAGAGCGGATCTTCTTGCAGCATATGCTAAAGACCCTATTTCAGAATTTTTAAATACATCATCTTTTTCATAAAAATCTAATGTGTATTCTTGCCACATATAATCTTTATTAAACTGTCTTAATTCATCAAGAGCTTTAGCAATTGCTTCTTTATCACCAGTTTTTTTAGCTTCTTCATACTCATACTCTAGTCTATCAAGCTCAAATCTCCAACCATTTCCAAACTCATTTAAAAATGTGTAAACTTCTTTGGCTTCATAAGCTTTAGTTTTTTTGTTAAAGTAAAATATTTTGTCTTTACCAGAAACCATATTTAAAATCTGATTCTGATTAAGTTTATTAAAATTTACTTTAGGTAATAAATCAGCAAGTTTACTTCTAAAATCTTGAGAAGCTCTCCAAACTTTAGTCTCTACCTCAGTTCTTTGATTTTGAATAAACATTGCTAATGGCCCTACTATAATATCATTACTGGATGAATAAGATTCCAACCATCTGTTAAACCAACTTACATCTTTAGCATGTCCTGTAAGTGCATCTTTTATATCGTCTTTACTAACTATATATTTATTGTACTTGTCAATAAATTCTTGAAGAATATTTGCTGGTACACCTTTACTATACATTTTTTGTAAGTCCTCATTACTCAATCTTTGTTGAACAATCTTATTATACAAATCATCTACCGCAGCTTCTAACTGGTCTTCAGGATAAGCTTTTTTTAATGCAATACCAAGGTTACCTTTTAATTCTTTGTTTACAAACTCATTCATGTAACCTGTAATTTCTACAAAGAATTGTACATTACCTCTTTTATAAATGTCTGCAATCTTAGAGTTTATAACTGTTGCATTATTAACAATACCTGTAACTAATGTATAGAACTCACTATTTTTGTCAATGTCTAACTCATCTAAAGCTGTATTGATTTCATCAACAATATTTAACCAAGCTTGAGATGTATTTTTATATATACCTAATAAAGCTATAGTGTTTCTATTATTGATTAAATTAGGTTGTTTGGAGATGTTATTTAGTTCTTTGATAATATTCTCACTGGATGAGTTAATTCTATCAATACTATTGATTAAAGCCCCGGCCATTTGTTTACTTCTGTCTAAGTCTTCTAAGTCTTCATTAACCAAGTCTTGTAGATTGTTTATGTTTTGGTATCCAGAAAGAATCTTTCTTACAGCAGGTAAAAACTCTGTTGTTCCCTGTTTATCCAAAGTTCTTTGTAACATTTCTTTGGTTACCTTATCAGCCTTAAAGTCTTTAATCTGATTAACAATACCAACATGACTAGCATAAACCTCATTAACTATGTTTTGTAGTGTAGAAGCATTAACACTTTGTGAAAGTTTGTCTGCTTCATCAAAAATGTCTCTAACATACATAACAAGATCATCCTCTGTTAACTTTACTTCACTAAAATCAAACATAGTATCATCAAGTAGCATTTCTGATAACTCATCAAGAGATGTGGATTCATTTAGGTTTTTCAAGTTTACACCATTTCCAAATATATCACGTAAAAACTGTTTTAATGAAGCTAATAACTTACTTATAAAGGACTGGAAACCTTCTGTCTCAATTTGTTTCTCAAGTTTATTTAAAGATTTTAATTGTAAAGCAAAAGCTAATGCTTCTTCTTTGAATAAATCAGAAGTAGCATCTAGTTCTGGATATGCTCTAGACACATAATCAATTATACCTAAACCTTCCTCTGTCTTTGCTAATTGTTCAAATAAGCTATTAAACAACTTTGCATTAGTCTTTCTTAAACCTTGAAGTAATGGATGAGAAAACTCATGTAGGAGAATTCCTGGTTTAACATTGTCTCCAACAATAAATACTGCACCATTATAAAAGAAAGCTGGCTCACCTCTATATGGTACCGGATTGTTTTTAAGCATTTGTGTAGCTTGTTCAGAAGTAACCGTATGATAGTTTACTCCCATTTTAGCAGCTAATTTAGATGCTATAGCTTCAGCAACTACTTTTGATTGCTGCTGATTAATAGTATTTAAATCCATTGGAATAACTGGAAAATCTGGATTAGCCTGTTTTTCTCTAATGAATTTTGGTTGTGCTTGTGTAGTAGTTTCTGGTAAAATAGCATTTTTAGCTATTTCATTTCTTTGATCATACCTTTCTTTTAGTTCTTGAAGTTTCTCAAATAAAGGATCATTTGGCTCTGCTCTATTTATAGTAACAAAAGTATCTCTTCTGTATGTAGAGGTTCTTACATCTTTGATTTTAATTTCTCTATTCTCAAAAAGATTTTCACCATTAGTCTCAAGACCATACTTATCAACAGCAAGTTTGGTAAGACTCCTGTTGAGCTTATCAAACTTTGCTATATCAATTATCTTTCTTACATCATTAGTAGCTTTTTCATCTTCTAAAAACTTGATTGACTTTAATTTAACTTCACAAACCATTTTTATACACAGTTAAAAGGATCAGATTCAAAACCTAATGATGCTAGAATTTCATCATCTGATATACCTTGTTTATTACTTAATATTTCTTTAATGTCTTGATACATTGTAGAACCAGGATTTAGATAACCTAATTCTTCAAATAACCTCTTACTTAAATATACAAATAATTCTTCAGGCATTTTGTTAACATTACCTATTCCTTCTATAGGAAGTGCAATTTTGAATCCTGAGTCCTTAGCATTTTTAAGCTCTTGAATTTTTCTATCAAAATAGTTTTTTATACTTTGATAATTTTCAGATGCTAAAGTACTAAAGTTATCAGAATTAGTGTCCAAACTTGTGATAAATGGTAGTGCTGTATCAGGTGAAACAAATCTTAAAAGTGACTGCTCTGGTAGTGTAAGATTTTTTTCTATTTCTTGTTTACTTGCATTATATACAAAACCTACTGTAGAATTAGCACTAGTTAATTGTCTGTAGTAATCTGCAGTTTTAGTTTTACTATCATCAAATATAAACACATTAGGTTCATTAGTAGTTGTCAAGTTTTTAGTTTCTACTTCAGTCTCAGCTTGTGGTTGTCCAAATCTTGCAATAAATTTTTCTTTATTTGAAATATCTTTACTGTTTACATCTCTATATGTCCAACCATTTGGTGCAAGTACTATTGTTGGTAATCCTAATTTCATACTTGCTTTTGCACCAGCTTCATCAAATCCTGTTTGACCACCACTTCTGATACTTTGTATTTTAGTTTTAAGATCAGATGAGTTTAATACTTGGTTTAATAAATCATAAGTAAAATCATCAACTTGCTCTTGAGTATATTGCTTCATATTATAAATACCCATACCAGCTATATTTAATGTTTTAGCATTAACACTATTTAAAGCATTAACTATTTTACTAACCATTTCAGGTGTAACTGCAAGGTTATTAGTATTTATTCCAATATATTTCTTTTTGTTATTATCTACAGCTTTTTTAGTCCAAGATTCCCCTTCTTGATTTAAACCAAAATCAATTGTAGCATCAGCTAATGCATTCTTTTTAGTTCTTTCTGTGTAACCTTTTGTTGGTTCTTCTTGAAAGTCTATTTTAGCTTCAGCTTCTACTTGAGCATTATAGTTTTTTCTTAAATCTTCAAGAGCAGCTTGATTAATCCTATCTTCATAAGCACCGGTATTTTCACCTTCTTGTTTAAAAATAGTATCATGTTTAACTTCATGTATTAATGCAAATGTAAAAAATTCATTAGCAGATTTAAATTCATTTTCTGATAAAGGTTTTGCATAACTATCATCTAATTGTTTAGCAGGTTTAGTCCAAGCTTTATCAATAAATTTTTGAGCCATTGCTTTTGCATCAATAGTGATCAAGCCTGTAGTTCTATTATTACGCATTGCAACAACAGTATCTTTAGCAGTAGGGATTTTATCTACAAAGCTTAATGGTTTACCTCTAAATGATTTTTTTTCCATTCCTTTTTCAAATGTAAAAAGTTCTTTCTTTTTACCTTCAGTTGGAGTTTGTACTTTAGGAGTAACTGCTTTAGATTCTATTTTGTCAAAGTTAATATCTGTAAAATAGTTTTTGAATCTATTTTTGTCTTTGTTATCATAACTGTTTTGAGTATTAAATTTATCATAGAAATCTTGTAATACTCTTTCAGCTTTACCAGAGTCTGCTAATAGTCCTGTGAAATCTTTTACAGCATCATCCATAATATCCAAGAAAGGTTTTGTACTTACATAAGGAACCAAGTTAGCTTTAGTCTTATTAATACCTGATTGCAAGTATGCAAATAAAGGAAGTCTTGAGAATATGTCTGTTATATTTTCTATTTCTTGATCACTCAAACTTAATTCAGTTGCTAATGATTTTAACAAAACTGGATTAGCTAAGTCAGATAAGTTTTTAGTATAGATATTTGCTTTGATATTATCAATGTCACGGTCAACTAACTCAAGATTAAACATAGTGTTTTCTGTGTTGTTGTCAAGTTGTAGTTTAGACAAAATATCAAATTTATTTACAAGCTTAGGATTAGTTAAGATTATATCATACAGTCTTATAGCAAAAGCATTTTTAGGATCAGAGAATAAATGGTTAACATTAAAAGTATTATCCAATGCTCTATTTGCTAAAAATTCTTCATAGTTTGCTTTGTCTAAACCTGTTTCAGCAATAGGGTACACTGATCTTAAATATTCTCTTTCCATCACAAATCTTGCATATGCTTTACTATTTTGACCTTTTGCAATTGTAAAAGTATTTGCTGGAAGAGGATGTAAACCTAAGCTAGAATAGTAATTAGGTTTTTGAGATGTGTTTTTCCACTTTTCAGATAGATATTCTTTTTCTAAATTTTCAAGATTGTAAAACAAAGTTTTAGAACCATCAGTATTAGTTTTTACAAAAGCTCCAAATTTATCAGATACCATTTGTTTTGCTGGTAATTCTTTTGTATCATATGACATGTAACCTTTTTTAATATCTGTCTTAACAAGTGTGTTTTGAAAAATATAGGTTACTAAATCATTTCTAAATGTGTTTAGATAATTATCTCTACCTGCTTCACCAAATGTTGATATAACAGCTTGTAATAAATCACCCGCATCATCTTTTCCTTTAATAAATTTACGGATTGCACTGTTATATCTTAACTTAAATAATGGTGCAGCTAAAGATAATGCTAGTTTATTATTAAAGAATGAGCTGATAACTGAATCACTCATTAATGCAGAAATTATAGGTTGTAACTCAGGATTGTTTTCTAAGTTTTCTAATCTTCCTTCTGAAGTTTCAATATCAGATATTACAGATTTAATATTTGTATCAGGATTAGCATTCATTTTAATCTGTGTGATACCTTTAATCTGGTCTTCAATATCTAAATAGTGCATGAACATAGTTAAAGATAAGTCAGACATTTTTTCAGAAGGTGTTCTTTTAGAATCTCTAATTAAATCACGCATTTCTTTTTCTGTAAAAACTTTATCTTTTCTATCAGCCATAAATTTGTTAAACAAATTAGTAGCAGCCCTGAATCTTTCTTCAGATTTACCTTTTGCTGGTACAACATTAGCATCAAAATACTTATTAATAATTGTAGAAGCAGCTTGATATTTAACCAAGGCTTTGTTTTCAGGAGTTTTTCCTAATACATCACCAAATGTTGATTTAGCCAAGCGTTGTTCATCTACATATTCTCTCACTAATGGTTGTGACACAAAGTAAATAGCTTCTTTAACAGGTACACCTGCTTTAATAAGATATAATAATGTTGGAGCTACTTCATAGTTACCCTGGATAAAGAAAATCCATGCATCTTTTTCAACATCTACCCAACCATTCATAGCTTGTGAAAATACATCCGCTATTTTATTAGTGTTGTCAACATCATATAAGTTTGATAAAGAAATTCTTTTTTCATTATTAAATTCTCTTGTATTGTGTCTCAAACCTAAACTAGTATCTCTTGAAATACCTTTATAATTAGTATATGTTTTAGGCATTAAAGCTCCAATTGAGTTTAATAATACATTCATTGTATTTTCTACTGCACCAAGACCTAATGTTTTCTTACCAACAATATTAGACTCATGTTTATATAAGTTATATAAAGGTTCTAATACTCTGGTAGCACTAATTATTTTTTTATTTTTCTTAGGCTCTCTAGTTTCAGCAGTCATGTAATTCTTAAATGGATTGTATTCCATTACATCTGTTGCTAAATCATCTGCTATATCCTTCAGTAGGAAAGTTCCATTTGGTGTAACAAGGGATCCAAAATTTTGAGGAAGTTCAAGTATTTCTTTGATATCATTCATTAAGTCATTCTCAACTCCCGCTTTTTGTTGTTTAAATACCTTAGTAATTGATTTCTCTTTATCACCTTTTATAGTAGCTAACTGAGACTTTAACTCTGTAGTATTGTTAAACAGTCTTGATTTAAGCTTACCTTCCTGATCTATGTTAGTCATGAAGATTGTAAGTTTATCAATATCAAAGTCACCCCCTGACTTAGCAACTATCTCTGCTGGAGGAATAATAATATTACCTGCTTGTGCTGGTAAGAATTCATATACTTCCATAAACTCCATAGAGTTTAGACCTTGAACTGGAATCCTAACCCCTACAAGAGTTATTGCTTTTCTGTTAGCGCCATTATTTGCATCTAACCATTCATCATCTTTGATAGCTTGGTTTAATCTATCTAGAGTCTCAATAGTCTGTCCATTATAATCAAGATTTAACAAGTTAGCATAGTCCCCCTGTAATGCAATCATAACCTTCATTGCTGCAGTTTTACCATCTGCCATCTTATGGTATGTAGGAAGTAAATTGCTACCAACCCATTTTTTCTTATCAGCATCTGTTGCATTTCTGAATTTAGGAGATTCTGTTAAGTTATTTTCATAAAAAGCAGAAGATACTTGTACAAGTGGTTCTCCTTTTACTTTTTGTTTGATAACTCTTTTGTTAATCAGAGACAATAAAAGTTTCTCAATTTTTAATGCTTCTGGATGTAATGATAAGTCATGTAATAACTGACCACTATCTAAGGCATCAATAAAGTTAAGCATTTCATCACTGTAAGATTCTTCTCTATCTAAGTTGTTTCTTACAAGAGACAGTAATTTACCAATGCTTTCTTTATCTCTTGGAACATACTCACCAGTACTAGTTTCATCAAATCCAATTTCTTCTAGTAACTCTAATTTAACTAACTCAGTATAATCAGACACATTATTAAGATATCTTTTTACTAATGGAGAAACTACATCTTCTTCATTTGGAGAATTAATAGCACCATTTTCATATAAGTTATCTAAGATTAACTTTCTCATCTGAGTTGAGAAGATAGATTTACCTTTATATTCAGAGTTAACTTCTGTTTGATTTTTTAAGAAGTCAGTAAAAACTATATTTTTTGTAAATGGTACATTCATCAGAATATTACCATCCTTATCATACACCTCATCACCTTTACCTAAATGACCTACTTTTGACCCTGATTCAAATAACACATAGTCTATATCATTCAGCATCATTTTTTGATGTAAATTATAAAGTGGTGTACCCTTTTTAGCTACACCTGGTACAATTGGAGCAAGAGAAAATTTATGAAAAGAAGTAAGTGGTAAACCTGTAGTTTCCATAGGACCACAATACTGTAGTTTATATGGAGGAAAATAATGTACTATATCTTCTGTAGATACATCTTCTCCGTTAGCTAACTTTTTATATAACTCTTCTTGTTCTGGTAACCAATTACCTTCAAGATTTTTAAGCATTCTGTAAGATTCAAAACTGATATGACCTTGACCATCACCAATCTTCATACCTTTGTATTCTTTCAATGCTGTTTCAGCTAATTCCTCAGCTTTAGCTTTATCACCAAATCTTTTAGTATATTCTTTTACAAGAGCATCATAGTACTCATCATAGTATACAGATTTTTCTATTTCTCTTTCTTTTATGATTGCTGTAGTTAAAGTACCGTCATATGGTTTTCTTGGTGCTTTTTTATCAAATAGTTTTGTCATTTTATTTACAAAACTTCTTGTTTTTAAATCAGAAGCAAAGCCTAATCCACCAGAACCAAAACCAGCATTTCTTTTATGGAACTCTTCTTTAGAGTGGTTATACTGTGCAAAATCTCCATAACCAAGAATAGCAGTCTCAAACTTATGAATCCAAGAGTTGTAAGCATATGCTTTAAGCAATGTTCTATCAGACTCATCAGGAGTAAGTTCTACACCCTTGTTATCAACTCTTGCTCTTAAAGTAGGATCAATAAATTTAGTTTGATCAAGTCTATTTTTTAACTCATCAGTTATATGACCAAAATATTTAGCTACATCTTTTTTTATCTCTACTGTAAGAGTAGGATTATTTTCATAGATGTCTGAAAAATCAAAGTCAGTTTCTTTGTTTTTAACAGCACTGTCTACTATTTTATAAATCTTTTCTTGTGTTTCTTTAGATAGTACATCTTCAAAAGCAGCAAGAGCTTGTCCAGCCATTACAACTTTACCAGTCTTTCTTTCAACAGATCTTGTATAACCAGTAAACTGTTCATATTTTTTTAAGTCAGAACTAAATTTGAAAATTCTATTTACTTCTCCTGATAAGTAACCTGCTAAAATATTAAATGCATATCTCTCACCATCAGTACTAGTTGGTAAAAACTTTTCTAGATCCACATATAAGTTTGTAGACTTTTTACCATCATAAGTACGGATACCTTTTTGCAATACAATACCTTGTGACATTTGTTTAGAAGCATGTCTCATGAACTCTTCTACACCATTCATCAACATAGTGTGGATCTCTTGTAAGTATTTACTTGTAGCATCCATTGATGCTGTAGAAACACCTGTTGATTTGTTACTTTTTTTATCAATTAACTGTGTACCAGCTACATTTTGAATAACTAATCTGTTATCTTTTTTACCACCAGGATTGTTTACATCCAACAAGCTATTAAACAATGATTTTAATAATACAGAATGTCTTGTATAGGTATTATTATCATATGCTAAGTATCTCATGTGTCTAAATAAACCATTAGGATCAGCATCAGGATTTGTAAGTTCTTGCCAAGACTTTGCATGATTTAAAGAAGTCATGATTCTTGTAAAAGTATTATCTAAAAAATGTTCCCACACTCTGTTTCCTTCAGGGCTTATAGCACTAAAGTTAGAATACTTATCAGAAAATCTTACTTGAATATTAGCAAGTTCTTTAATTCTTGATGAAGAGTCAAATTTACTTCCTGGATCTAAAGTTTTAGGTAAACTAGATTTTAAATAAGAAAGAGGGTTGCGTAAAAACTTAAACTTCTCTTTGTCATATGTTTTACTGATTTGCTCTAAAGAATCATATATCTGCCCTATAGCAAATTTATTCATGAAGTTTGGATCTTCTACAACACTTGCAATAGTAGGATTAGATGTGTCCATTACAATACCTAATGCATTTAGGAATTCAAGAACATTACTTGGTTTTAAATTATTCTTATAATATTTAACAAGCTTATCTAAATCAAGCACTCTTTGACCAGCTTCATTTTCAACAATAAACTCTGATTGAGCAACAGTAAGAAAGTTTATCTCCCAATCTTTTAAAACCTTACTTCTATCAAAATCAGTTCTTTGTACTCTTGCTTCTGATATAACATCTGTTGCACTTTTTGTAATGTTCAAGTTTAATTGTACATATGATAATCTAGGTTTTTTAAGGTCTTGCCAAAATTTAGTTTCAATGTCAAACTCAGCTTTATCTTTGTAGTCAGCATCTTCAGGGTTTGGTAAATAAGATAACAACTGTAAAAACTCTGGGTTATCCATTACACCTTCTGAAAGTCTTTTGTACATTTCAGTTTTATCAAAAGAACCTGCTAATACTTTAGCAACCTTACTCCACATTTCTTTCTCATCCAATAGAACATACAATCCTGTTTCAGGATCTATTTCATATTGTACAGAAAGAGTTGGTTTTCCATTATCATCTACACCAACTTTTGTTTTGTTTCTATCTATTTTATAGATACTAGACAAAATAGTTTTAGTCTCTTGACTTGCTGCTTCTCTTGAAGAAAAAATATTACCTCCATCAAGTCTTACAATTCTAGATTGTTCTATGTCAGTTGGATCTTCTTCTAATTCAACAAATGTATTAGCTAAAATTTTAAATCTAGAGTTTTGCATATGAAAAGCAATAGCACCTTTTTGGTCTTTACCTTCAACACTGCTTGTTATATCTCCAAAATTATCTAATAATTTAGCTAAGAATGGTAATTGATTTAAATCTTGAGTATTAATTTCTAAACCTTCAGAAGCTTTTTTTGCAAAATCTGTTTTTAAAGCTTCAATTCTTTCAGCTATTTTATTTTCTAAAACTTTGTATAAATGTTTTCTATTTCCATTAGTTTGTAATACTCTTACTGGTGAAGAAGAAGTATTCTTTTGTTCATTTACAGCATTAAAAATTTCTGGAATCATGCTATCTAAATAGCTTACAACTTTTAATGACTCAGCAGAATCAAAAGGTTCATATTTAGCTACAACATCTTTTACAGAAACAATTGCTTTTGATCTATTCAATTGAGTAAACATCATGTTATCTGTAGATGGTTGCATGTTTTGTAACAACTCTGGTTTTTCAGATGCTTGATATAGGTTATCAAACAATTCTTTTACAGATGCAATGTCTCTTGGTCTAGTAGCAAGATCTTTCTTACTTACTTTACCAAACATGTTTTCCAAAAACTTATAAATTCTTTGAAACACATTACCTAAGAAGCCTTTAGGTGCAGCTTTTTTACCTTTGCTTCTTGCATAATCTCTAAAGTCTTCAGCTATGTCTTCTTCAATATCAAAGAAAGATTTATTAGCCCATTTAGGATATGACTTAACATCATTATAAAGTTTAATTTTTTCTTCTTCAGTAAGGAATAATTGTGAAAATCCGTGCCATGCTTCATGATACAAATCTACAGCTGTACCTCCATCAGCTTCATAAAGAGTAATACCAGTTCCAGTAAATGTTGCAAATGCATCTGAGTTAACTACTTCTGTTATTCTATTTAATGATATTAATCCTAAATGCTTAAATTTAGAATTCTTATTCCATTTACTGCTTTTATTTAAAGGAGAATTAGCCCACCAAGCTTCAGCATTTGCTTTATCTTCTTTAGTAGTAAATACCTTATCTAAGAAATTATCTAGTTGTTTACTTCTGTTAAAACCATCAGCTTCATCTTTAGATATGATTGTTTTTTGTTCACCTTTAACAGTAACATTTAAATCATTAAGCCAATTATGAGTAAATGTTTGTTGTATTTCATCTACTGTTTCTTTCTTTTCACTATTTCTTTTTTTCTGAACAACTTCAGCTTTTTCTTTTTCAGCTTCTTTAGCAACTTCATTTTGCTCAACTGTAGATTTTTTTCTAACAGCTGGTAATGTTTCAGAATCTGTTGCAACATCAAAAAAGTTAATTGGATCTTCTGTAAATTTATCAGGAATACTATAACCCAAATAAGGATTAAATCCTGCTACTGCTCCAGCTATTTCTTCTGTGAATTGAGGCTTTACATATTTTAATTGAAAGTCAATATAATCTGCTTCAAAAGGTTTTATTGTATTACCTGAAATTTCATAATCAGTGTATGTTTGTTTAGTTTTAGCAGTATTATTTATAGTTACATTAGCTGGTCCAGTTTTTTCAGTACCATACTTAATAGCTTTAAGTAGGTGTTCTGCAATTTTATCTCTTGTTTCAGTAGTGAAAATTGCTTCATCTTGAATTACTTCATCATTTATTGTTAATGTAAGTGGTCCACCTGGTGCTTGCTTTAGGAAAATGTTGTTCTTACTTTTCTTTTTATCATTGTTTAAGAACAACTCAAAATAAGCAATCCTTTCTGAATCAGAAAGTGTGTCTCCCATGTTTGTAGCTTTGGTAGTAATAACATCAGCTACTTTATTAGCAAGTGTTTGGTCAAAGTTACCTCTCTGAATATTGATAGGTATTTCAAGTTCACCAAAATTTTCAGTATTAATTTTAGTAAAAAATTGAAAAAATCCTGTGTTTTTACCTTTACTTGATACAATCTTACTTTCTATAATATTTTCTCTTGTAAGTTTTACAGTATCTTGTAAATCTTTATTAATTCTTTTTGATCTTGTTGAACTTACAATACCAAAACTACCACCAGTAATTTGTGTAACATATGAATTACCATTATCTATAATATCCTTGCGCATATTATAAACACCATTCATTGTTTCTTTCTGTTGTTGTAAAACAATATTAGAAGGTAAACCAAGTCTTTCAGCAACTTTAGCAGCAGCAACTAATGTGTTTTTAAATATTCTAACACCTAGACTAGATCTACTTTTTGTAATTGTAAAAAAAGCAGGTTTCTTTTGGTTTAAATCATCTTCTAATAAATATGGTCTTCTAATATATTGATAAACAACAGCACCTCTAGATTCATCTGTTATGTTACCCGCTTCATCAAAGTATAAGTAATTACCCTCAGCATCTGTGACAACTGATACAACACCTTTAAAAGATTTAGCTTGTTCAGTTTTATCATCTGCTAATTTATGTTTATCTTCTAACTGATCTGCAGGCATCATTTTTAAAAAAACTTCTGTGCCATCAATTATAGGATTGTTTTGATCAGCAGTTTTTTCATTAAAGCTTTTTATTATTTTTTTGATAACCTTTTCAAAAACTTTTTTATCTTCTGTTACAACATCTTCTTCTTTTTGTGTTTCTGGTTTAGAAGGATCATTCTTAGCACCATATTGAAATGTTGTAACATTAGGAAACTCAATCTTTGCCTTTCTTAATTTTTCTAATTCAGAAGGTTCTGGATCTACAACATCTATGTTATCTAATTGAAAATTTTCATGCTCTAGTTCACCCTGTAATTCTTTTTTAGACTTCTTTCTTACAAATTCAGTTACATATTTTTTAACATTATCAATGTCATTAAATTCTGCTCTCAACTGCATTATAACTGTAGGATTAAAATCAGTTTTAGCTAATATGCTATTTATTTCATCATCACCCTGAACATAATGAATTGTAAGAGGAATGATTTGAGCATACTGCAATGCTTTTTCTTCACCTGCAGCTTTTTCAATTCTGTTGTAAATGTCTTTTATAAATCCTTCAAGATCAAAACTTTCCGATGGTTTAAGACCGGAAAGTTTTTTATATGTTATTTTTCTTAAATCTGAAAGTTGAGTTTCATTAAGTGAACAAATCATATTAACAAGTTTTTGAATTATTTTCTAGGTTTTTAAATAAATCATCTTCATTTGATTCTGTTGCTTCTTTATAGTCAGAAGCTTCAGTTTTTTTATTTTCAAAAAAGATTTTAGCATCAGTTTTAGTTTGTTCTGAAGCATCAACAGTTTCTTGTGAAGGTTTTACAACTTCTTCCATAGTAGGTTCATTAGTAGGTTTAACAAAGTTATTTACAAGCTCTTCTTCAGTTACTTCTTGAGTAACATCTCCATACTTTAATATAACAGAATTTTTGTTAACTTTTGCTACTTGTACAGGAGAATCTTGATTTGTAAAGTTAGTAACATCTTGCAAAATATCATTTGGTTTTAATGATGCAATGTCAACATTTTTTTCTAACTCTGCTAATCTAGTGTCATAAGCAGTATTTATTTGACCTTGACTAAGTTTATTGCTGTTAATATTTTTAATTAACTCAAGCTTTTTAGCATATAAAGATTCTAAATCTTTAATTTTTGCAAAAGCTTCTACTGCCTTATCAACTACAGTTGCTTCAGACTCTAAACCTTCAAGTTCTTCTACTGATGATGTAACTATTTTTTTGAGTTCATCAATTGAGATTTCTTGCGTTTGTCCTCCGCTTGTTTGTCCAGAAACACCCTCTGTTTGTTCTCCGGTAGGGATTTGAACATTAGGTATACCAGTCCCGGATTGTACTTCTGCTTCTGATCCAAAGAGTTTGTTGAGTTCTTGTTCATATGGTTGTTGTTTAGCTACTCTATTTGTAGCAGTTAAATTAATTAAATTTAAATTATTTAGTAATTCTGACAATACATTTATTTTTCTATTTACTGATTCTTTACCTAATGTATCATCACCAAGTTTATAGTCTCTTAATTTTTGTATTGTATCATTTATCCAATTTTTAATTTTTGCAAGTTCTTTACTTTTTCCTTTAAATTCAGAAATACCTTTTGCAAATAAAGTATTTAATTCTTCTGGAAAGTTCTGACTCATTATTAGAGCTATTTCTTCTTCTACTTTAGGAGAAGCCTCTGATAAAGCAGCTATTTGTTTTAACTCTTTTTGAGTATCAGCTCCAGTCTTGCTTGTTTTATTTTTTTGGAATTTGTTAGGTAATCTGTTTAATGCAAATATTACATCATTATTATTATCACCATATACAATAACCACATCTTCTGTAGATAATTTAGATCTTTCAAGTTCAAGATCCTTTATTTTATCTTTAGCTTTTGCAATTTTATTTAAACTTTTATTTGGAGATTTAGAAGATCTCATTATGCTTCTTTCAGACTTAATAATTTTATTAAGCTCTAAAATAAAGTCATCAATTTCATTTCTTCTTTTTTCATTCTTATAATAAGTAAGTTTAGTTATTTCACCTAAAGCATTTCTTTCAACATTGTATCTAACACCATTTACAATAGCAATAGATTCATCTTCATTTTCAAATCTAGCATCAATTATTTGATTGCTAACCATAGACACTTGACCTATATTTTCTATAGGTGTTATTAAAGATATACCAGCACTTGTCAATTCAATATTACCATCAGTAACATTTTTACTGTCAGCTGTAACAGGATATATTTCTTTTCCTGTTTGACTTTTTTCTATAGCCTCAATTTGTTTTGTGATTTCAGCAGCTCTTTCAGGATTACCAAATTCCCCATTTTCAAAAGCCAAATCAGCTTTTAATCCGGATAATAGTTCATTATTAAATTCTGCTTCAGCACTTAAATCAATTTCTACAGCATAAGAACCATCATCTTGTAAAACTAAAGTTCCCACTTTACCATTATAAACTACTTGTTTACCTACATTGTCTGTAAGTGATACTTTATTTGTGTCAGAAGGAGTTAGTTGTGTAAATGGTTTTTCTACTGCTTCTGGTTCTGTTTCTGTAATAGTTTCAGTTTGAACAGGTTCTTCAGGTTTAGTTAAAGTAATACCTCCTTGAGTTTCTACTTCAGGTAGGTATTCAAGCTCTAGTGTATTGAATAATTTAGCATTATTTGGAACAAGTGGAACCAATGGTGCAGTTGTAGTTTTTTCTCCACCTACAGATACACCGTCAATATAAGAAGAACCATTTTTACCAAGGGCTACTAATATTGGAAATAAAGCAATCTTAGGTATTTGACCTGTCATATTATGATACAAGTTTCTATAAATAGAAAGCTGTGCTCTATATGCTACATTTTTCCAACTATTAGGATTATTAAAACCATTCCATGAGGTAGCAGTTTTAATATCTACAATAGTAATTTCACCTTTAGTATTGATTAAGACTATATCAGTTTCACCAGATACACCATTCTCCAATAAAGTTTTATCAAATAGCTTTACATTGTTTGTTAATGGGAAAAAGCCTTTAGCATCTAAATCAGATCTAAATCTAGTAACAATACCTCTAAGACCAAATAAATTTTCAAAAGCTGACTCACTCATGATATCTGAAATTTTCATTTCAACACCATCAACATCTATAGTGTCACTATATTTTAAGTCCATCCAAGCAGTTGTATCCTCTGTAGATTTATCAAAATCAACCGTGAAGAATCTTCTTACAGTAGCATCCAGTCTTGTTCCAGCTTTAGCATTGTTTGAATGTGCTTCAGCTTTTAGTAACTTTTTAAAGTTTTCTTCAGTTGTATTTAACTCTAAAGACTCTCTAATTTTAGCTTGCTTCTCAGGATTGTTAAACTGTTTGTTATTTGTTCTAGCCAAATTTGTAAACACAGACCAAGCTTTATTGAATGCATCAGTATCACCTTTTTTAAGAGCAGTATTATACTCAGAAAAGAAAGCATTACTTAATTGATCTATGTATTCATCAGAGTATACATAGGCCGTTTCTCCAGTAATTTCAGTAGCAATCTTATCAGAAATTGAAGTAACTCTTGTAGTAAGTTTAGAATCAGGATCATCTGCAAATTTTCTACCTATCTTATTACCATCTTCATCAAATACATCTACTAACTCATCTTGTTTAGCTGCTACATTTTGTTTAAAGCTTTTGAATACTTTTTCTTGTAGTGTAACAGGTTGTAAGTTCCCTTGTTTGTACTGTAGGAAAGTTTTAAGTTTCTCAATATCCTCCGTGATTTCTTTAATGTCTTGTTCTGATAGTTTTACTTCATTAGTACCACTATTAAAAATTTTAGTATTTACAGTAGACTCAAGTTTATCTATGATAGCATTTAAAGTTCCAATAGGAATAGTAGCATCAATTTTTAGGTTTTTAAAAATTCTAGAAGTCAATACAGGAGGTTTAGTCAAAGCCTCAGCTCTTGCTGCACCTTCTGCTTTTACTTGCTCATTGTATTTATTAATTATTACCTGTCCTTCTCCACTTTTATTTTCCAGCCAGTTCCGTCTCATGTTTTGATACTTATCAAAATTAGTATCCATTAAACTTTTTGGATCAGCCTCAATTTCTTCATTAATCAAGTAATCATCAAATGCTTTATCAAGTTGTGCTTGTAAGTCTGGTGGAAAATTATCATACCCCATTTCTGAAGTAAAAGCATCTACAGTATTTTTATCTACACCTTTTTCTTTATACTTGTCAAGTATCTGAGCTTCTAATGCATCATATCTTTCATTTATTTGAGATACTCTTTCTTGATATACTTTGTAACTTTTAGTATTCTCAATATCAATTACAGATTTTTGTTGTTTGTTAAGTATTTCTTTTTGTTCATCAATTTTTTGAGCTACTAATAAAGGAGATTTTTCAGTTAAAACATATATTACAGAAACTGCATCATCAATAATAGTTTCTTTAGAGCCAGCTTTAGGTCTTTTAAATTTACGGCTGGCAATAGCATTTATAGTATCAACATCTATATCATCTTCTGTTAATAGAAGTTCTTCCTGAGTTAATAATTCTTCAGCAAGTTCTACTATAGCATTAGTGTCTACCGGATCTTTAGCAATTACTTCAAGTAAGTCCTGAAGCTTTGTAATTTTTTCAGTAGCTGTCTTTTGTTGTTCTTCTAAGTCAGTATTATTTTCTAAAGCCTCTTGATTTTGTGTGGTAGCGTCTTGTACAGACATACCTACTTCATTAGTAAAAGCTTGATCATAGTCTGCTAAAGCAGAAACTAACTCATTATTTTTATCTTTTGCTAGATCAGTTAACTCATCATCAAGTTTTTGTTTTTCAGTAGCAGGATTACCTGCAGGTTTTCTTTGAGCTAAAACAGCCGCTGTCAAAAATATTTTAGCATAATCTTCATAAAGAATACTATCCTTATTAATAACCATTTCTTTAGTAGTATCAATAAAATACTCTGGTAAATAGTTTTCAGGATCTTCTATAAATTTTGCAAATTCTTCTAAGTCAACAAAAATACCATCAGATGCTAATGTGTTTAAGATTTCATTTCTCTCAACATTTGCAATCTCTTGATTTACAATATCTTTGTAATATTCTTTTCTATTATCATACATTCTTTTCATCCACTCAAAGTTTTTATTCACACTTTCATAAAAACCTGCAGGGTCAGCAAGAATGTTTATATATTTTGCAGTATTTATTCTATCATTTTTTAATAAATGAATGTCAAGTAATGATGCAAATAAAGCATCAGGACCACCCATTTTATCAATCTCTTGTCTTAAATCAACTTTTTTCTCTTCAGAACCGGCTATTGCTTCAAGTAATTCTCCAAAAGCTTGAAAATATTCATTTATTTCAGGTGTTACTTCAGCTTTTCCAGCTACTACATCTTTTATTTTTTGTAAATTTTCACCTGTATTATTATCTTGAGCTTGTTGAAATTTATTTAAAGCAGCTAATACTTCTCTTTTCTGTCTTACTTCAGCTATAGCTTCTGGCATAGTTGATGTAACACCAGATTCAATCTCTTGTTTTAAATAATTTATTTGAGAATTTAACTTAACAGGATCTGTTATTACACTAAAATTTGAAAAAGCATTACCAGAAATAGATTTTAACTTATCTAATTCTCCATATAATTTACCTAATCTATCAAGATTATTATCAAATGCACTTTGTAAAAAAACTAAACTACTAATAGATTCTTCATAAGCTTTGTTATAGATTATAGCAGCATTGTATTCTGGAGAATCTTCTTTAAATTTTTTTGGGTCAACAAAATCTTTAAATTTATTTTGTCCAATTTTATATCTTTCTGCTGTTATTTTTGCAGAATTGATAGCCTTATCAATATTTTGTAATGCTTTCTGTCCTTGTCCTGGTTCTAATGACCAAGCTTGTTCTAACTCTTCAGGTGTAGTATTTTTATATTCTGCTAGATTATCAATGAATGTATCAAAAGTACCTGTTCTTAAAGCAGTAATTACTGAACTTTGAAAGGTTGCAAACTCAGCATCTTTTAATTGTTTTGTCTCAACATCATCAGGATTGTCTACCATTTTAGCAGTCAACATCTGATTTGAATAATTATTTATTCTTGGATCAAAAAAGTATTTTGCATTTTTATGCATGTTGTTCAAAGAGTTTACAATAGCATCAGCTTGAACTTCTCTTTGTTTTACATACTCATCATAAACAGCTTTATCTTTAAAAATTCTACTAAAATTTTTAGTACCAAACTTAAACATTTTACTAGGTCCTTCTAATAAACCACCCATTAAAAAACCTGAAGCAAATGTTTCAGCACCTTGGGTATTTAATTGTTTACCTAAACCATCCATTAAAGCTCCCATACCATACTTATAACCCCTTACAGAAGGATTGTTAAAAGTATCAGTATAATATTTCTCAGTTGCAGCAGCTAAAGCTTCCTGACCAATTTCTTGAACACCTTCTACTAAGTTTGCTGTAAAATAATTCAAACCTAATTTACCCCATTGTTTAGGGCTTTTTAAAGCTTTAAGTGAATTCTTAAAAGTTATTGCTTCTTTGGTATATGTAGCCTTTGCAATGTCATCTGCAGGATTAAATATAATTTGAAATTCCTTACCTACTTCACCAACTACTTTACCAAAATTAAATTTAGGTGCCCCTTTTAAAAATTTTGCTCTTGTGATTGAAGGGAATGCAATTTTATTTGAATAAAATACTAAACCTGTGTTGTAAAGAGTATTCTTAAAACCAGCTTCTTTAGCTTGAAGCATCATATTAGTTTGTAACTCTCCAGATGGAGCTTTACCATTTTTAGCATAATAATCATTATATAATTTATTATACACATTTTGTTCTGAAAAACCACCTTCAAGTCTACCTTCAGATAATGCCATGTTCATACTCATAACATCATGCCAAAAAGCACCAGCTGTTCTAGCTGTTTTTGCAAGTTTTGACATATCTTGAACTTGACTTAAACTCTTAACAGCATCAAATGTATTTTCTAATGGGTTAACTTTTTCTAAAGTTTTTACTCCTAACTCACCAGCACTTTGCCAAAAGTTTTTTGCATTGCTAATGTTTTTAAGATTCTTTAATGACTGAGCTATTTTACCAATATTCTTAGTAGATTGAATTAATGCAGATGGTAATTTTGTTAAAGCTTTAACACCACCAAGTGCCCCACCTAATAAATTTAACTCACCTCCAGTTGCTGCTCCTACAGCACCACTAACCATAGCTCCTTCTACTGCACCCTCTAATAAGATACCTGCTGAATAAGATACAGAGTTTAATAAGTTAGTAGCAAATCCACCAATACCTCCTCTAGATGAATAACCTATAGAGTTGTAGTATTCATAATCTTTTGCTTCTTGTCTGTCTGCTCCTACATCTCCAGAACCTAAGAGCTTGCCGTAGGAATGAATTGGTGCCATAAACCCCAGCCCCACCATTGGTGCAGCTGAATGTTTAAACCATCTTTTCATATCATCAAAGGTTGAAGTATTTTTATTATAAATATCTTCATTATTGATATCAGGATCAAAACCTATTCTGTTATATGTATCTTGACCATAAGCTTTATATCTTGCTTTAAAAGATGCACTTGTAGGACTATTATCAAAAGTAAAAGTTTTACCATATTCATTTGCATCAAGTAAAGCATTACTTCTTAGTTTTGATTCAGCTAATAAATTTTTAGCTTGGTCTGGTCCAACAAAAGTTGGTTTAGTAATAACTTTAGGTGCATTAGGAGTCACACCATATTTTTGTTCATTTATATCTGGTACCTTACTAGTATTTGAAAGATTGTTACCCTCAAATTGTGTAAAAGAAGTGAATCTATTTTTAGCCATTATTACAATATTTTAAATCCTGAATTTTTTATTGTTTTACCAAAAGCAGATTGCATTTTTTGTACTGCTTCTGTATTGTTTGATTGTTGAAAATATTTAAAGTTACCTTCCATTGTTTTTGACCAATTAGCAAACTCATCTACAGTTTTTTCAATTTGAGCATCAATGTTATTTCCAAAAGGACGGATGATTTGAGAAGATGATTCTACAACACTATTACCACTTTCATCAACACTATTAAGTTGTTTTGTTAATGAATAAGTACCTGTTACTTTATCTCTTGTTACAATCAACTTATGACCATATAATGGATCTACATATTGAATACTTTTACCAGTATTTAAACTCATTTCAAAAGGAGTAATTTTATTTGACTGAAATAAACTATTGTTCCAACTTTTTTCTGGTGCCATAAATGTAATACCATTAGCTTGGATTTCTGCTATAGTCTTATCATCACCTTTAAAATATTTTTCAATCATATTGAGCGGAATGTTTTTAACACTCATTGCTCCTAAATCAGGATTCTCCATTGCAACAGGATGCTGAACTAATTTTATTACATCCGGTTTATCTTTCTGACCTTTTTGTTTGCTTAACTGTTGTAAGTCAAACATTAAGCTTTTCATTTTTCTAATTTTATCAGGATCACTTACTTCAAAATCTTTTTCTAAAACATTTCCTTTAGTAGAAACTCTATAATTATCAGGATCATTGGTAAAATTTAAACTTTTTAAATCACTAACAAACTGATTAAACATAGTTAAATTATCATCTTTTCTACCAAAAGTAACTGCTACTGAAGTTGGTCTAGCTCCAATTGTTGCCTGACCATCCTGTGATGTAACTTCTGTATTTCTATAGGATAATAAACCTACTTTATGATTAGGGTTACTTGTAATTTTATCATATGCATCATTTAATAATTTTGCAAAAGAAGTTTGACCTTTAACTTTAGTAGGTGTTGCATATTGAGCAGTACGTGGATCAACTGATTTCCAATCTACTTTAGTAACACCAGATTTTTTTTCATTTTTATCTAACCAGTCATTAACAAAATCATCAAAGTCTTCATCATGATATAATTTACCAGTACGGTAGTTTTTCATATAGGCATCAACAATTGAGTATTTACTTTTTTCTGATAAATCTGCTTGACTTAATGATGTATAAAGAGCATTTTTAATTTTGTTATCATTTTGTTTTTTAACATCCATATGTAATGTATATGATGCTTTTGTTTTATCAAGACTGTATCTTGCTTTAGCACCATCTGATAAATATGTAGTTGCTGTACTTAATGCACTATGTTTATCACTCCATACATCCATTCTCTTTTTTAAATCAAATATTTTAGCAGAAAGTAATAACTTTTGAATTAATGCATTTTTACTTGTTTTATTATCAGCTTGATTTACATATTTATCCCAAATTTTATCAGCTGCTGATGATGGTTGACCCATTAAATATGCTAAATCTGATTTTTTAATTTCACCAGAATTAATACCATTCTTAATAGTATTTAACCAAACATCAAAATATTGTGTTGACTGTTTTTCATTACCACTTAGAAATAATTTTCTGTTATCTTTTGGTACAACTATAGTATTAAAACCAGTATCTCCTGGTTCTAATTCTTCTATTTCTTGACCTTCTGGTTGAACAGGAACAATTTGACCATCTTTAACTTCTGCTAATCCATTATCTAAATTCCACTCAAGTATCATGTTCTCTTTCTCACTTTTTTGTTTAGCTTGAGCAAGTAAAAGATCATTATTAAATTTCATTTGATCTCTTCTTAATGCAAAATTATTATTGTTTGCATCTCTTTGAAGATTATGCATATGTCTTCTTTCTTCAAGACCTACTTGATTAACTTTATAATCTACAATTTTATCTCTTTCAGATAATATACCTGCATAAGATATTATATCTGATTCAGCTAAATAACTTGCATAATTTGAATCTACAATCTGTCTTGCTAATTCAATATTATTTAAGTCTAAACCGTCAACATTACCAACAGGTTTTGCTTCATATAATGAAGAACCACTTGAGTTAATTTCATCATTTAACTTTGCATTATGAGCATATACAATTTTATCAACCTCAACTGCTTGATTTATTCTAGCTAAAAATGCAGGTTGTCTTGGGTTAACATCACCTGTTTGAACATCATTTTCTACAATTGCTTTTTTTGTTGTTGATGCTTCTTCAGCATCTTCTGAATCTTTTGTTTTTTGATTTACATAATCTTTTAGCATTATGTATTTTTCTTTTAAAAACTCTTGTTCAGCAAGCAATTCATTATTGTTATACTTAGCAGCTCTTTGTTTTACATCATCTTTTCTTCTTACATAAGCTTCTGTAGTATATTTTTTTTGTATTGCTGGATCACTAGCATATGTAGATAAAAATAGTTTTTGTAATGATGGTATTATTAAATCACCATTTTTCTGTCTAACTAAATACATACCTGATTTATCAGGTAAAGTAATATCAATATTTAAATCTTTAGAAAGTGTTTTATATTTTTCATACACATTAACATTAGGTGTATAGGTAATATTTGAAAAAGTTAATACATCATCTTTAGATATATTTTTAAACTCTTCTATTCTATAATCCATATCTTTAATACCCACATCCCAGTACATCTCCCTTTGCTTAACATCTTTACTATTTTGTAAAGCCATTGCTTTACCTTTTTCAAGATCATAATTTTTTGTAAGAGCCATATCTTTCATCAAGTGCTTGTTTTCATATAAAGGTTTGAAAACTTGCTGTGCTTGTTCAACATTTTGCTCTAATGATAAGTCTAAAGCAGAAACTCTTTTAAGTTCAAAGTCTACTTTTTTAAGATAGTCATCTTTCATTTTGTTACTATCATCTCTAGTAACTCTTTGATGATATAGCTCACCATATAAATTATTCAAGGCTTTATAATTGCTATCATATTGGTTTTGCTTTGTTTGCAAAACATTCATGTAGAAATTATAATCCGGTTGGAAAGGTTGAAAATCTGGTATGTAATCAGTTACACCTTGTAAATATGTAGCCATAATATTTTTTTTCTATTGTAAATCTATAAATTTTTTATGTTTACTATAAACATGATAAGTTTATAATATGAATGGGAAAACAATATCACTATAAACAAAACCTCCATTTTTCATGTTACCAAATTGTGCTTGATATGCTTCTGCAGCATTACTATCAGCTGAAGAACCAGCTGCTTGTTGTTTAAGTTTTGCACACTCTATAACTTTATCTTCAACTACACCCTCTTGTTTACATTCAGCAATATATTGACTTATAGTTTTAGAAGTAGTAGGTTTGATTTGTTTTGCTTTAGATTCATCATATTTAACTTTACCACCAACACCAGCATCAACTTTCATTTGTGGATAGATTTGATTTAATGCATCTGTCTTATACTTATTAGTAATACCATTAGTGTATTGATTTAACAAGTTACCTCTTAATGCTCTCTTACTATTATCAAATTGTTGATTAGCTATTGTATTTTGATCATACAATTTAAGTTGGTTAGCTTGGTTCATTGCAGCTTCTTGGTTATTAACAGAAGCATTTGCTTGTTCAAATTGATTAGCAATACCAACATTTTGATTATTATATTTAGCTAATACATCTGCAGCATTTTTTGCACCTTGTCCTTGAATAGATGATGATCTAGCTGACAATGCTTGTGGTCCTGAAAACTGAGCCATACCAGCTGTTTGAATATTTGCTTGTTCTGCGTTAGCAGCAAGTTCTCTGGTCGGGTCCATAAAAGTAGGTTTTGGTGCTTGCAAGTCTACTCTTGCAGCTCCCATAGGCATATACTTTTTAGCAGAAAATAAATCTACAGCAGCTCCAGCAATTTTTAATTTGTCTTGTAACCACATCTCAGGTTCAGCTTCAGGTTGTTCAACAGGTTGTTCTTCAGCAGCTGGTTCTTCAGCTGGTTTTTCTCCTTCAACTACTTCTTCCTCTGATGGTTCTTGAGGATCTTTACCTTCTTCAACTTTTTCTTGAACTTTTTCAGCTTCTTCTTCATAAGTACCGCCATCCATGTTTGGATTTATACCATGAGCTAATGCACTATTACCTGCATAACCTTCAATTGGTGATAATGTAGCATAATCCTTACCGTATAATTTAGCCATCTCAGATTCATCTGCACCACCTGTATTAGTTTCTCTACTTTGTTCTCTACCTAAAATAGTGTCAAGGTTATATGTTTCATCATCACTAAAAGTACTATAAGTACCTTTAGCTTTTTCTAAATTCATTCTGGCAAAACCATGTGCTCCAGCTTGTTCAGCTAAAGTTTCTTGTGGTGTTGGTAATTTTATATTTAAAGTTTTTGCTATGTTTTCTTTGCTATCCCATTTTTTAGCTGTGTATTCTGCTTTTATTTTATTATATTCAGTTTGATCATTAACAAGACCTCTACTTTTTAAATCATCAAATGTTGCAAAACCTTTTGCACCATTATCAAGATAAGCCATGTTAATACCAGCTTCTTTTATAGTATCATTTCTTTTTTTACCATTTAAAATACCATTTATAATTTCATCTTCATTTAAAGATTTTTTACCTTTTCTGTATTTACTTATACCAATTCTACCACCTGTTTTTGGATCATTATAAGCTGCTTGCGCTTCTTTGATTAATTCAGCTCTAATTTTAGACTTAGGATTTTTTAATTCTGTTTCTAAAAACTTTTGACCAGCTGCATTAACTGCTTTTAAATTATCCATGGTCACCGCCTTTTGAGGATCTGGTGCTTTGTATTTCATCTTTTTACCATCTTTAGTTACTGATGGTTCTTTATTTGGATTTTTTCTTTTCCACATGTAATGAGCTTTTCTAGCTTGTTCAGGATCCATTCCTGAAATATCTAATGCATCACCAGATGGATTAGCACCACCAGTAGCACCAGTTGTACTAGCACCTGTAGCACCTTGATATGTTCTTAAAGCACCTCCTCTAGCATACATAGGAGATTTAGGTCTACCCATATAATTTCTTGGATTAGCACCCATAGCCATTCCGTATTCTGCTTCAGGTAAACCAGTATAAGGAAAATCAAAACCACCCATAAACATACCACCAAATTGTTGTTCTGGCATTGCTACTGGTTGACCTTGATTCATTTCTTGAGCTTGTTCTTCATCTTCTAATTCAGTATTTGAATTATCTGTTTCATTTGCATTCTGTTGCTCTGATTGACTAAGTTTTTGTTCAACTTGATTTCTAAACTGTTTTATAGATGGATCAATAAATGATGTTTCCTCTAATTTATTTTCAGTCATATATGGTTTAGCAACTGCTGGAATACCTTGAGGGAAACCTTTTTTAGACTCTTGTGCTAATGCTAAAGCAGCTAATTTTTTATTAAAATTAGCAATCATTAATTCAGCTGTCTTAACATCAATACTATCAGAATTTGGATCTTGTAAGATCTTTCTGTACTTATCAATATCATACTGCTTTGCTAATGTAGCTGGAGTATAACTTTTTTTACCTTTAGAATTCTTACCAAAATTTGCTAATATTTCAGGATCTTTAATACTCATTCCTCTAAAGTCACTGTATATAAAAGTATCATCCGGTAAGTTTAATGGTACACCTCCTTGAGCATGTCTTGGGCCTTTGATGATTTTGTGTTCTGGTAGTCCATCACCATTGATGTCACCGTATACAGTTTCACCTCCTTCAGCTTCTAGATTAGCTTCTTCTCTAGGAACAGCCGTGATATATTTACTTAGCTGTGGCTTTGGCATACCAATGTAAGTATTGTAATCTGCACCACCCATTGCTGGTACATCATTAGCTAAAGAACCTTGTACTTGGTAACCTGTTCTAGCTTTTGGTACTTTTTTAATTCTAACCTTTATCATAATTCAAAGTTATAAATATTCTACATCTCCTCCATTAGCAAGGAATTCTTCTAATTCTTCATCAGTCATGAATACTTCATCTCCTTCAGCATATCCTCCCTCTTGCATATAACCACCTTCTTGACCATAAGCAAATCTTCCGCTAGTGTCACTACCCATTTGATCATATCTAAACTGACCTAATTGTTGACCATAGTCTACATAATCACCTCTGTCTTTTGTGTTAGTAGAAGCATACATGTTATCAGAAGTAAAATTGTTATCATACATTTCTTTTTGCTGTTTAGCAGTATCAAGATTATTTAAGAATCCTGTTACAGCAGTTGCCCCAGCATTAAATTTATTAACAGCATCTTCACCATCAAAGTTACTTGGAGCTTTTTGTTTATCAACAGCTATTATATCATCATTACTTGGATCTCCAAAATCTTCAGAAGTAATTGTTTGACCTTTAGTTTGATTAGGATCCATGGTAACAGTTTTTACTTTACCAGCATCAGGATTGACAGGAGTATTTGAAGGCATTCCTGGAAAAGATTGTGAAGCACCTAAAAGAGTGTTAGGATTTTGAGCAGGTTTTAACATACCTGACAAATCACCAGTATTAGTACTTGGATCAGAAGGTTTTTTTACAGGAGGTCCAGTCTGTGCTTTTGGTAAACCACCATATCTAAATCCATATTTTTGATTTTTAAGATCATCATCTTCAGCAGCTTCTCTCTGATCAAAAATTTTATTCATAGATTCTTCTTCTTTTGTAGCTCTAGATTTACCTGGCATAAATTGATGTAATGTACTTAATTTAGGATCAACCATACGAGGTGCAAATTCTTTTTTTGTATTATACATGTTTTCAAGTTGATCTGCTTTAAAGTTACTATACTCTTTCCTACTACTAGATTTTTGTAACTCTAATAATTTAGGATTTGTAACATAGTGTTCATTATTTAGTTTACTAATATCATATGCTTGCTTTTGTTCTTTAAAATCATTTGCTATATCATTTAATTCTTCTATAGGTACATTATCATCAAGAGGTATCTCTGATATAGCAAAATCAGCTTCTTTTAAACCATATGGTAATAATTCAGGCATAGCCACAAGTCTAGGTTCTTCATATTTATTACCTCTTGGATCATGAGTATTATACACAAAACCTTTATACGGAGATTTAATAGAATTATCAATATCAGAAACAAAAGATTCATCTTTATCCCAAGCATCATCACTTCTTTTTAGATCTCTTGCTAAATCTTCTTCAGTATCATATTTATATCTAGCATGAACACCTTTGTTGAATGCAGCATCTTCTGCTAATGAATCTTCACCTCTTCTAGCTTCTCTACCTAATTGTCTTTCTCCTCTTCTAATTGCTCTTTTTGCTTTACCAGATAAATCATCCCAAACTTCTTTTTCAACACCGTGTTTTAAATTTTGAGACTTTTCTGCTAATTGTTTTTCATAAGCTGCTTGAATTTCTTGACCTGGTGTCAATGATTTAGCAGAACCTTTACCTTTTGTATAGTATTCAGTCCATTGCTTAGGTCTTCCAAATAATCCTCTTTTGTGAACTGTTTTAGCATAAGGATCTAATCCTTCAAAAGAATCTTTGTATTCTTCTCTTGTTTTTGCGTTATATGCTTTACCTGATATAATACCTTTTTGTGCCTCCGGTAGGAAATCTGCTTCATAGAAAGGCATCTCTGTTCCACCATACATAAACATATCCGGTTGATCATCACCTCCAATAAAACCTCCTGACTGAGCTTCTTCAAATGTACCTTCTGCAGGTTTGTTTCTTTCTTCTGCCATTTTATTTGCAGATTCAATCAACTCAGGATTATTAGATTGCATCATTTTTTCATAAAGCTCATCAACAGCAGCTTTATTAGATGTTTCTTTTATCTTTTCAAGGAAAGATGATTTTTTAGTAGAAGCATCATTATTCATGTTATCAAATCTATAACCTTGACCTAATGCTTTTTCTTCACCACCCTCTTGTTTCTTTAGTAATTTTAATACATTGTTGGTAAACTTTTTCTTTCCTACTCTACCACCGTATCCATATTCCATGTTAGGATTCATGTAATCATCATCTTCAGCTATAGCCTCATTATAACCAGCAGATTCATCTTCCTCTTCTTCTGGTTGCTCTTCAACATCAGCTTCTTCTTCTTGACCCATTTCTGTTTCTTCAGCATTTGGTTGATTTTCTGCATTAGCTTCATCCTCTTCCTCAAGCTTTCTTTCTTGCTCTTCTAGTTCTTCTGAAACTTGAAGTATTAAAGCTGTAGCAATATCTTTTCTTAATCCTTTTGAAACTAATACTTTAAGAATTTGATTATCATCTACTGATTCATTTTTTAATCCCTTAATGTAATACTTTACACTTTGTAGTTGCTGTTCAACATCAGCTGACTCATTTTGAGTTTGCATACCCATTTGAGCTTTTTCTAAAAACTGTTTAGTTTTATTAATGTATTTACCTTCTCCATCATGAGCTTTATAAATACGTACTTTTCTTTTTTCCATAACTTGGGTATATAAATAATATACTAAATTTTAATTTACTAAATAAACTTCTTATGTTTATACTTCTTCTACTATATAACCTTGGTTAATGTAATCTTGTATTTCATCATCTGATAATTCTGCAACTACACCTCCTTCTTTAAAAAATTTACCTTTAGGTTTCATTATATAATCATGACCCCCAAGTTCATTTTTTACTTTTCCAATTTTTCTTAAATTTAAATCTGTACCAATAAGTTCTCTTTCTTGTAAAACAAGTTCAGGCAAGCTTTTATAAGAAGCTCTCAAGTCTTCAGGTATTTTATTTAAAACATCATCAGAATAATCTGTATAATGCTCATTTTTTATAAAATTTTTACTAGCTTTTTTTGCATTTCTTCCACTAAGAACAATTCTATCTTTTGGTCCATTATAATCTGCACCTCTACCTGCAGAAAATGAAACAGGTCTATCACCAAAATCTGCAACTTTGTTTTTTAAATTAAATAATTTTGGATCTTCAGAATTTATTCTTCTAATTAATACTGTATTTTCAGGAACATCCATCCCTGTTTTTTTAATTAAATTGTTTAGTTTAGATCTTAATACCTTATCTACATTACCCCATCTACCTGTGTATGGGGATGAGTCAAATGCATAATCTCTAATCATAGCATGTTGCCATTCTGTAAGTGGTTTTTTATTTTTTATTGCCTGATATAACTCTTGTGCTTGATCTGATGTTACACCTTGTGCTCGGCTTTTCCAAGCATAAGGTAATATAGTTTCACCATGAGCAACTTTATCAGCAACTTTGGTAGCATACTTAGATGCATTCTTTAAATTTTTACCAACATTTAGACCTGAAAAATTTAACATGTTTGACCCAGTCTCTGAAACTGCATCAGCTACATTTCTTAAAGTAGGATCTTTAGCAACTTTAGAATATGATTTTCTTATATCACTATTTTTATCAAAATATTCAGCTGTTCCATAAGTAGCACCAGCAGCAGTAAGTAAATTATTTGCTGTTGCTCCTGATGGCAACCATGATGGAGCTGTATTAGAAGCAGCTTTAATTGCTCGCAAAAAAGAATTTTTACCAAGTTTATTTAATGTAGCATTAGCAATTGCATCTCCTCCTGCTACTATTCCTTCACCTACAGCTGTTGCTCCAGATTTTAATAATGGTGCACCTGTTATTGCTGTAAGAGCGGCTGGTGCCCAAAACCAATCTGAATTACCTGAACCTTGTGCTTTAGAATATAAATTTTTTGTTTGATCTGTTGCCCATGAATCTTTCTTAGGATCAAAGGTTCTATTGTAAACTTTACCATCCTTACCTATAACTTTTGTATAAACAGTTCCATCTTCTTTTTGAACCTTAATAGTTTTATTTCCTTTTTTATCTGTGTGCTCTTTAGTAGATATAATTCCATTCTGTGCTTCAATTAAACCACCTTCTTGTTTTACCCAAGGATACTTACCAGATTTTTTATACTCATCCATTTTTGCTTTATAACCATAAGTATCACCAAACTGTGCTGCTTCTACTGGTTTTCCATTAATGGATTTAACATACCCGTATACCTCAGGATCTAGCACTCTTCCATATAAAGAGTACGGTTGATAACCTTCCGGATAATTAGTAGTATTAATTTTATTAATAATTTTAGAATCTACAGTTTTTGATTTATTTACAATTGGTTCATTAGCAACTTTTTCTCTGTCAATTACAACTGGTTTCTCAGCATTTTTATTAAATTTTACAGGTTGCGTAGGTTTTTTATATATGTTTACAGGGTCTATTCCTTTTACTCTTTTGTCTGAAATATTTGTGCCTGCAATCACATCTGGGTTGTGGTTGTAAAAAAAGCTTTTTCCTAAAATAGGTTCTATTTGAGGATTTATTTTATTAGTAACATCTAATGCGTTAGTGTATTTTTCTAAACTCTTTTTAGGAACACCGTAAGATTTTACAAATTCATTGTATATTTTATTTTGTTCTTGTCCTTTGTTATATAAAGCTAAACTGTCATTATACATTTTTTTCCTATAAGCAAATTCTTTAGGGTCAGATATTTCTAACACCTTGTTTTTTACAGTTTTACCTTTCTGAGCTTGTGTAAGTTCTGGTACAGATATATCTTCTACTATGTATCCACCTTTTCTGTATTCTTCTATTTCATCATCTGTAAGTTCTGTTTCTATATAATCCTCATCATTTTTTGTTTGAGTATCTCCACTTGGAGTATATGGAAGTAGTTTAGTTGCCTTTGCACCTTCAGTAAATTTATTTAAACCATTAATAAGTTTCATGCTAGATTCCCATTTTTCAGGATTAAGTTTTGGAGAAAGTTTTGTCAAACCTTTTGTTGTCAAACCTAAAACATCATCAAGATTTTTTCCACCAAATTTTCTATATGCCTTATAGGCATTTGCTATTTTATCATTGTATCCAAAATACTTAACAGCATCAAGAAAAAGTTTTTCTCCACCAGCAAGTATTTTTCCAGATTTACCAATTTTACCTACAAGAGGAAGAGCACCTAATATTTCTAAACCAGTTTTAGGATCAAACAAACCATTTTCATCATAAGCTCTTGCTACATCATCCCATGATGTAATTCCGGTAGGGTCTATAAATTCTGAAATATCCTCAAGTGTATTATCTTCAGCTTCCCATCCTGATGGAATAGTTGCATCACCTTGCATAGGTACATAAGGTTTTCCAGTAAGAGGGCTGATATATTTATTATTTGGGATAACCTTTTCAAAGTACTTACCATTTTTAGTTTTTACTTGTACAACTTCATCTCCTGCTTCATTGATGAATCTATTAGTTACTGTACCATCTTTAGATTTTACAGTCTTCATACCTCCATCTTGAAAGTAATCTACATTTGGATCATATACCTTATTCTTATAGTTCTGAAGCAAAGGATGTGTAAGCATTATCTTATTAGTACCAGAAAGACTTCTAGTCTTTTTCTTTTTAACACCACCCTTTCTCATCTGTGGGTACTCATCTACATAATCTGCTCCAGGAAAAGTGTAGTCTACTCCCGGAAGCATTATCTTTCTTTGACCATTATTAGCTACACCCAACACAGGATAACCTACTCCTTTCATAGTAATATCATTACTTGGAATTCTAGTTGGTAAACCAGGATACTTCCACTGACCCATTGGATCAGTGATTATATCTTTAGGTTTCTTAGGAGCTTTAGCTTTGTCCAACTCAGCTGAAGCTTTAGATAGAGTCTTTTTATTATACATTATCTTAGAGAAATTTCATTTTTACTATTGCTGATCTTCAAAATAATATTGGTGTTACCAGATTTATTTTTCTTTAAGTTAACAAAACTCATGTAATGTCTGAACTTTTTTCTTTGTAATTCTGGTTTTGTATAATCAAGATTATTTACATTAAGCTCTCTTCTAAAACCATCTGGTTCAGTAATCCATGTTGTTTCATTTGTATAGTTACCTATTAACAATGTAGTATTAGGTACTACAGGTCCTATTGGAGGATATGTTCCACCTATTGGGAATTCACCTCTGTTTTTAGTAATATCCCAAAACTGATTAAATCTATATTTGTTTTCTTCTTTTGAGAATAAGATATCAAAAGAGTTATTATTAAGATTTACTTTTGGATACTGTCTTGCTAATACTAAATCATTTTTAGGATATAAATTTAAATTTAAATATCCAGAAACTTGTTCAGAGTTATAAACAACAGCTGTATCAAAGTTATAATCTAGTACATGGTGTGAGTCTACACAGTTACTAGATTTTCTATAAGCCTCCATTATGTATTCAATAGATCTTGTAGTAGTAATAGTTTGACCTGACACAATTGGAATATCTATTTCACAGGCATAGTCTTGACCATAGTAATTACAGTAAGAATCACATAGCCAGTTATGTCTCCAACCTCCAGTACCTTTTGTAGATATAAATACATCTTTAGTAGGTAATAATAAGTCTGGATGCCAGTCATGGAAACTAATCCAGAATTGACTCTTAGGGTCATAACTTACAGTCCATGATGCATCTCTGAATATAGTTGGATCACCTAATCTATATTGGAAAGCATCATTTTTATCCACAATGAAATAATCACCTGTACCATCTGCTCTTAGAGGAACATATGTAGTTCTACCTTTGTACTTATCAATTAATTGGTAATCTTTCTTACAGAAGTACAAGATAGTGTTAGTATTATCAAATACTGATTGACATCCAATTCCAGCTACCGGGTTATCTTGATATGGATATAAAGGAAAGTCTACTGTTAATTTGTACGGTAAGAAAAGTGTGAACCACCATTTCATCCCTTGCTGAGATAATTCCTGAAGTCCTGAGCCATATGAGAATATTTTACCAGCTGCTTGAGATATATAGAATATACCCACTGGAGTTGATATCACAGACAATCTGTTTTGAGAAGCTCCGTATTCATATGCCTTATCAGAATTTGCTACAGCTTGGGCAGGTTGACTAAATAATCCTCCATCTCCAATAGTAACTTTAGTTCCTAAATCAGTATTAAGTGTATCTACACCTTGGAACATTAAAGGGCTATCATTTCTAAAAGTAATAATGATACCTGATTTGTTTATAGGTTTTACTCCACTGATTTGAGACTTAAATGTTTTATAGTTGTTTACTAAATAAACCATCCAACTATCTTTAATTGCCTCATCCTGTTGCGGTAATGAATAGATAATTCTATTAGGAAAATAAGTATAACATAACTCAGATACATTTGGATCATAGTATCTACTTTGTATAGAACCTAATGAGAAATACTGGTTGTATAATTTAGAAACACTTAATGAATAGTCATACTGGTAAAAAGAATTCTTACCCATAATTTCCGGATTCATGTCAAACATTTCTTGGTAGTTAGTATATCTGTAAGGATCATAAAACTTATTACCAATATTGTCTGCTTGCTTTCTAAAATCTAGTAGTACTTCAGATTCAACAAAGAAATCTCTTATAGAAGATGCTGCTAAGTAGAAGTAAGAATCTCTACAAATAAAGAACCCAGGATAATTAGAAGCAGTATCAGTATTGTAATTATATTGTTGACCACCTTCTAAATAATCAAGATTATAAAAATTTGAAGGTAAAGGACCAGTACCAGGAGTTTGTGCATTAGTTGCAAAAGTTGCAAAATCTGTAAATAACTCTGCTAAATTACTAGCATCATATAACTGACTATTTAATCTAAATCTTGGATGAGGAATCATACTCTTTAAAAAGTAATTATATTCAAAACCATCTGGTTCATTATATAACCAATCAAAAAAGAAACACATGTTATTTTTTTCTGTGTATCTATTTACATAAGTATCACCTCCAAAAAATATTGGTGTTCTAGGAATTACAAATCTAGTTTTACTAACAGAATTACATATAACAGGAGTTATTGATTGTATGTTAGATCCAGTAAGTTTTTGTTCACAATTAGAAATTGTAATTTGTTTAATTGAATCTAACTGTCCATATTGGTTTCTTACTCTACCTTTAAGAGCTCCATAGTGACTAGCAATAGGTAAACTAAAAGGATCACTTATATCATTTGCTTTAAAACTTGGAGAAGAAACACCTTTTGTTTGTATTAATGTACCTAATGTAACTAATGATTCATCAATATTTAAAAGTTTAGGACCTACATTTTGATTAGCACCATTTTTAACTCTTAATGTAACTGTAGCAGGTCTTTTTAAATTATTAATACTGTAAGATCTATAAATACCATTATTATCAAGATACTTACTCATTTGTTGAATATTATCTCTTAAATAAAAAGCATCTTCAATAGTAAATCTTTTAATATCATTATTACCTACAGGTTGCATCTGTGAATAAAAACCATAAGCTTTCATCTGAAGAGCAAATGGTTTGTAAGATGTAACAGCATACATTATTTTAAGTGCTATGTCTACACCTTGAGAAAAGTATGTTGCAATATTTTGACCCAATGCTAGTACTCTAAGAGGTCCTGGTAAATAATTTGTTTTAGCAATTTCTGTTTGTAATTCAGGAGCTGTATACACTGCTCCTTTTTGTGATAAGTTAGTAGTAGCTGATGCCTGATATATACCACCTAATACATCAACTAAACCAGCAGTAGCTAAATCAGCTAAGGCACCTGTTGCTGCATTATAACCAGTGATTAATGCTTGTGTAGAATTAATATTAGCAATTACTGAATTTTTACTTACATCTGTATATTCATCTTCTTTTGTACTTATATCACCTCCTTTTAAAGGTGAACCTACAATATTAGTATGAGTAACATTAACATTAGAAATAGTAGCAGTACCTGTACCATTTATACTTTCTTGTCCACTTGAGCCACCCTTTATATCACCACCACCAATTTCTTTTCCTGTTATATCAGGACCTACTAAACTTTGAAATGCAGCACCTGTCTGTACAGTAGTTCTTTTACCTACACCTGATATAATTGCTTCAGCAAGACCAAATATTATCATTACAAAAACTGTAGCATCAGATAGCAATTTAAATTTAGGATGATCAGATGGTGTAACAAATTGTTGATTTGATAAACCTTGTATATGACCATACAGTTTAAACTCAGGAGTAGATAAGAACGGAGTTCTAAACATAGTATCCGGTGAGTGAAAGCTTATTACATCTGAAGGTACACTAGCTTTAAGCCCAGCTTTAATAAATGGATCGGACTCTCCTTGAACATTACCCCCTAAAGTAGAACTTAAAGGAGTGATTGTATTAAACGGGTAATTAGCATAAAGACCTGTGTAATTGTTATTACCGGCAATAGCATAAGTTCTATAATTATTAACCATCCCTTTAGCAACAATAGTTTTGTTACCCTCTCTAGATCCTCTAAGTATTTCATAACCTACTATTCCTGGTATATCATTACCATCATTATCTTTTGGTAGCTGTATATTTGTAAAAAATACACCCATCAATCTTATAAAATAATCATTACCCACAGCAGTTTGCGGTGTAGGATTACTTCTAAATCTAATTACATCTGTAGTTGGGCTATTATTAATAAAGTCTTCAGGAAATTTATGATGTCTGATACGCTTACCACATAAATCAAAAGAAGCATCTGCAGCTCCTGTCCAACACAAACTACTTGGATTCCATAAATCAGGTCTATTATCTGGATAACTCTCTGTTGATTCCCAGTATCCCATGTCACCTGTTGCTATAACAGTCCCCCCATCATCAGTCTTAGTACCAATATAACTATTGTTATTATCAGCTGAAGCTGTGTTATATATCTCAAATACTTTTTCATTTGTGGTTAAAGTATTTGTATCTCCATTTAATGTAGATGTTTCTAAGAATGATGTACCTGTTGTAGGAACGGTAAATTGTCTTGGTGCTCTTCCCGGAATATGGTATGAAGATGTTTTGTCTCCTGTGTTGTAAACCCATCTAATAAAAAATGAATATACTTCATCCCTCATGTAATTTGTTTTGTTACCACCTTTCATATAATACTCAGCAGGATATTCTACAGAAGCCCACTTAGTTGTAATCATATTAGCCAAAGGCTGGTAATTAAAATCAAATTTAGATTTAGGACCTACTCTTAGCAAGTAAGTATTTAATTCTGCAATCTGATCACTAGTTTCAAACACTGGAGTTTTTAATGGTAATTGCTCTAATGGAATTGAAATGTTAGAAGGATCAATTTGATCAAATGATATTGCTGAAGTATTTGTTGAATAAACACCCATTCTTTTAGCAACAGTTTGTTGATTAGTACAACTTACTATTACTAACTCAAACTCATCAAAGTTTATTCTGTCTGCTTCAATCTCTAAATCTAAAGAACCTTCAAGATCATCAGGAGAATATATAAACTGGTAGTTACTTTGTGAAAAGTAATCTGTAACTTTCTGACCATTTATTAAATAAGCAATTACTACAAAGTAAGTACCATTAGCCAATGTACCACCTGTTTGTCCTAACTTTAATCTAAGACACGGTGTAGTCATTAGTCTTGCTAATCTTATTTTTTCACAATCAAGAGTGTTAACATTTTCACATATGTTACAATCATTTATAATCTTACAAGTTTCATTCCACTGTACACCTGGCCAAAGAATTCTTGTACTACTGTTTAGTAATAAATAGTAATTAGCATTAACTCCTGTTGCACCACCAAAAATATAATCATCTAATGATGGCCAAGTTTTAGAGTTTCCAATATTTAAAAATCTATCAGGATTTAAACCATCAGCCCAATATATTTGCCAAGTACAATCTTCTCTTTCTCTAGAAGTACCTGATATCAAATATCTCTTATCAAACTTTAAACATGGATCAATTACAATTGGTCTGTAAACACAGTTCTCTTCTTCAAATAATCCTATTTCAGAATTAACAGGCTGCCCTAATGAATTATGTCCTGCTGTAAGTATTACCCATTTATCTGAGTATAAGTATATTGCCCCTATTACATATTTTTCTGTAACATTTGGAGGAAAGAATTTACCTGATTCAAAACAAATATAATTAGAAGATTCATTAGATAATGAACCCACTCTACCTGTCTTAGAATTGTTGACCATGTTTACTGCATGCGTCCACATTCCTTCAGTTACATAAGAAGGATCAGAATCTTTGTTCAGACCCTTTATGAAACTGTCAGTAATATTCTGAGAAGTATCTTGCATGTTTGACATATTATATCACTTTAGTATTATAGTTTAATCTTGCGTAATTTCCATAGGTTGGAGCTTTGAACATATCATAGTATTTAGAATACTGTGCTCTTCTGTTAGTCCACCATAGTTGCTCCATCTCTTTGAAGTTTGGAGTATTTATAAAGTTCAATGCATTTACTCTAGCATCTTTTAATTCTGGTAAAATAATCTGTAATCTCTGTGCTACATTTTCACCATTAAGTGCTAAGTTTTCAATTATTCTTTTCTTAAATGCATACTCATAGTAATCATTAAGTCTTGGATGATCAGGAACCATAATGTTTCCATCATTATCAATAAGCTCTCCTTGATAGTTTACATACACATGTCCATCTTGGAATGTAGTAAATAAGAAACCATCTTTAAGCCAACCTTGATCTGGTCCATTGTAATACAAGTTAGGACATTCACAATCTATGTTCTGACTTGCTTTCATTCTAAGTTGCACAAGTGATTTGTATGTTCTTGTTGCTCCAGATTTTACAACCTGAATAAGTTCATACTGCTCACCTTTACAATTCATGAATACTCTTGGAGCAATACAAGTATCACCATAAGGATTATTTGGATCATACTCTGTTGGTATAACATTAGTAGGTTCTGTGTGTCCTAAACATCCTGCTGTTTGATTACATGGATTAGAGTTACATGTTCTACAATTTACTGTAGGAACAGCGCAGGTGTCTATTGTTGACGGGGCTTCTTGGTATTTTACAGGATTCCAAGGAACTTCTTGTATATTAGTTCCACCAACCATACCATCATAACCAACATGCTCTACTCTATCATAGCATATAAGACCATAGTTCCATACATAGAAATCATCCGGTAGTTTTACTTTACCGTGACAAACATCTAATATAACTTCCTTAGTTTGATTAAGTCTCAGACCTAAGTCATAGTTAATTTTTCTAGCAAGTTTAATTAACTGCTGTGGATCTATCATGTTCTCCAATGCAAAAGTTGGTAGATCAATAAGAACATCTTCCATCAACTGATCAAAGGTTCTATATTTTATTGTGTAATTGAAGTCCATTATCTTAAAATATTTTGACCATCATCTGGTCCGTCAGTAGAAATTTGTAATGACATTGATAATTCTTTAACAACAAACTGTTCAATCTCAGAAAATAAATACTCTGGGAATGGTAATCCAAGATCTTGTTTAAGTTTACACTGATCTTCTGGATCACATAAGAAATCTCCTTTGTCTCCTTGGAATAAAGCCTCTACTCTTACTGCATCCCAAATCAAATTAGGAAAATATAAATAGCCATTTAAGAACCAAAAATATTTTCTTTTATTGTATTTGAATGTAGTAGATTTAGTTATAGAAACCCAAGTACCAGGATTTGTTCTAAAGATAATTTCTGAACCATCTATTGAAGATACAGTGCGTATAACAGGTCCAAACATTCCAGAAAGTATATCTGGAATTTTTTCTTTAGTTCTTTTAAAATAGCAACCTGAATATACACCAGTACATCCAGCTTCTATCTTATCAACATCAATTAATTCCACATAAGGTAATACAGAAAATATATTACTTATCTGCATCAATCTATATTGATTGTCTTCTCTCTTGAGAAGAGCTTGTCCATATTTTACAATAGAGTAGTAAATCACACGGTCAGTCAAGAAGGCATCTTCTTTAACGGCCTTTAGTGTATTCCTAACTCTTGATATTGCTTCTCCTACTGTAGTCATAAGTCAAATTCATTATAAGTCTCTAGTTTTTTTAGAGTCTCTCTTTTATTTATTTTTTCATACTGCAACTTCAGATATACTTCTTTAATTGCTTTTGTATTTTGTACTACTAAATACATATTCCAATTTTCAGGATATGATTTAGAGACAGCTCTTTTAAAATCTCTACATGCTGTGAAACTCCAAAACTCTCTATTTTTTATTTTGTGTTTTGGTGCATAGTTTGTAAAAAATATTTTAGCAAGCTTTCCGTCTGTTGCAAAATTGTTATTGGATACTTCTACACCATATTGTTTTGATTTGGCAAAGTCAACATTTTTCTTCTTACTGTTTTGACATGTACCAATAAAAAGCCAACCTATTTGTTCTGGTAATTGTACTCCATCTCTATTATCAATTACCATTGTATACAATGCTTTGTTAAATGCTTTAGCAATGTCTTTTAAAGCTTTATTATCATAAGCATTATACTTAGGATATTTCTTTTTAAAGCTATCAAAGAACTCTTTATTCAAAAGTGTAAGTACTTCAGGTCTATACCTTGGTGCTGATAAATCAGGTTTCTTAAACTCTCTCATAATAATATAGTAAAAATTAGTTAGTTTAACAAATATAGATATAAAACAAAACCCCTACAAGTGCAGGGGTATGTCTAGTTGAAGATAAACCAACAAACTGCAACTAATTAGACCGGAGGAGTAAATACAGGAAAAGACATCTTCATACTCATGTAATGAAACTCTTTTAGTTTTTGTAAAAATACTCCAAGTTTTGTTCTATATTCTTTATACAATGCTTTTGATGGTACTTGAGCATTTGTATAATCTACAACTAATGTATAAGGTATGACTTGACCAGATGGATAATACAGTTTTCTTATTTCATTATAAGTTACTGTACCAGATAATTTATTAGGATCACCAGGAGCATACAATGAATTCCAAAATCTTAATACAACATCACCAAATACTTCATCAAAATATGTTATAACACCATTTGGTCCTTGTACTTTGTCAATAAGTTTTCCATAATTTAATTGACTAATACAATCAGTACAAAAATTATTATTTTGATCAAAATATTTACTTTTAAACATAGTTAATAAATATTCTTCTAAAGCTTTTTTATAAGAATCTCTTGATGCTCTGTATGTTGAATACATATCATCTACACCAAGATTATTAACATCAGGTGAGTAACCTACACATGTATTACCAATAGTTTTTAAATCATTTTTATACTCAAATGGATCCATACTAATTAAATTAATTCATATTTATATCTATGTAAAGGTAACGTATCAGCAGCTAATAAAAATGCTTGTTGCGCTATGACTAGTTCATTAAAAGCTTTTAACTGAGCATCTCTTCTTGCTCTTTTAAAGATTAGAATAGTGGTCTCTATTGCCATCCCTAAAACAGAACTAAATTGATTCAATGTAGGATCCCAAGCATAAAAATTACCATCTTGATCACATTCAAAATATTCACCTGGTTTACCAGTAGTTGGTATTTGAGAAATTAAAGTTACATCAGGTAATTTTACCATATGATCTTTTACAGTTGGTAATCTATCTACTATTCTATCACCATTTAAAGAAAGAAACTGTACGTTACTCCAAGTCCAAAAAGTATATTCTGGACAACCAAAATCAATATTAACTGTAGTTAATCTTCCTTTATTAACTATTGTTTGATCAGCATAACCATTAGGATCCCATGTAGTGTAGTCTAAAGGTAAATTAGATGCACATACTTGTTCAGGATCACTTGAGTCTTGTTCTGCTACAACTATACAAGTTGTACCTATATAGAAATCAACTCTTAAATCTCTATAATCATTAACAAAATCTTCAGTTACAAGACATCCAAAACTTTTTAACTCAGAACAAGTAATTGTTGTATCATCTCTATCAAGAAAATTTATATCAGGGATAGGAAAATCCGTGAATTGTAAATTACCTCCTAAATATTCTGTGTACACACCTTCTGGTTCTTGTGTTTGAACATAACAATCACAAGAGAAATCATAATAAACAGATTTTTTACATCCTTTGGAATCTGTTACATCTAACCTAACAACAGTAGATTTTATTACTTCTCTTTGATCACATATTGTTGGAGCGTAAGTAATTACATCTTGTGCTGTTAAAGTAGATACCCATTTTCTTACACATAGATCTACAGAAGCTTGAGCTGGTAATGTAAAAGGATAAGTTCCACCATCACATGCTGTATAAGTATATGTAACATTTGGTGTTCCAAGAGCTCTGTTGTTTTTTAGATTTAAAAATTTATCTATTGCATCATTTGGTCCTAAAGGTGTAATCCATTGCTTTACACAAATAGGTGAAGGAATTGTTTCATTAGGATCTAATGTAAGTGTTATTAATTCATCATCACAATTTCTATACTGATAAGTTGTTACAGTTACATTAAAATTTGTTAAAACTACATAATCACAAGTAGTTGGATAATTTGCTAAAATAGAATTAGCTCCAATACCTTCTAAGTCTAGAGTATTAAGATTAGTTACACCTAATACATCATGTCCTACAAATGGTCCTTGTGCTATTGACCAATTATATGTATAAGGTCCTGTTCCATTTGTTACTGCTGCTGTAAGAGAAGGATAGCTACCCTCAACTGGTGTAATTTCAACTGACATAGCACAATTCTCACAAGCTGATGCAAAAAGGTTCTGAAGAGCTACTTCTACATTATCATTTTGTGATATAAGTTTATACTCCTGGCACAATAACAAATCTTGGCCAGAGTATGCAATACATGCAGCATCAATTATTTCAGAACATTTTGTATTCTGAATACATTGCTGTGTAACACATGGTTGTGATGGTGTAAATAAATTCCCTCTACAACTTTTACATTTTTGAATGTTGCTCATAATATATTATGTTAAGGTTACAGAATTAGCAATTGTATAATAAGCATCTGCTGTACATCCATTAGCATCTGTAACTTTAAGTTTAATTAATGTTTTATAAATAGCATTTGCAGATATACCTTGAAAATAGTTATCTGTTTTAAGTGCTAAAAGTAATGTGGGATCTGTAAGAACACCACCGTTATTTTCTTCATGACCTAAGTACTCTGAATTTTGACTTTCAGACCATAAATAAGTATAAGGACCTGTACCACCTGTAACTGTAGATTCTAATAACAAATCATTTGTAGAAGACACATTAATAACAGCTTTTATATCACATCTCTTACTACATAAAAATTCTACTATGTTAGATAGTATTTGTGATAAGGGATTGTTAGCAAATATAACACTCTTGGTACCACACTTAATATCAGCTGTAGTATATTCAAAGCAATCAGCATTGAACATTTCTTTATCACTACATTTATTAGGTGTAGGACATGTTGTATCAAAAGGTCTAACTGTTTCACAATTACACTTTTCAAAATT